AGATATTGGTAATATAGAACATACATTGTCAATAACACGAATATGGGCGTCTATTTTGTACTTCACCGAAGGTGCTACCCATCCAGGACGCTTACTTTTTATTCTGTTATCGAAACGAGGTTTTCTATACCTCAATCTATTCCGTCTTGTTCTTCGTAGCTCCCTTCTGGTAGACAAAAGATCTACGATATCATTTCTAAGGATAACTTCACTACTGTAAAGTTCTTTGCTTTTCGTCGTAGCTGATAAACCAACATGTTTAGTACCAGCATCAACGCCTAACACAATTTCCTGTTTGTAATCAGATGTTACGTACGTTAATCGGATGGTAAACGGACATAGGTTCACAACGACTGCCTTTTTATCTTTAAGCAGTCTCCTAACCTTACCATGCCTCGTTGTTGGCATCATAGGTTTACCATCTATGTCTTGTACGTACACCATATCTACAAACATTTTTAATGTTTATTCAACATAAGTCAGAGTGAAACTCTGTTAGTACCCATCGCCAATGTTATAAGAGGTTTTATATAATGGCAACACTGTTTCGTCAAATACACTACTCCTGTTTAATCACCATCCTTAGAGCTACGGACTTGGGCAAACATCCGTAGGTAACTATCTATTCTCAAATAACGTAGCCTTCGTTTCAAGGCTTAGGCTAATATCCGGACCATTTATGGTCCGGATATTAGCCTGACTGAATCTTTTAATTCCATTATTTGTAATATTTTAATTGTTCTGAAATCCTATATTTACTTATATCATCGCACAAGTTACACCCTCCTGTACATCCACAAATCAAACAATACGAGTCTCTTTCTGTCTTCGATTTGGATTGAAAATCTCTTACGGCTTTAATCCAGATAGGAGAAATAATCTTACCGGAAAATACAGGTACATCTAAGATTAATATTTTCATTATTTTGGCAAAATATTCATATAACACGGCACATCTACTACGTCTCTTCTACGGATGCGCTTATCAAAATAGGAAACCATATAAGTATTTTTACCTTCGTGATCAGGTCTGGGATCGAAACATTCAAAAACGAATCTTGTTACACCTTCCAAATGACCAAGCATGAAAACAAATTCGCCACCGTATCTTTTATTAGCTAATTCTTCTACGGTCATAACCTGTCCCCTCCTAATCCTGAATTGATGCTAACATACTTAACACGGACATCATTTCCACGTCCAAGCTGACCCCATCCGGGCGATGGCGTTCCCTTAGCCGGAGCAGGGACAGCCCTAAGCCGAGGCCAGTCCTGATTTTGCCTCATGGCTTCAGCCTCTTTGTAATACCGGTTACACAGTTCTTGATCTTCGTAACCAACGTAATCTTCCTTATTTTCCATATAGAATACTTTTTCAACAAAAGTACGACATTCATGAATTAATTAGATTTAAAATAAAACAATATGAATTAAAATAAAAACCCGATACGTTAAAATCGCATCGGGCCCGGTATTGAAAAAAAATAGGTTCAGATCTTGGGTAAAGATTCGAGCCAATTTTTAACATCTTTAGGTAATTATATACAACTTTACACCACAAATACGCCAATTTGTTTTCATATATAAATAATAATTTCTATATTTGTGTCATGAGATTAGTCGAACAACATACGATCAAACCAAGTTCTGTTTATTACAATGAACTTTATGATCTATTGCATAAGTGTAAAAACTTATACAATAAAGGGTTATATGTTGTTAGACAGTATTATTTTCAATACAAGGATGATAATACTGTAAAGTATAAGTACCTAAACTACTATTCTCTTGAAAAGAAGTTAAGAACAGAAAATGATGTTGACTATCGTGCTTTACCAGCACCGGTTGCTCAACAAGTATTGATGATGGTTGATAGAAACTTTAAATCTTTCTTCAATCTCTTTAATAAAAAGAATAGAGGTGAGTATTCTGAGGAAGTAAGAATGCCAAGGTATCTCAACAAGGGTGGTTTGTTTCCTGCTGTTTTTGCAACAAATGCTTTTTCTCAAAAATGGATAAAACAAGGCATTGTTAAGTTACCAAAACAGTTTTCCTTTACAACAAGAACTAACAAGCAAAATATTCAACAACTTAGATTCGTTCCTAAGAATGGGTATATTGTTCTTGAAATAGTTTACAATAAGAAGGAAAAGAATCTTATGTCCGATAATGGGAACTATCTTGGCATCGACATAGGATTGGATAATTTAGCATCTTGTGTTTCAAACACCGGTTCTTGTTTTATCATCAATGGTAGACCACTAAAGTCTATTAACCAATATTATAACAAAAGGTTAGCATTCTTAAAATCTAAGTTAAAAGACAATAAACAGATTTCAAAACAAATAAGGTCATTAACCGACAAAAGGAATAACAAGATCAAAGACTATCTGCATAAAGCAAGTAGAATATTGGTTAATCATGTAGTTTCCAATGGTATTAATACGATCATAATCGGTCATAACAAGTGCTGGAAACAAGAGATCAATATTGGAAAGCGTAATAATCAGAACTTTGTATCTATTCCTTTTAATTCGTTTATCAGTATGATATCGTATAAAGCTACATTAGAAGGTATTAATGTTAAGATCGTTGAAGAATCTTATACTTCAAAATGTAGCTTTTTAGATAATGAACGGATTTGCAAACATGAATCTTACAAAGGAAGAAGGATTAAACGAGGATTGTTTAAAACCTCTTCTGGTAAGACAATTAATGCTGATATCAATGGTGCTTTTAACATCATCCGTAAATCGGAAAAAGAATCCTTTGATGTAACGATGTTACCAGAAGGTAGAGGGTTTTGGTGTAACCCGGTACGAATTTCCGTATAAATGTGTATTACTTTACGCTTTTGGTGTAAAGTGGTATATAATCACCCATTTAGGGTCTTTGTCTATTCTATCTTTCAGTTCATGCAATGCTGAGTCCATAACCGTATTCGGTACGCCAATCAACTCTCCTATTAAATACAAGGGGGTTTTATTCGATTTAGATTCATGTGCTATATTCATATCCCAAAAAAAGTTATGTGAAACAAACCGGCCACGGGTATTCTATTGCCCGCCGACCGGTATAATATTTTTATTCCTTTTTTTCCAAACGGGAAAAACGGGAATGCGGGAATCATATTTTTTACTATGGCTCCCGCACCACCGGAAGGACCTGGATCTGGATCTCAGGTCAGATCCTTCCAGTTTATTTTTTCGCCGAGGTAATCTTGCACGGCAAGCCATCTTATAAAGGCTACTCCTTCGGGAGCATCCGGATCATCCAAATACATTAACGTAGCTTTCACCAACTCGTTCTCACATTTGAAGACCTTCGGAAAACCATCCGAATAGTACATTGCAAAGACATATTGGACATCGCCCCATGTCGCTTTATCCGGCTTCTTCGCTCCGCACTTTTCAAAAATATCTTTTATTTCCGGCTGCTTCCAGATCCTCTTGGATCCATCGACGTTGACCATCTTCTTTACCGCCTCATCAGCGAGAGCATTAGAAAAATGGTAGCCGTAAGTATCTACATATTTCTGATAAGCTGGATCCTCTGCGTCTGCTCCTCAATAAGAACGACCTCTGCCACGTCCGCGACCTCTACGCATCTGAGGTCCGTCACCGTAGTATCTGTCGTCTCCATAGTAATCGGTCGGGTAGGATTCGTAACCCATCCTCCGGTATTCCCGGTCCTCCATTTCATGACGACGTTCGCGCTCTTCAAGCCTTCTTTCCCTTTCTTCCAGCTCGTTTTCGCGTTCTTCCATTTCCTTCATCTTCTCATGCATACCGTAATGGTCGTAAATACCACCACCGTACCCCATGTACGTCCCATCAGAACGCCGGCTTCTGCCTCTGCCTCCACCTCGTCTGTCTTCTATCTCGTCATATCCAGGATATTCTCTGTGTCCTGAATTTAAATCATATACTATCATATTACACTTATTTCAAACGTTCTACAATTAACTTCTTTAAATCTTCGAATGAATCAGTAAGGTCATTCACCTTATTTTCTATACCAGCTATTTTACGATCCTGCTCTCTCGTTTGTTTGAATGCCGGATTGATGTCTTCTAATATAGATTCACAAGCCTCTATCTTGGCACGATGGGCATCTACGCTGTTTATTATGTCTTGACTGGTGTTTTTTATAGCATTCAGTTCGTTCATAATCGGATCTATGCTGGTAGATAATGTTATGCCCATAGCCTTAGCCACATTCTGGGATTCCGGGACCGTATAGGTCTTGGTTTCGCCAGTGAGCTCTACCGTCAGATCCACCACGCGGGTCTGCATCGCCTGATACTGACCTGGCTGAGGAGGAAGATACCTGGGTTCGGATACGGCTACTACCTTTCCCAATTCGTATTTAGGTACTGTATTAGTATCAAGGGTATGTACCTGAAACCCTTTCTTCAAATCTGAAAACATGATCAAAATATTAGTTAGGTGAAAATAGGGTGATGATCTTCATCACCCTACTGAAATCATTTACCTGCTTTAACTTCAGACGCCTGGGCTGTTGTTGTCGGAACACAACAATCCATTAATCTTAACACGCCACGAACTTTATTGAAGTACAGAAGGCGTTCTGTGCCATTTACCATAGCAGCACCCGTGACAGCTACGTTAATAGGGTTCACGACATTCACTCCCGTAACCGGGCAACAGGTGTCGGCTCCTACTGTTGAAACTGTACTGTTTGCCGGGACCGCAATCTGTACCGGTAGAGCACTTCCGGCTGTGGGGACTACTTGCCTTATCTTAAGAAGGATAAGACCCTCACACGGAAGGGCGATCCAAGCCCGTGGGTTAATACCGAAGACTGTATTTGTCGTACTGACAATAACATTCTTCGTAACCATCTCATACAACGATCCTATTTTAGAAACACAAGCCATATTAGCCTCCTTTCTTAATAAAATCAGACAGCAGCGTTGTTATTGCAACATCCGTTGTTACATCCGCATCCGTTATTACAGCAACCTCCTCCGAATACCTGTCCCCAAGTATAAGCCTGGTAAGGAGAACAAGAGGGGTAGGCCGGGACGGCCGTCGGGCGTAATTGACCAACGATATTCTGGGTTTGTTGCTGAGATAATGCCGAAGCTGTCAAAGCCGCTTTTTCTTCACGAAGTTGAGCAATAGTGTTCTGCATTTCCCTCATTTCCAACTGACAGAATTTGTCGTTGATCATAACGGTTTGGGCGTCAAGTTTCGCAGACAAGATATTGAATTGGCTTGTAGCTTGCTCACGATTGTTAGCCAGACCTTGGTTGAGACCGTTCTGCAAGACATTGGTTTGTTCCAACGTGCGAAGCTGGTTATCAAAACCTTGCTGAGTAATCATTCCCTGAGTCTGGCAAGTGCTTTGATTGATCAACGAACTCAGATTGCAGCAGCAAGAGCTGATTTGATTTCCTATTTCACAACCTTGTTGTTGAACTGCGTTGATAACAGCCTGAGAAGTCATACCTACCTGACCAGCTACTTTATCAATAGCACCCTGTACGTTGCAGATAGCGTTCTGAAGTTGAGTAGTAGAACAGTTCAAAGCAGAAGCAATCTGATCTATGGCGCTACGATTACCTTGAATTGCCTGCATCAAAAGTTCACGACCGTAATCGTTATTCAACTGAGCCGGCAAACCATTGGCACAACAATCACCGCCATTTCCAAAACCGTTACCGAAGCCGCGTCCACCCCACAGCCAGAACAAAACAATTATCCAGAGCCACCAACCGTTAGCCCCACCGAAACCGTCCTGGTTGTTACGACCGTTCATCAAAGCCGCCACCAGATTCGGATCCATTTTATTACCACCTATCAAATTAGCAAACATGCCGGGAATCATTGAAAGAAGACCGTTAGTGGCTGCACCACCACCGTTAGCCCCGGCTCCATCTAAAAGGACGATTTTATCACCACCCATAATTTTATAGTATTTAATTGTTAAACATACGTGCATGAAGCACGTAACAAAGATCATGATTGCAGGGTGGAACAAGGCTGAGTTTGTTTCCGATAAAATGGAAGGATTTTCAGTAAAAACGGAAATATAATATACAACGAGTAGTTTTCCCCATTTATGGGGAAAAATTGATAATCAGCAACTTTCGCTTTTCCTTTTTTGGGTAAAGCGCTGTAAATCAAAACAGGATCCGCATCACTGCGAATCCTGCCTCAACTAATCTAAACTAAAATACCATGAAAAACTTTTCCCTACTAAAACTAAAGAACGAACAAATGTATGAAAATACATGCTTTTCACAAAGAATCCGTATCCTGTTCTTTGGTATGGTTAAGTACATGGGATATAGTTCTGATACTTAATCCGGTTTGATTTTGTATCAGATTATAAATATAGGATTTTGAAACTACAGTTCTTAATTGACCTAAATCATTCATAATGTTTTTATACATAAGATGAATGCTGTTGTTACGTTTGATGGTACTGATTCTCATTTCCTACTGTTATTAGTTACGTTCGGTTCTTACTTTTTCCTTATTTCCATAATCCCTTCCTGAAACTAATATTGCAAACTTAACAAAAATAATTCATAAACAATGAAAATCTAACTTTTCTTGTATGTTATTGATATACGTACATATATGAGAAAAGTGAGACTTTCACAAGCCTCACTTCCCAAATCGTAATTATGAAAAAATATATTATATATATACAAAAATTATTTGCATTCCAATTTATTAAGATCATCCAATTCAGACTTGCTTACGGTCATATCTTGCGTCAAGCCAGATCTGTTTTGGTATGGAGCGTAATCGGTTTCTACCGTCTTAGCCTTCTGAGTAGAATCGTATTTCACCTCCGATTCGGTTCCTGTTAGATTTTGGTAGATAGAGCCGGAACTACTTTCGCCAACTTTAGTGAACACCATGTCTCCTATTCTGATAAAATTATCATACAAACCTTCTACGATAACATTATCATCCTGCTTAGTTATGTTATGATCCCGAACCTCATTTAAGAGATTAGGATGTTTCGTAAAAAGATCGTGATAGAAATCAGAACCGGCATATAACATATCATAATAATCCAAATAGAACAGATCTGTAAAAGAAGGATCGGTGCTGCTCATGCTATACTCAAATAACTGCTCACGATCATTACCTGCCAAAGATAGTTCAATTTGTTTTAACGTATCCGGATCTGAAACGGTAAGACCCAGTAAATGATCTGGTTTAAAGTCAAGATACTTGTATGCCCCTTCGTACACTTCCGTATTATGAAGCTTATTTTCAAGATAAGATTGGTATAAATCGAATAAGAGTAAAGGATTCTCTTTGTCCTGCTTTCTGTTTATGTATCGGCTAAACTCCCGTTCTTCATTAACATACGGGCTTCCAGGAACAACAAGATGACCGAACGCCAATCTGGTAGCATTCATCTCTTCCGTATTATGAGAATCGGTATAAGACAGGACGTATTTTTTAATAGAATCAGCAAGGGCCTTACTATCTACGTTTTTCACGCGGAGCTTATCTAAAACACCATCTTTAAAACAATATCCAGGATAGATACCAGGTGGGAAATAAGTTAGACTCTGCTTGGCAAGCTCGGCAGCCATATCGTACAAATCACTTAAATTATCTCTTTCTACCTTATGATATAGGTTTCCACCAAGATAAAGCAGAGAATGATTTTCAAATGCCGATACCGGATCTATGTCAGATTCCATATAAACGATATTCATATTATCCATATACTCTGGCAGAAACATAACACGGCGATCCCTGCTATCTCCAAGAACATCATCAATAGCAGAAGCTAAGGTAGGAGCATAAGTGTCATCGTTGTGCCTTGCTACATAAATATCGAGATCCAACATCAAGCTATCAATTTTATTCAGCGATTCTTCTGTTCCGTCATACGCCTTAGACACGCCTACGATATCTATACCAAGACCTACACAAGCCTCTTCTACGTCCCATATCATACTTCTAAGGTCTTCTTCTGTATCAGCATTAACCCTGTTTAGAAAGGCTGATATACGAGCTCGTAATGACTCAGATCCAATAGGGCTGTAATAAGCATAATCTTGCAACTTTGATAATGACCGTCTCTTCCATTCTACGATATTATTATCTTCTAAAGCCACAACCGGAACGATGTTCATATTCGAAAATTCGTTGAACAGCGACAAGGCAAAACTCTTATCCGACTGATATCTTTCAACTAACTCCGGATATGAATCAGATAAAGATTCGAAAGCAGCATCAAACTCTGAAGCAACACTAATACCTCCTACTGTATTTTTTATAACCTCGTAAACTTCAGCCGGATTATATGATGCTCTCTTTCCTAATTTATTGAAGACGCCATTTTTATACACAACAGGACCGTATGGTTTTTCTACGGTTGTGAAGTAAGACTCTTTCCCGAGATCGTGTTCGTTATTGGAATAGTCTAATAATAACCTCATAAAAGAGCTGACCTCATTAAGTACAGAAGGATTATCTAATATCCTACTTATCTCTGTCTCATTGTACAAGCCGGATCTCCTTAGATTTTCTTCATTTAGGATAAGATTACCATCCACATAAAAAGAGCTTCTAACTCTATTAATAAGAGATCGTATGCTATATATGGAATTGGATATCATAACATCTCTTACATCCTTAACATCCTGAGCCGTTAAGGGATCGGAAAAATAAGCCTGACGCTTCATATACGACAGCACGTCTTCTAAAAGAGGTTCGCCATTGGGATCGGTGTTAAACATCTCCCCTGGAGCCGGGTTGTTCCAATGACCGTAATACGACAAAAAACCAGGAGTGTAAGCCTTAGCCCATACCTGAAGGGCCCGCTCGCTGTTTCCTAATACTTTTAAAGCACTTTCGTAAAGAACGGAAGGCTCCCCGTTAGGAGCCTTAACCCGTTTTATTTCATTTTCCTTTTTTTCTATCTGACATTTGACACCCATTATAATTAACTTTTTTGCAAAGTTAATTATAAAACCGACTTATACAATGACGGATCCCAAATTCCTTCTATATAAATCTCCGGAAAACTCAAACTGCCATCACGAAGAGTGGTGACTTCCAAGCTGGGAATGTTGAAAACAGTACTGGTATCACCAAACTCACCATTCAACTTGATAGCATTTCCGCTGTTATTAGCCTCATAATAAAAATAACAATAATTTTCATTAATGCTTGGATCATATTCGTACCAATATGTTAGATCTTGTATATGATCTTCTATGTTACCAATTTTGTTTTCACCTAATATAAAAATACCATTATTGCTATGATTATAAACCATAGATTCATAACCACCATGATTCCAATTACTATTAAACATTATGTAACTAACATCAGAATCATGATCTTTTAATACAGGTCCTATATGTATATGAATTTTATTAAACTGACATACATAAGGTCTTTTTCCTCCAAGCCTTTTTATATCTTCATTGGATAACTTATTATAACATCCTCCCACGAAATTATCCGCAGCATTAAAAAATCTCCTTCTCATACTCAACACTCCTTATTTAACTCATTTATCGAATCCGAATTATCAGAACCTTCTACGAGATTCTTATTCCTATCTATCTCTTCCTGGCTCATGCTACTCATCATATTTTGTATTTTTCTACCAGATTGAGATAAAGAACGGATGAATGCGCTGGAACTTATCTTAACTCCAAGATCCGGTTTTGCCCTAAACGCTTCACCGGTACTGATATTATACAAATCATACACACCTGAGTTCATATAGAATTTATATATCCAGTTTCCACCAGCTTTTTTGTACCCTAATTTGGTTAACTCGACTACACTCATACCAAATTTAATGCCATTACGACCCATTATCTTCTCCGGTATAGGTTCTACCTTAGCCGGAACAGATGTATATGCTTCATCGCCGCCGTACAGGAAATAAGGGGTTGTCACCCTTGATATGTGAGTAAGCGGTTCTTCGGATATACGAGGCTCGTCTTTCGCAGCCTTATATTCTTCCCTTGGATTGGATATCCTAATAAAAGGATCGTATGTCAAAAAGGTTAAGCCGTATTCTACTTTATAACCTGATACGCCGTTAAGATCCCTTATAGCCTTAGTCGTATGCGAGTGATTGATGGTGTCTATACCATACCTTGATTCCATATCGGTCATAATACTATTAACCTCATCTCCCTCTACATAAACCTCTTCTCCTTCCGGGATAGAGGTTATGCCGGCAGCCCTTCTAAGTAGCCATAAAGTAACTTCAGCAATGTCAGAGAACTTATCTCCGTTCTTCCTATAGTTATCTACTCTTCCTTCTTCAGATCCAGGTAATTCGACATTTCCTTTAACTTCGACATTTGTTCTGGATTGTCCTTTGCCTTCTCCATCTCCCTTTTTATCGCCATCTTCCTCAGCGCGTACTGCACCGCCTTCTGCACTTCCTTCTTTTCCATCATTTAAAATATTATCTGATTCTGACTCTATAGACTCCACAACAGCATCATACTTTGGTATGCCGCTAAGGAAATCCGCTATGTTATTCAAAAACTCTATTTTTTCCTCATTTGTCATATTAAGGCTTTCCACGGGCTCCCATATAGCAGGCAAGTTGTTTGATTTTATTGCAGTAGAAACATCTTCTATAGTTTGGTTATCCACCGTAGGCAAAACTTTAGAAACCAAACTATTGATATCAGATTCCATTTTTTCTACTTCCTCTTTTGTGCCATATTCTTTTAGGGTATCCATGCCATTGACTCTAAGAGAATAATTCAAAGCCTTGCTTGGAACAAAATTAATATATTTCAAAAAGTTTTTCAACTCTGATATAATTTGTTCGTCAGATCTTGGCCCAACATAATCAACCACCACCTGATCTGTTTGAGAACGAAGCCAAGAAACGTATTCTTCTAAGGTCTTACCACCTTTACTGGAAGGAGTGGATATTTTATCACCTACTGTTCCTTTAGGTTCTAATCCCATTTCTTCCTTAAGACTTTTAGGATTACCTCTCTCACGAAGAAACCTCAAGTCACCTCCTACAATCTTCCTTGCTATAAAATCAAAAATATTAGCATAAGGCGGTAATCCTTCTTTTTCTATATGAGATTCTATTTCGTTTAACATAAGAGAGAAGTTTTTCCTGGAGGTACGCTTCTTGCCAGGTAAAGACTGCGCGGCTTGTGCCGCAGGAGCCGGCTGAGCTAATGGCGCCGGCTGAGTCCCCAGGATAGTCCCTTCCTCTGGCATTTCCTCTTCATAAACATCCACGTATTCTTTAGAAGTAACGGTCTTACCCTCATCAGAGAAAGGAAGATCATCCTCTATAAGCGACTTAGGGCTGGAAGATGATTTACCAAACTGAATCCTGATCTTAGGAGCGACAAACATCTCACCTTCGAAATCTATTCCAGATTCTACTTCAGACGTCACAATGTCTTTCACACTCCTACTTCCATCTTCTACCCACTTAACAACATCAGGAACTGTAGATAATTCTTCTATAGCCTCACGAGCTTTTCTAAGACCTGAAATAGGATTCAAATACGATACTTGATACGAAGCCGGATCAAGACCTAACTTGGTTAGATACGCATTAAGATCTTGTATATCATCTTGACCCATCTGTAGCAATTCAGAATCACCGGATTCAAGCAGCATATCTATAAAAGACATCCATTTCCGCCCTTCCTCTGATTCTACAGAACGTAGGCTAACCGGGAAAAGATAATTAAGACCGTTTTTACCTTTGATGACAACTACCGGAACTCTTACATTTTTGTAATTATTCCCCTTGTCATTTAATATAGAATAAGCAAATGGGAAGCCTGTGTATTTAGATCCGTTCTTAAGCACGACTTTGCCATTTAATACATATCCGACATCAGATACTTTTTCAGCACCTTTTTCGGTAATAGGGAGATTTTCTACCTGGCCATATCCTTGACCGTTCACCTTCATGTTAAACACCGGTCTTCCGGGAAGGGTCTGGGCAACAACATGCGTGCCGACGCCGATGGTAGCCGACCGGCCGGCGTCCTTCTTCCACTTGTTGAAAGCCGTTCTTCTTATCTTACTTATACCATCTATGCCCCCTGTGTCAGCTTTTACAACAGAAACGAATCTGTTTCCACTCATGACCTTGATAACCATATTGGAAACCAGTTTATTTTCAGCAGATTCTATTCTTTTTTTATCTCCGGACTGAACAGCATCATTGTATTCGGCAAAAAGAGACTGATTATAGGTATCATTTACATCTATTTCGAGATTAACCTTATCTCCTTTTTTCAAAGAAGATAATGCTTCCTGATCTATTTTATCTACCTCATTCTCTCCGAATCCGACACCCGTTCTGTACGGAACCAACTCATCTGAATCAAGACGCTTATAAACCAAAGAATAGGAATTACCCACGTCCTGAATAGACACATCTGTGTAGCGATTAAGAACACGAGCCGATTCTTTGTCTATAGACCATCTCGCATGATAAGGCAGTTCAATTATAGTAGCTGTTTCCCCACCTATGTTAAGAGAATACCTTTTAGTACCATTAGCGTTCGTTTCAGAGCTTATTTGAATAGGAACCAATGATTTTATTAAAGATATAAATTTATCGGCTCTAAGACCCGCAATTTCATACCTTTCGTTGCCATCGTTAGATATTCTTCTAACCATCAACGTCTCTGGATTCTGGGCACTATCTATGTTAGCTCCCGGCGTATTATCGGATTCGTCTAACTCATTTACAAGAGAATCTATATTAGCATCATCCTCCCCGAAATTACTTAACGTAGATTCAGAGATACGACCTTTATCGATAATCCTGTTTTGCTCGATATAAGGAAGGAGGTCAGTGATATTTCCAACCCGGCCAAGATCTTCTATGGTAAATACCGAATCTGCAAGTTTATCTTCGTCAACTTTCTCTCCTTTGTCCCGCCTGTTCATTATATCAACATACGAAGAAATAGCATCATCAAGTTCCTGCCTTTGATCTGGTTCCAAATTAGACTTAGCCATATCAATAATAGCTTTATTTTCCTCATACACTGATCTCGGACTTGTAAGCCTGTCAGCCTTTTCAGATAATGATTTAATGAGATTAACAGGACTATCACCTAAAGACGATACATAATCATCAAAATCTTGTTTGTATTTATCATACACATCTTTTTCTCTTGCAGTAAGAAGATCAGCATTTCCTGTATATAATTTATCAATTATAGACTGCCTTACTACCGGAACCATAATAGGATTATCCATAGCAGCCTCATAATCTTCATCTGATACAGACTCCGTAAGCGGTGACTCTTTTATATTATCTTCCGCTTCCTTCATCCTATCTTCTCTTACTTTATCAAGAGCATGCATAAATGCTTTAATAGTCCAAGCTTCGTCTTCCGAAATCTTACCTTCTGACACAGCTTGATCTACTACCTCATCAGTGTCATATTCACCGACTTTATTAGGCTCTGCAAAATCAGGAACCTTGTCATCCCCCTTATAAGGAGTAGACCATAGAGAAGACAGCGCTTTTGAAAATCCCCTGTTTTCCTCAGCTAAGAATCTTTTATCAAGCATCTTAGACAAGAAATTATTCATATTCCTATAGTCCATCAAACTCCTACGGTATTCATTTACCAAGGATCTCATGGCTTTGTCTTTGGCTGTAAACTTCTTTTCCTGTCTTGATTTTACATTAAAATAATCATCAAAAGCCACAAGAGTATCATAGGCTTCTATTACATCTTGTGAACTTATGGGAGAAAGAGGAGATGATAAAACAGATTCGGTTTTACTTACCAACTCTTCTATCGAAAACTCTTTTCCTATTAACGTTGATAACTCAGACAACGAATTGTTATAATTGGTTCTAAGGCTTTCCAATTCTTTGGTTTTTCGTTGTATGGATTCAGCTTGTGGATCTTTCCCTTCTACGTTGCGAGGGCGGGTAGCAAGATCTTCTATTTCGGATTCAAGTTCTTCTATTCTTGACCGTATGCCACGGATAGCCATCGCCCGCTCCCTTGCCCTGTCCGACAGCCGGGAGAACGTACTTAGAGCATCCGCCACGCGAGGCTGCCCCGAAAGCGTTTCTATGACAGAAGCTATGTCTTTCATTCTTGATTCCGATTGAAGACCAAGAAAAGCATTACGAGCCACGTATTTCCTAAACTCAATCTTAGAATCATCACCTATAAGATCTTCGGCAAAACTCTGGGCAGATCTGAAATCCGAAAGACGATTATTATAATTATCAATAATAGAGTCCTTGTATTTCTTTGCCTCTTCCAAAGACATTCCATTAGCTTCGGCTATTTCCGAAATAGGCATCATATCAATCATCTGCCGGAAATTTTCAGCCGAATCCTCTAAGGTTCCCATTTGGTTGTCAATAGACATCTTTTCAAACATAGCATCATCAAGCTCCTTACCAGTCATAGACTGGGCATCGGAACGAACTTGAGGCCCTAAACTCATTGATTTTTTCAACGTATTCAAAGCCGCCGTGTTAAGATTAGAAGATGCTTTGTTATATTCATTCACTTGCCTTTCCAGCAAGATCTGACTATTACTATACTCTTTCACCCCAAAGAAGCCTTCTCTCATACCAAACAAAGAACCGATAATAGCACCGATTCCTATTTCAGTCCATCCTTCTTTAGACGTATATTGCTTTTTAAATCCTTCAGAAATAGCATCAAGAACATCAACGGCTCCGTTCATGGCGACATTATCATATCTTGACTTAACATATTCCTCAGCCGTATTCTGAACAGCACCTTGAGATCCTTCTTCCCATAAGCCTTCAGATACCGGTCTTTTCATGATATTGAAAACATTGCCTGCTATCTTCTGTCCTATATTGGGATTGGTTATTTTAATAGCCATCTCTCCCGGCTTCGCAACTTCCGTCCCTAATCCAAATAAATGCTTGTTGAGCCTCTTTTCCAACCCTGGTATAGCCTTGCCTCCTAACCCTATATACTTACCAAAAAGAAGCCAGTTAGATAATCCTACGATACCCATATTGGCGGCAAATATAGCACTACCTACATCAGCATTAGAATTACGAAAAACAGCCATTTCCTCTGCATTGGGATCACGACCATAAATCTTACGATAATAATCCTTGAAATCAGACTCAGATTGCTTCATAAAAGAATTTGCTTCAACCGATGACTCGAATCCGGCACTGGTAGCCAACAACGTCATGGTCTTAGCCGCCTCCCCTACATTTCTTCCGGTAGCAACTCCTTTTCTTACATAGTCGTTAAACACGCTTTTAAGGCTTCCTATGCCCCTATTGGCAGCTTGCCTTGCTGCTAACTTAGCTCCGATTCTTCCACCTAATTTAGCGCCTATATTACCCAATGATCCAACTCCAAGTCCTCCGGTCATGTACGCTGATATCATGGCTCCTACGGTAAAAGACATACCATTACCAAGGACGTCATTCCACAAGAAATTACCGGTATCCTTAAAAAGCTTCTGACCAAAATTATAATCTTCTACCTCTTTCTTGTAATAATGGGGAAGAAGCATGTCTATTTGCTGGTCAAGATCACCTACAAACTTATCCATGTTAGTGTTTAACGCAGCTTTGTAACTTCCCTCAGATGCCATATTGATAAGTTTGTCAGGCAATGACACAACTCCTTGTGCACCGTACAATGCGGATTTTAAAGCGAATTTGCCTACACCATTCCAAAACTTACTCCATCCGCTCTGTCTCCTGGCATAATAATCTTCATTGTTTATACCCGGAATATAGTTAGAATATTTTGTACGCCATACCCCATCATTACCCATCTGATGACTTTCACGGATACTTACCTTCGGTCCATAGGGATTAAGAGGCGGCGGGGCAGGTGTAGCCCCCCTGTAGCTGTTACGAGCCAGTGCCTCTGAGTAGCTGTTGCTTATCTCCTTGGCTATATACGGTTCTTCGTATTCGGCAGCAGCTATCCTTGATGCGTAATCCGGAAATTTAGGTTGGGCATACACACCTTCACCAGGCATATAATTAGGAACCAGAGGCGTTGTCGTCTCTGGTAATGTAGCCGGAGTGTAATTCTCTTCTTCGGCTAATTTCCTTTGCCTTGCCACATCTTCGTAAGTGGTTTTAGCAGCAGGATTATATCTATCTATATTATTGTCAGCCATAAATTTTCTGCAAAAAATCGTTCAACTTACTAAACTTGTCATTCATATTGGGCGTGATATTTATTCCTCTCATATACGGATCCCTCATCTGATCAAGACGTTCTTGAACAGCCTCCTTCACGTATTTTACAAAGAAGTACTGAGGACACTTCTGGTGAATGCTATTCCAGTAATCCGCATACTCATCATTACCTGGATCCAAAGGAACAAAATCCGAGAACAACAATGCAGGATTTTTAGAATTTTTAGTCCTTTTGTCATAGAAATTGACCGCTACCTCTCTTGAACCCCTGTCATCCATTCCCTCCAACTGAACTGATATGTTATCAGACATGTCAATAAAATTATCAACAAGGGTTTTAACAACATTCATTTCTTCTGGCTTAAGGTAAGAACCATGAACCTTTACTATATCATAAAGATCATTCTTAACATCAGCCTTAGAAGCCAAACGGGGAAGACCATTACGTATAAGATACTTATCATAAGAATAACCTTCCTTCTTTCCGGTATCTACAAAATCACAGGTTCCAAAACTTGATTTGTAACCATCCACCGGATAATTACGCTCCTCGACCGAAGGATCTATACCCGCCTTAAGAAGCTCGTCATTCGTAATCTCAACCCTTTCTGTAACATAAGAATTTTTACCGGAACCTACTTGAGCAGTCAAGAATCTTCTAACAGTGCCATTATCTATCTCGGCATCCATATTAATGGCATTAATAGCAGTAGGATCCAGATTATTTACCTTTCCTGCCATGTAACCAGACAATCTTCTAAACTGAGCCTTCTGCAAAGACTTTTCCGGTGAATCGGCATTCCAATTGTATCTTTTGTAAGAATCAAGGTAATGATACTGAGATAACTTATCAGAAATCTGATCAGGAGATACAGACATTTTTATCTCATCCTGCATCTGACCTGCTATCATATCAGACACTCTACTGTTTTTCTCAGCATATCTTAGCTGGGTAATAGTTAATGGTTCACCTTCCTGATAATCTTTTAAATCTATATCACCATCCTTATCTATGGTCATATAATCTGATATATTAAAATCAGGATCGCCGTTGAGTTTCTTCATTCCATTAATAAGAGCCAATGTACCAGTAGAAGAACCATTATTCTCGCTTGTAATAGCATCAGATATGTTTTTCCCCAACTTGCCGGCACTCGCCTTAGCTCCTAATGACGGAGATATAGCACTAAGAATATCTATTCCTCTTGAAGGGTCCATCATGTATTCTCTGAACCCTACGGCATCAGATACACCAGTTGTTATGGCTGTGGCGAGCAGGAAGGCTCCAGCCTTATCATCTGTATCGGTAAGATTTATAAAAGAATTTCCTTTCATAAACTTAGCATTACGAACTTTCCTGATAATATCCTTATTTTTTTCAGTAACTATATTATCGATTTGATAATCAGTTATGTTATTTATAGCCTTTGTAGCTCCATTTGCCTTAGAATCAGAAAGAAGTAAAGCATCATAAGCTTCAGACAATCTGTTATTTCCTTGTCCGAAATATCCGTTTTTCTGACCTCCATTATTTTTTAAATAAGAATATATCCGTTCTTCAGGAGTCATATTAGCATACAATCCTGGGTCAGTTTTTTCTTCTTCGTATGATGCTGCAACGATATTACTTCTGTCTGTAGGAGATAATGAATTATATAATTTCAATAAATTTGCTCTACGCTCTGTGGAAGAAGATGTGAGTTGTTCATAAGGGATATTAGCCAAATTAACAGATCCTATCTTACCCGTTCCAGAATTGATAGCCGTAGGCCCGTCCATAGGAGCCATCGGCACTCCTACACCGCCTGCTCCTCTTGTGCCTCCGGATGAGCTTTCAGTGCCCATCTTGGAACCGTAAGTACGCATGTATTCGGTTTCAATCTTAGCCTGAGCAAGCTGCTCATTCGCCAATGATATTTCAACCATAGACTTGGCATTGTCAGTCAAAAACTTTTGCTGAGCCCTATCCTCTGCCAACCTTGCAAAATAAAGATCATCTTTCTTCCTTTCAAAACTTGTATTGTCGTATCTCCATGCATCAACCATCTTATCGAAAAGATTATTGGTAACAACAAAATTAGCAGCCGCTACCGGATCTGATGAAGCTATTATCATATCTGCCTCCCTCTTGGCTTCTGCTTTCTGATTTTTAGCTTCCTGTATCTGACTGTCAATACGATCAATAATATCTTTATTATCCCCTACTGATTTCTTTTTCGCTTCCAATGCTCCTATATGCCTATCGTATCTTTCGACATAAGACCCAATGTATTGACTAACCAAATCCGGATTACTGAACACCGGATTGGTAGCTGCCATATATGATGCCTCTATTCTCATCTGATTCCTCATGTTTTCAGATAAGTTAGCAGACACAAAATTCCTTATCTGGGAATCTGTAAGTTCATCTACGTTAACTTCTATAATCCCACCAGTAGGATTACCTTTAACATCATATTCTGTTGTTTGAATCTTCTTGCCTTCGTTATTTTTCCTAAAGTCACTAACCAGCTTATTTATCTCCTTAGTATAATCGACATAAGGAGAATAATGAAGACCTCCTAACCTTGATCCTGCTTTACCATCTGACCTCCATTTGTAATAAGGATCCAAAGCATGCCATTCATTAATAGGAGAATAAAGTTCAGGATGATTCTGTTTTATAGATTCTATTTCCTTCATAACCCTCTTGCCTTCTTTTGTGCCGGCAATAGCGTTAATGACCGTATCATCCAACACCGAACTTATCTCTCCTTGTATGGCTCTCGTAACACCATCAGAAGAAAGATCCACGCCTTTGAATTTTTGATTGATGTTAGCAATCACACCTGACATCTTATCTTCCATATAAGCGCGGGCTTCAGGCTTATCTATCTCTTGACCCATAAGATAATCTACCTGGGTATAGATCTTTTCACGAGCAGCATCAACCTTCTGCTGTTTGTACATCATGACGTCCTTAACAAGATCTATGTTGTAAGGACTAACATACGGGGCATATTGCCTTAAAATACTATACTGTGAAGCCACTATTTGGTCCTCCTTCTTCTTTTAATTTCATCATCTTCTTCATTTAAACTTCTCAAGTAAGGTGTGGAATAATCACCCATATTCATCACATCCTGATTACCTTGAACGTAAATAATTTGACCACTTGGAAGCATTCTCATATTTGGAGCTATGGAAGCTATGGTATTCAACGATGTACGAACATTGAACTTATTCTGTATCTCGCTGTTTATACTATCATAATAACGAGCAAGATTTTCATCCCTTATAGCCATAGCCTTCAACAACCCAGATTCATAACGTTGCCTTTCTGCTATGTTCTTATCATCTGTCTGAACATAAGCCATTTCATTAAACCTATCAGCTTCGTTTATTTGCCTTGCGTTATTGAAATTTACTTCATTAACATACTTGGCTATATTGCTTCCAGCTATGGCGTTCATATTAGCCAGAATAGCAGCCCGCTGGGAGTCGGGCACGTCACCTACTGCGTCTAACTGAGCCGATGTCGCACGGTTGAGCTCGTTGATATACTGATCAGCAGATTGAAGAACCGGGTCTATTCTCGGAGCCTGATGTCTTTCCAGGCCTTCTATCTCCAAGCCAGTGTCAAGGGTTCTTAGCATTTCCGGGAAGATAGGACCGAACGCCGCCGGTCTGCCCTGTCCTTTAGGTCCGTTGTCTTCAACCACCTCCTCTGTATCGGTGTCGGTTGCAGTCGTAGGCGTACTTGCTTTCGGTTTTACCTCTATCCTTCCAGGAGATCCAATCTTAGGCGGTGTAAGGTTTGGTGCTATGGGACCGGCCTCAATAGGCTTCATTTCTGGTTTAACAGACTCAAGAACGAAGTCTATTTCCGGCATTAACCCACTATCTCTTAAAGCAACAAACTTATTATAATCGGAGCCCAGAATCTTCTTAGCGGCATCAGATTTATCACCAAATAAGTCAACATAATTCTTTATCCCTTTTTCGTTTAACAATCTTTTTTGCTCTGCCGAAACAACGTCCAACCCATAATAAGAACGAGTAGCTGTTGTCTGACCAAACTTATCATCTACGGCAAATGAATTATAAGCCTGATTCCCTCCGTAGCTTCCGGCGTCCTGGCCCCAGAATCCGTACTCATCTCTGAATTTCTTGGCTGCATCAGCATTCGTGATAGCGCCTACATCAGCTAACGCCCACAATGCATTTAATTGCCTGTTGTATCCTTTCTGAAAACCTTCTGTATCAAAATCACCATCCGTATTGTACTTGTTGGCCCATCGGTTTATGTCGAGCAAATTAGATACCGCCTTATCATTTACCCTGCCGTATCCTAAATTGCTTCTATGTTGGAGATTCTGGTTGGCATTGACACTGGAATCAGGATTAAGAATCTGCTCACGACCACTAACATCAGATACAGTCATATTAAGAGTTCGTCCAAATAACTGATTAATAAGCTTATTGTAGCCGATAGCATTCTTTCTAAGTTCCTCCAGCTCCTTCTGAGTAGGTCCACCTTCAGCCATTTTTCTGGTTTGCTTAACATACTCGTCATATATCCAGTTCTTAGCATCTGATTCTGCAATATTAAAAGCCTTAGCTTGTTTCTTTACCTGATTCAGATCAACAACCCCGCCATCCCTGAAAAAAGCATCCATCCTCTCGTTACGCTTAGATTCTTCCTGTTTGCCATAAACGATTTCAGCGAAAGAACGAAATTGTGCTTCAAGCTCGTCTATCTCTTTCTGGTTTTCATTGACGTACTTGGAAAGAATAGAAGCATTAAGATTAGATGTGTTTTTGTCTTTTACATCTTCATTTTTCTCTAATCTCTTATATACACGCTCCTGATCTTCGTACTTATCAGACAAACCTATCTTCTTCTTATATCGATCAAGGAGTGTAGCATACGTATCTTTTGACGTTGCCTTAATACCATAATTTTCTCTAATATAAGAAGCAAAATCATCATCGATAGTACGGTAATCTGAAATAATATGAGCTTCAGGCAAATCAACGGGAGTGCCACCATCTTCATGTCTGTTCCCTTTGGCTTCCATAGGCCCTACGGAGTCAGGAGTCAGCACATACTCGCCTTTCTCTATCTCTACGTTAGCATTATCCTCCATAGATTTAGGAAGAGGATAAATATATTCGCCGGTCATATCAGACGTATCCATCTTCTGACCATTACCCAGGTTTATTCCGCCACCTTCACGCTCCCATCGGATAAACTGCCGCCGGCGCTCTTTTTCGAGCTTTTCCCTCGCTGCCTGCTCGTCTCTGCTGGCTGCATACGCAGCAGATGAAGCCCCCATGATATTACGGGTAAGACCCAATCCTAAACTAACACCAGACAAGGCGGCTTGAGCCACATTAGCACCCACCTTATTACCGGCTCTTATCCGGCCAAGACTTGTACCGAACATTTGAGCTCTGCCGGTTAGATCAGGTGAATAATATGGGGTAGTCATAGGATCAAGAGGATTACCATCTTGGGAACGTTTTTCTTTAGAAGAATCAGCATCAACACCACCTACATTCATTGCATTATTAACGACTGATTTCTCTACGTTTTTAACCATGCCCCTGTTATCAGCGAGATATCCTGCATATCCTGCATCATTATTTTCAAAAAACGAATCGGATGTAGGCATACTACTAAATGGATTTATCTCCCCCTCCTCTGTTTCTAAAGTTACATCAGAAGGCATATATATATTCTGAATATCAGATTCACCCCATTTATTAACAGGTGTTCCATAATCAAGAATAGGCTGAGTAGAGGATACATTAATATCCTGTTTCTTATCCTGTACACTACCACCAGGAGCAAATACTGGACGATTTTTTACTATTCGTAATTTCATACTATCTTTTTTCACAAAGATAAGAGAAACGAACGAGAAAATCCAACGTTATGGGATACGTTTAAAAATCAGGGACGTATGACAGACAAACCGCCCGAATCAGGGTCGTACTTAAGACCGCATGCCCGGCGATAGTTCTTAAGCGCTCTCTTGTACAAAAACAACACCGTCTTGGAAACTATTTTCTTCATAGATTTGGTTAAAACCTCTTCTGTTGAAACAGACATCAGACAGCTATTCAAGAACGACCTAACATTGGAGCCAAACAAGGTCTTCACCATTTTTCTAAACGTTCTAAAAAGATATGATGCAGAAAGGGTCTTTAACCCATTGCGAACCAGTCTCTTATTTAAATACGAAACAGCCTTTTCAGATAAACATAGTCTATTCTTTCCTTCACTGTCTACCTCTGACGAAAACCACGAATACAAGGTGGTAGGATGTTTCTTGAGATGGTTGATGAAGGAAGTTATAATACCCTCTTTTAAAGCCCTTTTATGAGCTACACATGCAGCGATTTTTTCTTCTCTTTTTAAAGAGCTATCAAGGCATCTAAACACCGTCCTATCGTCTCCGATGAAATACTGAGGACGTTCTTCCTTGAACTTAGCCCGATAAGCGGCATATCCTTCCTTACGAAGCATATCTATCTGAGACCGGATATAGAACCTTACACACTTTTCTTCAGCCTCTTGCACGCTTTTAAGATAAGGAACTGACTTTCTCCCATATCGAAGATAATCATAAACCATAGCCTCAATAAAGTCATTGTACGGAAAGAATCTTCCAAATCCAAAGTTCCAAACTATGAAACATCGCACTCTATCTTTCCAGTAATCAGATATGAGAAAGTTGCTACAATATCTCAACCTCTTGTCTTTCTGATAGAAATGATGAGTATGTTTGTCATAAAATAGATTAAAATATCTCAAATTGCCTAAACACTGACCGGCTGGACGGCGTACTACATTGTACCCTAAGTTGCTGAAGCTATTGTATATAACTTCTATCGGAGAGACCTGCTCTTTCTTGAAGAGCTTGTCGTGTAACTTGTGAGGATTCATTATTTCAGTTATTTTTGTCTCCATATTGTTTTTGTTGTTTAGTGCAAATATATGATTTTACATAAAAAGAAGAAAATGCACTGCCTTGTATCCGGTTTGAGAGAAATAGGATACAAGGTTTTTTATTTTATGACGGTTTGGATAAGAGACGGGAAAACGAATCTGAACGTAACCGTCTGACCGTCAGGAGTGGGACAACAAATCTTGAATTAAAACTACGCCTATGAATAGTCTCCGTTTTCCTTAATATTAAGACCATTTTCAATGATCTTACTCATTATATAATTTATATTATTTTATATACTTTACAATTTATTAATATAATTGTTTACAGTGAATGAACTTAACGACCGAAGGGAGTTAAGTGAGTGAACGGATTGACAAATTACTTTTTCCGTCATTGTATTGTTTGCCTAATTGTGTTAAAAGATTGAGTATCGTGACCGAAGGGAACGATGCGAAAGAACATATAACATTTAAAAAACGACTGAACCTATCGACTGAAAGGAGATAGGTGATGGAGTGACGTTAATAGTTATATTAGGTAGCCAGTAGAGAATTAGGCAGGCTGGTAGGCGAGACGGGCTCCCATGCCCGTCAGAACAGTGGAGGTACGTAGGTCTTTTCTGTTAAACCAAGGCGATGATAGTTCCATCCTTCACGAAATCGCACAAAAAAGCCGGATTATCTTGATATCGTTCTTCAACCTTCGGTATCCGCATAACGAGTCTCAAATCCGGCTTCGCTTTATTAATATGAGAAATAAAATAATATTGTTCTAATTATCAGTGACGCCTTTAATGCGAAGTTGTATATTGGGAAGCACGGCATTAATCAAAGCCATTTTCTTATCCTCTTCGCTTTCTTTTTCATGCTGTTTATACATCATGCTGTAATCACTGTCATCACCATCCTTTTTCCCGTCTAACGTCAGTAAATGATTTACGATGTCCTTACCATACGTTTCAGTCCATGTACGGAATCTCTCTTCCTCGGACTGTCCCTCCTGGGACGGGGCTTCCGGGTTAGGAAGGGCGGCTGCCACTTCTACCTCTGGAAGTGTTACCGATGCTGCTATTTCAGCATCATCTCCGAATCCCATTTGACCATACGAAGATACGGAATTTTCTTCAATTTCCAAACCAAGATTTTTAGCAACCTCCATAGCATAATTATAACGGTCATCGTTTCTTATAACACTCTTATGAGGACGTCCTGCTCCTTGGTTCCAAGCTACTACAGCATCTTTAAGGTTATCGGCGTTCATGAAGTCCTGCCGGCTGTAGTTGTAATACCCTGGTCCTTCTTTTCCTTTTCTTGTGTATAAGAAATTAGAATATCCGGTTTTCCCTTCGTATTCATCAGCTAAGAACTCAAGTTGGTCTTTGAATGTTGGTGTAGAATGACCTTTCTTTTTGGCGTGCTTGAATAGCTTATCCATGCGCTCATTATGCCATTGCTGTATGCCGTATGATGTTCTGTTGTCTCCGTATATGTCATCTTTAAGATCGGATTCAGCCATGAGATTACCTATGATAGCAAGCGCCTGTATCTTAGACATGCCTCTTTTATTAGTAAAATATTCATATGCTTCACGCTGTTTACCAACCACGCCACCTTCTTTCTTGATATTGGTATTGTATCTCTTTCCATTCCACGTAAATTCCTTAAGACCTCTTTTCCTGGCTTCTTTAAAGGCTTCGCCTCTTGTAGTGGAAATCGGGTCTTGTAATTCAAGATCGTTTTTTATACCAAGAATGGCATTAATAATATTATCATCCTTTTTATCATCATCATCTAATTTATCAACATTATTCGAAACGTAAGATTGGCTTATTAAATTTGATACGCTTTTTCTATTTTTATAAGTTCCTTCTTTATCTGATGGAGCTTCAAAAGCATACACAAGTGGATACGAATAATCCGTATCTGGATCTTCTGACATAAATTCGCTTACTGCATGAATGGCTTTATTGTATTTAGTATCCTTTATACTATACATCCCAGCATCTTGAACATGATCATAAAATCTGTCTATCATGTAATTGATATATCCACGCTTATCCCCCTTAAATCGCTCTTTATCTTTCTCAAACTCTTTGGGTGGATATCTTTTATCGGATTCTTGGAAAAGTCCCTTAAACCCTCCATAATCAGATACGGCATAGGGATTACCACCAGATTCTTCAATAATATTTCCAAGTACGGCTTCTATCTGGCGTTGATTGAAACCTTTATCATATAAAGCATCATAGATCATATTCATTCCATCTACGTCCATAGTGCGGTGCGTACCCTTACCCACGCGCTTCATATTTTCATATTTGGATTTGAATAAATCCCAATCTATTTCCGGCTTAGAAGAATCCCCTCCTTGTTTTTTAGATCTTATCTTCATTTTTTTATCCAGATCATTCTTGGAATCAATGGCGGATTTCAACAAAACCTTGTTTGGATCATTCTCTTCATATGGATTCTTATCTTCTACATAATCCAGAATATCAAACGGGTATCCTATTGTATCAAGAATCTTAGTAACAATCCCTACACCAAGAGGTTGATCGCTTCTATAAAAATCATACTTATCTTTTACGACCATCCTACCTCTATCATCACGGTACATAGTGAAACTTGATAAGCCTGATAAATCATTTAAATCGCCGTAAGCATCTGGTATAAAATTGTATTCGTTAAATACCTGATGTTCTCCAGTTCTGGCTTTTTTTAAGAGATCTATTCCCTCTTCCACCATTCCAAGTTTCCTACTTGTTACATCCCTTAACTCCTCCAAATCAGATACGTCCTTGCCTGCAACTTTTCCATCAATTATCTTATTATCTAAGGAATCAAGCTCCCTTCCATATTTTTTAGTCATTTTCTCCCACCCACCATTTATCCTGTCAGATATAATGGATTTGATATTGTCTGGTATTCTGACAATCCCATTTTCTTCTTTCAGATTATTTGGTTGGTTTAAGAATCTAAACCAAAGATTCTGACTAAAATCATCTACATTGGCTTTCGGAACATCTTGACCAAAAAATTCCATTATTTTGGTTTTTAATCCTCTTTCATTAGCATACACGTCAGGTGTTATATTAGATGCCAGATATTCTCTAAGTTTTACAAACGGACCAATTTTACTCCATAATGTTTTTGGTTGTTTGTCTCTTACATAATTTTTAGTCTTCTTTGCCATTTTTTTCTTCCTCCTTCTTAAATTTGTGGTAAGCACCACAAACCTTATCAACTAACCATCCCATCAGACAGGCGGCATGCTCATCTCCTCCGACTTCAAAACCGTAATCCATATTAAGATACTTACAATAAATAGAAAGACCGTGCAGGCATTCGTGTCCTATGGTTCTAACATCCATATCAGATAGTGAATGAAATAAGAAACATATTTCTTTCCTGTGATTGGTTCGGTTTCCTACGAAAATAGTTCTGCCACCATAATCATCAGTCCACCCCTCCCAGCTCTGATCTTCTACTTCCAGGTTGGCGAACGTCTTAACTATATACTCTTCATCTGCTCCAAGCAATACCCTTACATTATAGGGGTATATATCATTTTTATATAATACTTGTTTCATAACAAACTGTTTTTCAACAAAGGTAAATAAAAAAGCCGAAGATATACTCACGTACTTCTTCGGCTATACCTTTAAAGCTAAAACTTGTTTACTATGGAAATTACAATTGAAGCAAAATCAATGATTATATTTTTATTTTCTTAATTTCTTCAATCATATTCTTATATCCGCAGAACTTGCTGTTAATAACATCGAAGATAGATTCTGACCAGCCAGCTATGTTCAAGATATTAGATCCTCTTTGACATACTCCCATCGCTAAAGCGAATGGGATTCTTGGATACAAGCGCAAGAAACCCCGATATTACTATCGCTGGAATTACTCTTGCTTTCCAATTCGGAAATGCCCTTCCGAAGTATATTACGGGCTGCAAGAACATCACGGTCGTTAATCGCTCCGCACGCCGGGCACACCCACGTGCGGTCGCGTAACGACAGCCCTTTATTAATGCAGCCACATTCGCAAGTTTTGGAAGAAGGATACCATTTGTCAATCTTGTGTACTATCACTCCATATTTTAAAGCAACATACATTAGCTTATCAATAAAAGAAGAATGACTAAGATCAGAAACCTTCTTTCCCCACAAACGCTTCATTCCTTCAATGTTTAAATCTTCAATAAAAATATAATCATACTGTTTGCATAACTGATGAGCTAATTTCCATTGAAAATCCGATCGAAGATCGTTTATTTTACGATACGCTTGTTGGAGTTCAAACAGTCTCCTTCTTCTATTGTTGGATCCTTTCTTTGCATTAGAAAGCCGTTTGTTTAGTTTTCTAATCTTGTTTTGATATTGTTTGAAGAATAATGGAGACCCAATTTTGCTACCATCACTTTTAGTTAGATAAGTTTTCAGTCCGAAATCCAATCCGATAGATGCACCATCATGTGTCTTTCTATAGGAGTTTGAATGATTATGGTCTGTAACTATAATCAAACTAAAACGTGAACAGGTTTCTCTAACTATTCTTATTTGCTTAACATTACCTTTGTAGACTCTACTGTATGAAAATCTAAATCGTTTCTTTCCTTTGTTAATTGTGAGAATATTACCATTTAGGGTAAACCCTCCTTGTTTGAATACAAAAGAATTGAATTTCTCCGGTGATTTAAACTTAGGAGGTCGTTTGGCTAACTTTTTGAAGAAACGATTGTATGCTGAGTCTAATCTCTGAAGGATTTCTTGTACTGTTTGGGAATGAAGAAGATTTCTATTAATTCTTTTAGAGAAATGTTTTTGCATCTTACCAACTGGTATGTATTTCCCAAACAGTCTATAATATCTACGTTGTAGAGCTAAAGCATGATTCCACACAAAACAACATTCACGAAACATCTTGTCAAGATACTTCGTTTTCTTTGAATGATAGATGTTGTATTTGTATGAAATCATTTTTTTTATTTGTAATTTTGATTCAAAATTAATCAACCCAATTCATCCACCTACTAAAGCATGGTGGTTTTATTGGTTAAATTGTCATAAATAAGCGCCTATCTGTCCGAGATGGATCAATAGGCGCTACAAACATATTCAACTATTATTAAATCACAAAATAAAAACTACTTATTTTCAACTTATTAAATATTGTAATTTATCTATTCTTAATCTTATCTTCAGAAATCAACCACTGGAATATAATCTTCCGGTTGCTAATTACTTTCTTTATCCTCATCAGCATCCAACTTCCTCTTAACCTGTCCAGCCATGACCGTCTGAAATTAAGAGCATCAGAATTAACCGACTTATTTATATCGTTATCGTCCTTGATCCAGATAGGTGTTTCAGATCGGTCATCGTCAACCCTGTTGAAGAAGTCATTTAACTTATGTCTTCTATATACCTCAGTATCCAGGACCTCAGTATGGTCACCTACGATCTTCGGATATGATATACGTTGTGCTAAATTATTCTTTTCTTCTGGAACAAGATGAATTTCACCTGAGTTGTTTGTGTCGTTGTAGATAGTTATCGTATCTAAACCTACTTTCCTGTCAAGAGTGTAATTCACATCATCGACGTATTTCCTTGCATCAAGCTCATACTCAACAGAAGCCAGCGTAGAACCGTTATATTTCTCTTTTATCGGCACTTCTAATATAAATGGATATGTTGCTCCGTAAAATGTCTGAAAGCTCTTATTCGTCAGCAAATGGCTCCATAAGCCACCTTCTTCATCCGATGCCGGGAAGTTTATTCCTGTCTGGAAATATTGTTGCTGTTCTATATAATAGTCAGGACAGAACGAATAATAAGAAATCCATTCTTGTTTCAGACACGAATATCCGATAGTGAACGACACGTCCTTGAAATATTGTTCATCCTTTAAAGATATTTCCTTATCGTTTGACAGCACCTCTGTTTCATTGTATAAGAACCTTCCACCATCATATTTATAATATGCCGGGTTCTTAACAGGTATATAATCTTTTTTCGTGATAAGTACCCTCTTATACCTGTTATCCCATCCAAGAGACAGACCAAGACCGATAAATTTATTGTCTGTATCTTCTTCTGTCATCTCTGTACCGGTTAAGATATTAGTTATTCCGTATCTAAGAATCTTAAACGGAAGATGACGCTTAAGCCAATGTCTGATACCTACACTAAGTTCCTTAAGATTACGTCCATTAGGATCGGTCATAAACACCTGTGCTCTTTTAGTATCTACCCAGAAGTGACCAAATTCTGAACTAATTATTTCAGTGCTCTGGGTTCCAGAATAACCGAGGTCGGTCGTGTTGTACTCCAGAGGCCGGGACGCGAACAGACCGCCGGTGCCCATCTCGGCCTGCCCTGGGGAGGTACGCTCCTTGATTACGTCTATGGCGTTATGGAGTGAAACCTGATCCTCGAATCTGACAAGAATCTGATCGGATTCAATACGCTTCATGTGAATAAGCTTCCCGTTGTTGGTTGGGAACTCATGATAGTCCATAGGCTTGTACGTCAGCCACGGATCTGTTTGACTGTTTTCAGATACATCAGCCCTACTCCATATAACACCATTAGGACGTTGGTAAGCACAGTCATAAAAACGTCGTTCGTACGTTGCCGGCAATACATTTGGTGTTAGTGTCATCCTCGACGAATAGATAGGACTTATCTTGTAATCATTATCCCTATGGATAGATACGTTCTTTTCTTGTGTCCACCAAACAAAATCTCCTACTTTTGGATAGAATAGTTCATGAGGCTGAGGGCCCTCTAATCTGAAATTACAATTTATTTCAGACTCTACAAGGAACTGAGGAATGCCATAGAACCATGTATAAAATCTTCCATTAACGTACTTGCCGGATGTGTCACCATTTAATTCGTATAAGCTCTTCCTGTTTGGATAAAAAGCGTATCTTCCTTTATTAGATGATGTCCAGCTATTGAAACGTTCGTTATCTATTGTCTCAAGAGCGTCTTCTCCAGTATCATAATTAACAAAATATCTTGGATACCCTACATTTCTGTAATCCATGTATGGGAATGGTATCATGTCTCCAATACCAAAAGCGCTATTATAAAAAACAGGAAATTTTCTCTTTAATGAAAATCTGGTTATCACCGTATCGCCACCGAATATCAGTTTCTTTTCATTAGTGAAAAAGCCACATCCGCCTATGGAAATCCATTTTATATCTTCTATCTGTCCATATTGATCCGGCCTATATCGCATAAGTCTCATATACGGAGAACAGATGTACGATACTGTTTTGGATTGCTCGAATGTTCTTCCTGCTACAACATCACTTCCAGCAATAACCGAATCATCTATGCGGCTACTGTCGTAATTGTAAACATAGTTCGGATATTCCAATAAATATTTCGATTTACCATCTCCTTTTTCACCTGGATCACCAAATGATAAAAATAACGAAGATTCACGATCTATATTATTAACGAATAAGAAACGTCCCTCATTATCATTTCTACCGGTTCCCCATTTAGAAGACATACTGGCATCCATCATCGGATATACGCCAGACTTAATGTACTTAACAGAAGATAAACCACGGGCAAAATTTCGTTCATACTTATCCTGATCTGTTATGCCTATCATTGAATTATATAATCCCACAGAAGTATAATACCATGCATGATTACGTCTTGGTCCATTGTTTATAAACGTATTAAGCCAATCATAACGGTACTTACCATACAATATCGGGCCTTTAGCAAGAGTCTGACTGATGGTTGACACCATTGAAGAAAACAGCATGGCCACACTTAAATTAGTCAGGAATCCTCCTCCGGTAAGACCGGCCGACCCTCCTATGTATCCAGACTGCGCCCTTATCTGAAGCTCTTCTGCTATCATAGCTGCTATTGTGGCACTTGATTCAACTGCGGCAAGCGACGCAGCCATCGTGTATGCGGCAGGACCTAAGATAGTCCATTTTGGATGATCTTCTACAGGTACGAAACTGCCCACAGACATTCCTCTTTGAAACCCGTCTATACATACTTCATTTGGAAGTTCTGGCTTGTTGAAATAAATATCAGGTGAACAGAATGAATACCACACGTTTCCTCCTTTGTCGAAAGGATGGGATATAAACTCGTCTCTTTTGCCAGACGTATAATTATATTGATCTTGTGACAGGTCATTATATGGGTAATTAGGATAGATATTCACATTACCATCGTCTCCTATGTATCTAAGCATATCATAGGCTAATCCTGAAGCCACAACCGACCTATTTAGTCTCCTATCTCCACGATACAGTTCATATCCTACAATCGTATTTCTTTGTTGTTGCGTAATCAAACCAGAATCCACTGCAAAATCCAAAAACACTTGTATGGTGTTCTCATCTACCATAATACCTACCGGATATATTTCAGAAGCTATGTCATATCCACGTTCATCACTGTTCATGAATGGTATATGCTTATTATCTGGAAACCGGTAATGACGTATAGGTTGCTGGCAAAATACGGTAGAAGTATCTACCCCTCCATAAGAATGACCCTTGAAATAAGATAATCCATTTTTGTCTGACAAAGGAGCACCATAATATTCTGTTAACTTATTCATAATATTAGAATAAGCTTCTGTTTTTTTTGGATCATCATAAGATCTGCCTGTGTCTATTTTCATCCTACTACTATCATAAAGTTCAAAATTAGCAGGATATTTCTCAGATGATTCCCAATATGCAAAATCCCCGTATTTATAAGGACGAGGCTTGCAATTGATGGGCCTATCTCCGCATGTCTGACATTTTGATGCAAATACTACCGTCGATCTTAATATTATTGAATCAACAGACAAATCAACCTTATTTATTTCTTTTTCTCTTACACCAAAAATATAAGGATATATGGTTTTACCTGTAGCAAAAGCGACTCCAAGAATAGCACGGGAAGGCTTCTTTCCTTCTTCTTCCTCTTCTTCTGGGGTATCATAATTTTTATAAGAACAAAATTGAATTTGTCTAAACGTCATTATCCAAGGAACTGCTACAATAGGAGATTCTATTGTAACATAAAAATAATTTTGACCTATAGAATCAAAAAACTCTTCATTTATTTCTCCGAAAGCCGGTCTTGCTATGTTAACAATAACGGAATGAGATGATTCATACTCAGGTCTATCAAATTCAACTGGTACTATTCCAAGAGGGGACCATGTTTCAACATCCTTCCAAAAAGAAACACGAACGTAATTGGTAGACACAGCATCCATTATGCCATCTACCTTTCCAAGAGCTTCAAGATAAAGAACTTTGTTCTCGTCTTTATAACCTTCTATGTCCCACTCTTCTGGTCTATTGATTCTAATAAATCTTGCATTTGTCATTACATTTCTGACAAACTTCCATACCACAAATTCAGATGCGAATCCAATATTAAGCTTATCCCCTGTAGGATTATTAAATGTAGCATTGTTTACATACCCTTCAAATTTCCAATCAGTTTCATCTATACCGGTATCCGAATTTTTATATATCATATCTTGCAACTTCTCAGAAGCTTCAGGCCAAAATTGCTCAATACAATACCTGGGTCCGTTCTTTGATCTATACTGATTATTTATGACTGTACTGGTAGATCTACCGGCTCGCCAATCTCCTACATCATTTATCTTTTGGCTCCATCCATCTATATGAAGAATATAACTTCCAAGAAGATAATTATAATTCTGAAAGTTGTTATAATCAGTTCTTGACACAGTAGGATCAGAGCAATAACTCTCAATATAACATCCGCATGTACAAGGCATGGTATCTAATACGTATATAGCATCAGACACGGTTTTTAAAACAGATCCAGGTTGTAAGTATGGATAAAACTCAGAACAAAGGTGTTGATTGCCATCACCTGATATGCTGCCAGCGCTATACCCAAAAAATGCTTTCTCCATCCATTCAGATAAAGAATCCATTGTCTCGTAATTAAACAACACAGAATACTTATTCTGATTTTCTCCTCCTGTGGTATATAGATAATCTGTAGAGACGTGTTCCATTTCGCTAAGAACCTTATAGATATAATCTTCTACAAGGCCTGTTATTAGTGGAACTGGAGCTGACAATATAGATTCTTGACGATGAGGGACTTCGCAGTCTCCTTCCATTTCTGGTAACCTAATATGATCAATTGGCTCCATATAATCCTGTGTTCCATCTTCTCTGTATTTGGTAGCTATATCACATATCTGTCTTTCATTGTTTCCATTCTCCTTATTATTACAAGCTACAAGACCTATATTTTCAGACAAATAATTTATAGGGGTTCCTACAATATCATCATAATCGATAATAAATCTTGATTTCCCTTTAAAAGTAGCGAAATTGCTTTCCACTATAACAGTTTGACCTACAGTAGCCGGGTTGTTACCCTCTTTCTGTTCTTCATCTATAACAACCGCATCGTCGTCAATCAATACCCCATCTCCTGCCGTATTGCTATACTGCCATACATATTTCCTATTAACACCTGAGCAATCCGGAGCATATGCGTTTATAGACTGGTATGGGATACTGTCTTTGTTCATTTCCTCTCTTGCCTTATCAGAAGGTGGGGGAACAAGAACGAATGCTGGAGTTTTATAACCAGTAGATGTCTTAAACGAGATAGAAAACGGATACACTTCATTCCTCATATATCCCACATACAACGAACAAGCATTACCATCCTTATATAAATCTTCGTGGGCTACAGACGCCTGCCATTTCAAGAAATGACCCATAAGAGAAACTACAGGCTGTAAATTCCACTCTTTTTCAGCAGTAAGACCATACTGCAAAAGACGGTTTCCAACCGATACTATTCCTCTCGATGTATTATATATGGCTCTTTTTAAAGAAATATGTTCAAATGTTGTCCTCTTATTATTAAGATCAGAATAATAGTATATGGTCTTCTCTGTAATAGGATGAATACCTTCTATGAAATAATCCACTACAGGTTGTGTTTCACCATTATATCCAACAGTGTTTTGAATAACAGCCACCTTGTAATGACTAACTTGCCTATCCAGATTAGACACCTTAAGTCTTATACCAAGATTAGTTCTTTCTCCCCATTTACCATCATTTATCCTAATATATTGTTCGTCAAATACATGAACAGGGTTAGTTAATGAAGTATAGTTAGTTTTCTCGTTGCCAAATTCATCGCACAAGGCCACAGCAAACTGATACACGCCGGCACGTAGGCTGCCCCCGTACTCTATCTGTACCGGCTCCACGCATGGCTGGTCCAGTAGCGGAAACACCCTAAGTTTCTCACATGCCAGAAAACAACCATTCTCCTGCATGAATTTGTCTCTATCATATTCTTTATCGCATATCTTATACCCATGATAATGATACCAAATATCTCCTTCATCATCCGCCGTCAGAGCCTTGTCTACAATAACATACCTGGGAGGATTATAATCGTCAGTCCAGTAAATACATTTCCCACATTTCTCTGTCTTTATTTCTATGGTTTTTATAGGATGATAGATAGAGAACTTAAGGCACGGATCTTGCTCGTTGTCTTCCAGCAAGGTCTTCATGCCAGAACACAACGACTCCGATCCTTCTACCATAGATTCTATATCGGAATCGGATAAGATACTTGTATCGGATTCAGGCTTAAAATAAGTTATCTTAGATACGCCTGTTTCAGGATTTGTTATAAAAAAATAGATATCGCCCGAAGTAAGATCATTCTTGTAACCAATAACCTTAAATCCATCGAAATCAATGCATTTAAGATTACTGTGCTCGTTAGATCTCATCCCAACATTACCATCCTCGGATTCGATGTTGGCATTCAAGGCAAACGTATAATGCTGATCCGTAAGACTCGACGGATGCAGATCTCGGTTCATACCTGTTTGAGGAACCGCTATGTTTCTGTTATCTTCTGCTGCCATTTTATAACTGTTTGTCACAAAGATAGCAAAAGAGATTTAATCATGGATTTCTAAAGTAGGTGAAGAAAAGAAATACATTTTCAGTCTCCTACTTTATCGATCACACCTACATAAAAATCGGGGATAGGATTATCATTGAAATTTCTTATTTGAATATCAACATAATTATAGAAATAATTATCAACTGGATCCATTATCGTCACATTACTTTCTAAAACCCCGTCTTTGTATGAATACAGTTCCTCATGTTCGGAATCAATGTAAAAAATATATCTTGGTAAATCCTGGGTATTAACTGTTAGATGATTATTAAACAAACTGCATTTAGAATGATCAGCAGACAGAAGTAACAATAGAAATGTATATGAAGACTTATCTCTTATTATAATATCACGATTAGATGATACATTAGACAAAACTTTGGATAAATCAAATTCTCCAAAACTTATCTTGAATTTCTTTCTTCTTATTGGAGTTATATATACTGGGCTATTAACTACAATATTATTCCATTTAAATTGACTCCCTTCCATTACAGGAGAGAAACAATTACCCATCACCATATTAACATTTTCAAATCTTCGTCTCATAACATCTACTTATAATTTATATCTTTTACCCCTAATTAACACAGTGCCATCGCCACCTTTCGTCGATTTTCCCGATGCATTTCCCCCAGCTCCACCACCGTAGCCGCCACCACCAAGTCCGGCACTCCAGCCAGAAGCCAAAGAACTACTTTCATTACTGCCTTCGCCACTCCCTTCTGTATAATCTGATGTTCCCGGCTGAGATGTCTCCCCGCCTGATTTATTATAGGAGCTTGCCCCACCTGCTGCATTCCTTTTACCATTAGATTCCCCAAAATCACGCGTCGTATGTCCTTGCCCCGATGTTCCACCACTGCCTGTACCATCTGAGCCTCCGACCGAATGAGTAGATCTACCTACCCCTACACCTCCCGAACCACCATTTCCGTCTCCATTCCATTGAGACAGATGGCCTCCTTCAGCCCGGTAAAGCGAACTCATAAACTGTGAATATCCCCCATTTGCGCCACGAACTCCTGCACCAACTATAATTTCAATAGTTTGTCCTGGTGTAACAGTTATCGCGTTGCCATCTCTATATCCAGCGGTATCCTTCTTATATGTTTTAGTATAGCCACCTCCACCGCCTCCAGGAACTCCTAATACTGAATTATTTGAACATCCTCCACCGGCTCCAACAAGAAACACATCAACCTCCGTACATCCAGGTGGAACCGTCCATGTGTAATTTCCTGCCGGATAAAACCTTATGATAAAATCTTCAAGCTCCCTGTCTTTATATTCGAATCTCCTCCTCATAATTTACACAAATATATAAAAAGAATCATTGTGATATATACTACTCTCTGTTGCAGAAGTAATACAATCAACATCTTCATCTGCATTATTAATAAGATCTCTCATTCCATCGTATCTATTAGAAAACATAAAAACGTACCTCAAATCAAATAACCTGATCCTATCTCCAGGCTCGATTTCTGTTTTTACACAATGATAAATAGCTCCATTACCAGATCTCTGTTCCTCAAAATATCTTCTCCTACTCATAATAATACTCCTTCTGATAATAACCAAGAAAACTAAACCCTTCAGACTCTCTTCTAAATACACTATGTTTATTCCAGTCATTTTCGAGATCGAAAGCCTCTCTTTCAAATACGATATTGTGATATGCTTTCTTGTGATTCCAGTACATACACAATCTGATTAGGTACTCAATTAGATACCATGCATAGTACAAAAATACAGGAATCAAAGACAGCCACAACATCCACCATCCAGCCTGATCGTTTAAACCACATACTAATGCTATGATTGCGCTAATCACAAAACCTGTAGCAAACAGGGTTTGATATTGATTGCAGTGCACAGCTTCATGACATTCCGCCTTCAACGATATGGCGTCACGTTCGGTAAATACGGCTCCAAACAGCATAATTGTTTTATAGCCGTCAATGAACGTAAATAACTTAGCTATTTTTGATTTATAATATATTTTCATTGCCAAAAAAATATTTTATACCAATTGCACAAAGTTAAAAACTCTATAGGAGAATTAATTCCATCCCATTCCCATTCCTTAAGGTAGGACTCTAAGCTGCTTCTATCAACGTCTTCACACCCATGAAGAAAAACCAGATAAGGCATGAATAGCTCTCCCCCTTCCAAAGACTTGTTAAACTTATTAACCAACCTCTTTCTAAACTTAGGACCGTACCATGATTTTTCATTTGTAGATCCAAGACAATAATAAGAATTGTTTTTAACTTTAATACCAAACCATTTACATATGTATGGATGATATACCCTATCTGCTAAGAATATAAATGGCTTATACCATAGGCAATGCCAGAATGTACTGCACTCGCCTCCAAACTTCTTAAACGCCCATCTGAACCCTCCAGAGAAGTACCAATTGTTAGCCCCTCTCTCAACCTTAACTTTGTATTTAAGATTCTTGTTACGGTTGCTAACCCTATCCCACGGCTTAACCTTATCGGTATCCATATCAGGAAGGAATGTCCAATGATGAAGCAAGGCACTGTAATAAGGATTGTATATCTTGTGTCCGTTTCTAATAACGTACTCAAAAATATCGTATCCTACTTGCCTGGCTTCTTCAAATCCTTTTTCTGACAAGAAAGCTAATATAGGAGCCAGATTCCAGATCTGATCTTGTGAAGTGAATGGGGAGAAGCATGGATCTTCGTCTTTTAACTCTATACCATTAGTGTACCCGGAACTTATCTTGGTAAGACCGAATTTGATTGCATCTTCGCTATGGATATCGTCTCTTAAGAAAAATCCTTTTTCGAATTTGAAATAAATACCTTTATTGTTATTAAAAAATAGATCATAAGTAGTATCAGCAAGACGAGTAAGTACCAATATGGCATTACGAACATCATCTTCTGTCTTATTACCGAGAATTATTTCCGTGTATAGAAACTGAAGATACTGAGCCAGGTTAATGGTTCCGTCGCCGACCCAGCCTGCCCCGTTCTTCACCGACGACAGTGGGATGCACGAGGCCTGCTCTGTGTAGCTGGAATCATAAACGAAATCCCTATAGAAGACTTCTTTTATCTTATCGTATTTACTCCACAGATCTTCCATGCCATTACCCTATTACGATCACACAATCTCGTTTTTCTTTATTGTAGACCATCGTCCCCATCTTAGTGTACAAACCTTTTATATTTTGGTAATTGGTTTCACCATGAGCCGAAACGTTGGTAGTGATGCTGTCGGAGTAAACTTCTTCACCACCTTCGTTAATGAAGTTAAATCCTTGTTTAACCATCTCTCCTCCAAGGTAGGCTGTAAAAGACACAACAACATTTCCTCGTCCTCTATTCCCATACCAATTACCATAGATATCGGCATTGATATTAGGTTCCGACTCGTCCATGCCCGGCGCTGATAGCAAGGTCTTCATCTTAATAAGTGCCCCTTCGAGTCCTGACTGCATGTTATCACCACCATAAATAAGGTAATCACCTACCTGTTGTTGGGTAGTAGCCCACTGCTTACTCCATCCAACGTATTTATTATCTACATCCGAGATGCCTGTATTGGCGAACCCAGTTGCAGTATCAAAATCAGAACCGTCTTCTGATTCCCATCCGTATCTAAGAACAAGATAATCGAACTCAGGAATTACAACGACCTGCTCTCCGGCAGCTTGTGTGATTGTAACGTTCTTACTCTCTCCACCAGCCGTTACCTTGGCTACGCCTCTACGATCTTCGGCTACCGGATTAGGGCCGGCTGTGAAGATAATATTTGCCGGTCCTACGCCTCTCATTTTATCGGCAGTTACTATTTCGCTTGCACCAACTTCTAACATTTTGTTTATTTTTTAAATATTTCGAATACGTATATCCAACTCGACAAAAATACTATCGGGCAATACATTGTCTCTACCAAACTCGCATCTCCTTTAAATTGCCTGATTGACCAAACAATCATAGATGCAATAACGCCAGACAAGTATATAAATAGAACTACTTCCGTCATACCAATTTAAGTATATTGTCAATTACAGGATACGCCTTAGTATATATCTCAAACTCAGCACGGCGCCGTCTAAGAGGTTCGTACATGCCTTTCAATGTCATACCCATCATCTTAAGTTCGGTCTTAGCATTTTTCAGCTTAACCAAATCTTGCTGTGCATACAACTTGAACAAATCGGCAGCCCCTTGTGCTTCTCCATTATACATCAGTTCCTCAAAGAATCTCATCTTTACAAAATTATCTACATAATCCAATACCAGACCTTGAGGCGTGTCTGGTATAATTATATTAGATTCTCCGTCGAAAGGAAGAGACCGGTACTGCATGTAAATAGGACCATCGAAATTAGCATACAGGAATCCGTTTACGATATTTATCTCATACGGACTATCCTTTATTACCTTATTCCGGCATTTACTTAAACAAGAATCACGAAGCATAGGCTTGGCAAGACCTAACATTACCGGCCGGTCATAATAGCAACGAACTTCATGATCGCGATCGTAGGTGTTAATATAAAATTTTTCAACTATCACTTTCTCGCATTCGTCTTTACAACATTCATCGCAAGAACACCACCTATAACTTCTTTCGGTGCGTTCTTTCCAGGCTATTGTATTTTGAAGTTCTGGTATCACCTTGTCACCTTCTGGCACCTCATATCCTTTAAAATCACATTTAAAAGCCAGAATAAGATCAAAGTAATCACCAGGCATACGGGCCTGCCCTCGCTTGACATCCACTACCGCTTCTTTGCGCATAGTAATATCGCCTCCAAACTTCTTCAGGGCAATTTCTACCCATTTGTAGATGGATACCTCATCTATCAGATCACGCTTGTCAAATGATCTTAAAGACGATTTTAACTCTATGATATAATTTTCGACTGTCATCTCTTAAAAAAAATGGAGGACAGGAAACGAACCTGACCTCCACAAAGATATAAATAATATGTATAACGCCCTATTTTGTGTTTTCAAAAGTTAGGATCTTCAAACTTGCCGTACTTCAAGAAAAGGCTCCTACACTTTTCCTTTATCCCCTTAAGTGTGACTTCATATCCGGCACCAGTCATGTAGATGGTTTGCTGATTAACTCTTTCCCCAGAATACTTATCTACAAAATATGATCTATACACACCAAACTTATTTTTGACAATATCACTGTATAACTCCCATCTACCCTGCCCATTTCTGAACATAAACTTGACTTCCTCAAGAAACAAACGAAGATTCTTTTCTGCGATGATGATTCCATTCTGCTCAAGCTTCTTCGCCACATCTCTGATTAGCCACATGTTTTCATGATCCACCTTCTTAAATGACTCAGAAAACTCTATATCCCCTCTCTTTTCTTCTAACGTATTTACAGCTATTTCTTTTTCCATTCTTTCTTGCTCTGCCCTTTTATGTTCAGCCAAGGCAATGGCTTCCGCTTGCTGAGCTCTACGATACTGCTTAGCCCATTCTTCGGCTGCTTCTGCCGGATCAGTAAAATTTGGAATAGAAACCAAGTTTGATGTTAAAAATTCTTTTATCTTCAAGTTACACCATAATCTAAAATCAGTATCCAACCATCTCGCAAAATCTATGGCGAGATCTTCAAACATCCATGTACCTCCTCCATTTTCAGGACTTCCAAGCATAGTTGTAACTATCTGATTCTCAGAAAGGTGGGAAAATCCCACCATTGACTTAATTAATTGATTTACAGACGGCAATCTTAGATACTCGGCAGGTTTCTTATTGAATGCTTTTGCCATCTGTGTGGCATTTAATAATATACCATAAGAAGTTTTTATAAAAGAAACATTATGGCCATTATAGCTAAAAATTTTAGATAATTTTACAGATAAATCTATTTCGTTGGATTCTGACGTCAAAATAATGTTACTATCCTTCGCATTGTTTTGAAAATTGTTTACCTTTGCCTCCATAGAGCTTTATTTGTATAAAGATATTTTATTAGCATTATATCCGTCCGCTTGCGAAAGTAGACAGATATGCAAAAATAGTGATTATCCTATATCTACAAAGGGTAATCGCTATTTTTTTTCTACGACTTTCTATGTCCTAATTCTTTATCTTCGAAAACTCTCTTAATCTGGAAGTCTTTAAACACTCTTCTTTTGGCAAGTATTTCATTGTACATAAATCGGTATCTTCGTCCTTTATTCATTTTAACCCTTAACTTCTTTTTTAAGCTATCTTGTATTACAAAATGGTAATATCTTTTGGAGTCTGCGAAATCCATAGCCAGGTGGTTGTAGAGGTAGCCGTTGGTGCCGAGCCTGCTCACGATGTCCAGGTCCCGCCTGACGGCAAAGCGCTGCCCCGGTATAAGTACATGGCATAAGTATCCTACGTTATCTACGTAAACACCGGCATCAGCTTCCACATAATGTTCTGATACGGTTTTCCATATAATAGACAACAGCCTTAAAACCTCCCCTCTGTCTCTTATCATGCCTTTCTTAAAACCATTCTTTCTCTTCATAAGACGATGGTAGTAGGCTGCAAAATACGGTGATTGTATTGATGTTCTTTTCATCATTCAAAAATTAAAATTATACATTTCAGATAATTAACATTAGAATGTATTGTTGCATCAAAATACTATTCTATATTTGCAAAGTCTACCGATCCTCACGGACAGGTAGACTTATATTTTACAAAATTAAAATCGTAGTAAAGTTATGAAATCAAATGTTGTTTTACAATCAAAAGATCGAGTTTTGTTAGGAATGAATGTGTCTGTTATGTCTAAAGATGGTTACATATGTATAACTGACGCAATGAAAGCCTTGTCTGCTAAAAGAGAAAAATTAGGTTTGGCTCCAAAACAATTGAGTCATATAATAGAAACTGAATCATTTAAAGAAAGGTGTACTGAATTAGTTAATAAGCTGGAAAATAAGCTTTTATTGAGTAGAAGAAATCTTCTACTCAATAATAACAAATTGAATATCAGCAGTGTAATGGATCTTGGGAAATTAGACCTTGCCTACAAAAAAGGAAAAGGAGTAGATCAAAAATGGTTTGTAAATCCTTATCTGTTTGTCATGATAGCATTAGAGATGGATCCAGAGATTTACGCAGAGGTTGTCATTTGGCTCACGGATGGCTTGATAGAAAACCGGAACGAAGCCGGTGATGCATACGTTAGGATGTGCAGCGCAATAAGCAGAATAGTTCCAAACAAGAATGACTTGAAAGACAATATAAAAAGAGTTGCTAAAGCTATTAATTTCATTGTTTTCAATAAACACGAAGATGGGATAAGGAATACTGCCAGCAAAGATGAGCTCAATGACATAATAGCTATAGAGAACGTCATAGCCTCTGTTATTGATGACGGTTTTATCAAAGATTACAATTCTTTGATAAATTACCTCGGAGATAAATGGAAAAGAAAATGGGGAAACCCTGTTCTTGCATTGAAATAGTACAAAAAAACACCCGGCCAAACTATATAATTATGGCCGGGTATCCAATAAAAAGAATCACTGAACAATTTGACTTTTCTGATTGGAATCAAGATTCGGATTTTCATCAATAGGAATCTGTAGCCTGAATGCTACTTCCTTTATCGTCTCTGCCACTACATACTCAATTAACTTGATAGGACAGATAAATTCGTATTCCCATTCAGACTCACACCCTTTAGGTGTAGGATCGCAGGCCATTAACTCCAGAGCCTTCTTTCTTCTTGTTGTAAAGAACTCTACGTTAATAAGCTCTATATGGAAATCCGGTATATAAATATAGTCGTTTTCTACATAATAAAAAGGACGACGTTCTTTAACGTATTTAGCATACGGTCTTTTTTGTTCATTGCGATACGACTTTATTTCAGCGAACTTAAAAAATATGGTGTTATCTACGTTAGTCACCTTGGTAATAGCCGGTCTAAGGGCAGAATAAAGAAGTCCTGGAAGTTTATGCTTTGACCTCATAAGTGTATTACATAACGCAAATTCGGCATCGCAGCAAACTATTTTATCAACTTCAATCATCTCCAGGCAAGTAACGTAAGTTAGGAGACGGTGGTCGCCAAGTAACGTCCCGTCATCCCACCTCTGGGCTGTATAAGATTCGGCTTTAGTTCTACCGATATTCAATATCCATCTCCGACTAACATGCGAATCTTTGTCAAGGGCATGAATACCGTTTACGACTCTTGATACAAATTCACCATTAGTGATCATGCTCCCCTCCTTTCTTTTGCTCTTGATTCTCTTGATTTAGCATTCAATATCCTCATATAAATATCTCTTTCACTCATACCGGATATGGTTTTTATAGCCTCATCCAACATAACTTTCGTATATAAAGGTTTAGGGAATCCCTTTATCTTAACCGGATCAGGAACTAACTTCGCCTTCCGATATTCATAAAATCTTTTAGAAGTTACATTAAGATAAGAAACAGCCTCTTCTCCGGTATAGTACTTAGCCGGATTAGCAAGCTGCGTCCATGTCTCAAGATCGTTGGCTGTGAGATGATCGCATTCCCCGCTTAAAAACATCTCCTTTATCTTATCGCATACCGCCGCACCGCTTTTACGCAGCGTCTCTGTCAGAATTTCTTTCATTTTCAAAACATCCTGTTTTAAATCTTAAAACAATAGAGGCAATGATTATCAAAAGAGTAACAGCCATAACAGACCACACTACGATATTGTGTTCAATAGGCATCTCAATATTAACCGTAACCCATTCTACACAGATATTAAAAATCATGCTATAGATCAATAACCTATGCCATATACAAAACCTGAACATTCTTGAAAAAGCCAAGAGAAATAGGTCCCATGATAGAGAATGACCTAATATCGGATACGGCCAATTAGTGATACTAAAAGGATAAAACTCATCAAAAATGCTGGCTAACATAATAACCTGCATCAATACAGGATAGTACTTTACAAACGTCACACAGACATTCCTTTGTCCTTTGCTAATAAACTTGTTGCTCATAATAAATTGTTGTTATGTTATTAAAATGGGGAAGGTGATCAGCACCTTCCCCTGGTTTTCAATCACTTTTTAGTGCTCGTCTTCTTTCTTTTCATCTTGCCTCCAACGCTACCGCCTTGACGCATTTTAGGTTTGTCTTTCTTATCGACTTCACCACCCTGACGAGCTTTCTTTTTACAAGCCATGATACTAAAATTTTAAAATTGAATGATATGCAATATTAATCATTTTTATTCTAATGGACAATACTTAAAACAAAATAATATAATCCAAAAAACATTCAAGGGAGAGGACTAAATCTTCTCCCTTGTTGATTATGCTGGATTAAGATTTATTTGAGAATAAGCATATTTTAAAGTACCATTTTCATCTCCACACTCAGCTCCATCTACTATAAAGTTATAAGAAGCCGGAGATTCATTATACACATTAAACGAACCGCCCTTCTTGGAAATACCATCTTTTTCAAATTGTCTAACAGTAGCACTATTATACAATTTGCCGTCATAGGATACGTTTATAGTTCGTATATACCATGTAGTATATCCATTCTCATCTCCAGTATGAACATACCCTGCTAATATACCTCCCATTACAGCTCCGAAATACGAACAAGAGCTCCCGGATTGTTTTCTCTGGGTTGTAGTTCCAATACTTATAGTAGCTCCAGATATCTCACTATAATTAGCATCTACTACCTTAATATCACAAGTATATATTCGGATATTTCCATTTTCATCACCAGTCCATTCGAATCCGGCAATACACTTTCCGGCACCAGGATTATAAGAAACATTATCCCTTCTGTATGTAGCCCAAGAGCCGTTTTTTAATACAATATGTGCCGGTACAGGCTTAACCTCAGCCTTGCCCTCTTGGTTGACTGTTATGTTGACAGTCTTCCCAGATTCATTTTGCTTCAATGTTACAGTACCACTTCTGGGAGAAGAAGAGCTGTTTGCAGACGAGATTATCACAAATGAATAATCATAACCTGGCAAAACAGGACAGGATACCCCTGATGGTTTTTCTGTAACTTCTGTAACCCAACTCGGTTTAGAAGATACAGTGTATCCTATCTTGCTTCCATTCTTCTTACTCTTTAATTGGATACATAAATATGAATTATTTGCACCTCCATTCGCATCGGCATTCCAAGTGCTTTGGTTGGTACTAAATTCGTAAGTCACCGCAATATCTTGTGTAATACTAAGAGTAACAGTCTTTCCAGATTCATTTTGAACAAAAACAATATCACCAGATCTGGAAGAAGATGTTGTATTGGCAGATAACGTCACCACAGCCTTCATGCTTTCAGATGTCTGGTCTCTGTAATCTACAGAACACCAAGAAGGTTTTGACTTAACAGAAAAACCTATATATGAATTACTCTTAGTACTTATGATAACTTCTTCAATATTCTGAGATTCTCCGGTTACAGACCTCGACTTGCTCGTTCTTCCATCATGGAACTGAAATTCGTATGGAGCATATCCGCATTTTCCAACTTCAAGCTCGTATTTTACATCTTGATTTCCACAATCATCGTAACGAACGTATTTTACCTTATTGCTGTTGCTTCCAGATCCACATCCAACTTCTTGCCAAGAACCGTAAGATCCGCAATTACAGCAATTCCTACAACTTACAGAATATTGACGATCTATGCTACCAGAGCAACTATCACGATAAGCATCATACTGAGTATGACCTACGCAATCTCCTGTTCCGTAATAAGACCAGTCTGTACAAGATTCTCCACCTCCATTAACCCATCTTGTGTCGTTGTAAGAAGAAGAACATGGATTGGTGTCACGTTGTTGCTTCTGAGACGTACAACCGTCACAACGGGTGCTTCCGGTATCCGACCAAGAAGGAGTTGTGCTATCAGCTACGCAATCACCATTTTTGTTAGCTACTGCCTGACCTTGGGAATTTACAGCATCTTGAGCCTTCTTATTAGCATCAGCTTGACTGATATTGGACGTAAATGGACCACCTACTTGATCTTGGGTTACGGTAACAGAAGAACCATGCTGACAGGTTCCGCAATTGTTTCTGGTGAAAACCTTACTTGCCTTACCGGTCCAGGTACAAGTTCCCTGCGCGTCAGCAAGAGCCTGGCCCTGCTGCTCGACGGCAGCTTGAGCCTTGCTATTTGCGTCTTCCTGACTTACGGTAGACGTGAAAGGACCGCCGGTTACATCATCCTGATCTATGGTAACCTCAGATCCGACGCCGCCGTCGGCACACTGTTTTGTAAATACCTTGCTATATGTTCCGGTCCAGGTACATACCTTATCTCCACCTTCTACCCAGCGTTCATTTTCTCCACCATAGCATTCGTTGGTATTAACCTGTTTTTTATAAGATTTACCACCTTCGCATTTGGTTTCAAGTGGTTCCGAATCTTCCCATACAGGATCGGTGTTATCTGTTTCACACGTTCCGTTCTTGTTAGCGTAAGCCTGACCCTGGGCTTCTACGGCTTCCTGAGCCAACCTATTTGCCTCTTCCTGACTTTCATTGGAATAGAACGGTCCACCTACCATGTCTTGTGTTACGCTCATCGGAACGCCATGCTGACATGATCCGCAATTGTCTTTCGTAAATTCCTTGCTATATACACCTACGAACCTACATTTACCTCTCTGGTTGGCAATATCCTGTCCTTGGGCTTTAACAGCAGCCTTGGCCTTATTATCAGCATCTTCTTGACTTACGAAAGAAGTAAAAGGATTGCCTTCAACATCAGCTTCACTTACCTCTACTTCCGTTCCTGAATCTGGTATCTCACAGTCGTTCTTCTGGAACGTTTCTGTGTAATGACCGGTCCAGCTACAGACCTTATTCCCGCCATCTACCCAACGTTCTTGATTGTGAGTTTCAGAACATTCGTTAGTATCACGTTGCTTTTTCTGAGACTTACCTTCATTACATCTAAGTTCTTCAGGAACAACGTCTTCCCATACAGGATCGGTGCTAAGTGGCGTACAGTTACCGTTTTTATTAACATAAGCCTGACCGCCTTCTTCTACGATCCTACGAGCTTCTGCGTCTGCTGCATCCTGGCTTTCTGTTGATGTAACAGGACTTCCATTTACCATCTCAGCCGTAACCTCCATCTCTACACCTTTATGACAAGCCTCGCATTCGGGAACGAATCTCTTGCTGTAATGACCGGTATAGACCGTCATATCTTCGCAATTCCCTTTATTATTGGCAATAGCCTGACCTTGCTCTTTGACAGCAGCCTTGGCCTTGTTATTAGCATCATCTTGGCTTACGGTAGATGTGAAAGGAGCACCAACAACATCTTGTTCGGTTACAGTAATCTTAGACCCTACTTGGCCTTCATCACAATCGTTTTTGGTAAATTCTTCACTGTATTTACCAGTCCACGTACAATGGCCGTCCCGGTTGGCTATGGCCTGGCCCTGCTGCTCGACGGCAGCCTGAGCGAGCGCGTTAGCCGCCTCCTGGCTTTCGTATGAAGTAAAAGGACCACCAGTTACATCGTCTTGGTCTACCGTTACCTGCGAACCTACGCCTTCTCCTTCACAATTGTCTTTTGTGAATACCTTGCTATATACACCAACAAATTGGTTTTTATCTATGCAAGTACCTTTCTTATTTGCAAGATCTTGTTTCTGTTCTTCCATAGCTGCTTCAGCCAACGCGTTAGCTGCCTCCTGGCTTTCCCTTGATACAAAAGCATCTGGATATCCGGCAAGATCCTTTTCAGTCAAATCAACGAAGCTTCCGGTCTGAGATTCGGCATCGCAATCATTTTTCTGAACACGAGCCGAAGCCTTTCCTATAAAATAATTAGGATCCTCAATGCATTCACCATTAAGGTTGGCTTGTTCTTGGCCGTTTCTCTCTATATCATCAAGAGCTTTCTTATCAGCATCTTCTTGACTTACGTCTGATGTATATTTACCGGCTTCTACTGTGTAAGTGTAAGGTGCTCCGATAAATCCATCTTCACAGTCATTTTTATAAAATACTTTTGACTTCTCTACGTTATACCATAAATTTGTTTCACATGTACCATGCTCATTAGCATAACCTGGACCTTCAGCTTCCAAGGCATCCAAAGCCTTCTGATTAGCATCCTCCTTAGAAACAGAAGAAGAGAAGCGGCCGGCTTCTACAACATACTCTACCATAGATCCAACTTCAGTTACCTCACAATCTGTCTTTTGGAACATTTTGGATTTCCTGTCGTTGTACCATTTTATGGTATTGCAAGTACCATGAGAATTAGCATAGTCTTGACCTTTGGCGTTCAACTCAGCTTCAGCCTTACGGTCAGCATCTTCTTGGCTTATGGTAGAAGAAAATTGCCCGGCTTCGATTGTCATCGTAACCAAACTTCCTTCTTCGGTATCAGGATCGCAATCGTTCTTTCTAAACGACTTTGATTTCTTGACATTGTACCATAATATGGTTATACAACGACCATGCTCATTAACCCAGTTCTGACCATTTTGTTCAATGTCTTTCATAGCCTTGTCATCAGCATCAGACTGAGATATGATAGATGTGTATTTTCCGGCCTCAACAACGTACTCAAGCTCTTCCCCTTTCTCTGTCTCAGAATTACATCCTTCTTTTGTGAAAAGAGCTGACTGTCTTTTATTTCTATAAACTACCTGTTCTTTTTTTTTATGAACTAACGTACATTCTTCAGATACGCTACCGTCCCTGGAAGACACCCTTATCTTGACACTTCTGTTGGCACCAGTATCATTTTCATCAAAGTAAATATTAACCTTACTGTTAAGACCGCCTTCTTTCTTATCTATGTTCGCCCAACAATTATCTACTTTCATTCCTAATCCTCCATCTTAAATTTTCAGGATTTGTACTTACGTTGATTACCTCCGGTGATCCATCTGAATCAAGATCAACAACATCCTTGTCCAGGTGAATCTCCTCCTTATCCACAGACTCGCATTCAACTATTTCAATAACATAATCTTTTATATTACTTTCTATACTTAACTGCGTGCTTGTTTCATCACCCTCAATTTGTTCAAATTCCTTATCCAATTTAATGTAAGGAACGACCTTTCCAGGCTGATAAATAGGAATCAGTACACCATTTATAGTTATGTTCTCATTAACTTCATTCCCATCCTCATTGCCAGGCATGGAAACAATCATCGAAACCTGGAACGTGTCTTCAAGACCCGGATCACCAGGGAAACCATAATCAAGCCTAATATCATTGACGTCAATATTAAGACCGGAAGCGGTAGTAAATGCCTTTATAACACCCTTTATACCACTATCTCCTGTAATAAGGGCATTGATAGAAGCGGCGTTGGTAGTAATAAGGATCTGCTTATCTCCACCAGATATAGGGAACTCCAGCCTACTAACCGACACTTCTGTGATCTTAATACCTTTTTGCTTGAAAGTAATGGCTTTCATGCTTTCGGTATCGGACTTCTTCACAATTCGGATAGTGATCCTATCTTCCCTTCCTTTCCAAGATGGAGCATCGAAATTCATTTTATCACGACCGACACCTTCCTTCTTATCTGAGGTAAGCCAAGAACCATCATCCATCTTATATATTCTTTCTTTGCTCATAATAACCCTCCTTCATTAAAGTGTCAGTTCCCATTCAACGCCATCATCGACAACCACCTGTACCGTAGCCGTACCGCCTGTGGCTTCAAATGTTATGTCAGTAGGAATAACATCAAATATCTCTTGTACGCCAACACATCCTAAGCCGCAGATAATATCCTTAAACCATTCCTCTTTAGCGTATTTTTTAAGAACTTCTTTAAAGAACTCACGAAGCCAATCTGAATCAATAGATTCCTTAAGTATGGTTTCTATTATTTCCTTAAGCCAAGATTCGTGCATTTCCTCTTTTAGAATCTCTTTAATAAGCTCGATAATAGTTTCTTTATCTAACTTATCAGAAGGCACAGAGCCATCAACGAGATTACCCCCGCATATAAATCCTTTGCATTTTTCTGCCATTTCTTATCCTCCTAAATTAACAATGGAACCCATAAGAACTATTTGCCTCTTCTCGGTACACGACCCTCACTTCAGCAAATTCGTCTTGTTGACACATATCCCGGCAGAACTTAACAGTACGACCCTGGACTTTATACATATCAGAAGGTACAACACCTCCGCAATAAGACACAAGCAAAATCTCTGCCGGATCTTTCTTTAGAACCACATGAGAAGTACCGTCAAATACTTCTGTATTGACAGATCCACTTACGTTAATAGCCCTTGAAACGTATTTGGCTAAATTAGCCAAAGCCATGTCTAAAGGCATACCATGATACAAACCAGCTTCTTCTATAGTTTCTCCATCATAGAATATGTTAGAAGAAGGAATATTGCAATGATGCGGGCGTTCGCACCCACCATGACTGCCAAAACAACCGTTACCTGTTATTGCCATTGTTACTCAAAATATTTATTTTTTGTTTTAAAAATTCTATTTCCCTATCCTGGTATTCCATACGGCATATCATTGCATTGATTAAAGCCGTAAGATCAGATTTCTGAGCCAGACTGAAGTAGCCAGCGTTGATGCCGTCCGCGCAGTACACGCAGTTCGTGCAGGTGTATCCGTCCGGGCATGGCACCGGCGTCTCGTCCACATGTGGGACATATACGTGTTTGCCACTTAAGCCCTCACCAATTTGTGCACTCTTTTCCATTTTGTAACTGTTTTTCAAGTTGTTCAACCCTTTGTTTTAGAAGCGTATTCTCTTCTACCATCCTATCCAAAAACTTATCTATGTTTTCAAAAACCAGTTCTATATTGTGCATAACCTCATTATAAGGCATACCTGGAGTTAATTTGGATATGAATGTCTTGCATCCTGTATAATGAATGCAATGATCGCTTAAATGGCCATACGGGCAATCGCATTCTTTTGGAAGAATCTCGCAATTGTCCGTACAGTCATTACACGGATCAGACCCGATACAAATATTAGATCTCAGAATATCAGGTCTGTCATCTTTACAAGTGTTACAATTCATGACTTTCTTTTTTTGGTGCAAGATAGTGATTTTCATCCACACCATCACAAAAAGAAGTCAATCAATGTATTCCAAACGGTTAGTGCTGCCTTTAAAAACGTATCCGCAATGTAAGACTTGTTAGCAGACTAACGGATTTATCAGTGTTATCTTTTATTGTTAATAATAGTGTTAATTGTCTCTCGTATTTCTACGATGCAAATGTGTATATAATATTTTAAAGCCACAAAACAAAATGTTTAAAATATTTTTAAATCTTGTTTTGTGGCTTATAATCAGAATATTGAAAATATGATATATCACAAGTAAGCCCTATACACTACACAAGGCTGCGCCTTAGCGCTGCGCTATTGATGGCCGCGCCATCAATAGGTTGCGCCCATCAAACCTGCGATTGACTGACGTCTAACAACAGTTGGGCAAGGCCGCAATAGGTGCGATACGAACCAGAAACGGCGTAATGCGCATGCAGATGACGAGGCGAGCAAAAGCCATTGTACGCATAACCGCCAAAACGAGCAACCACTCTGGACTTCGTACCGATAACTGAAGCCCAGTAGCAATTGTCATATGTATAAAAACATTCTCCTGTTCCGATACTTCCCCCTTTTTTATCCTTCCATCCGGCATAAGGGATACGGTGTAAAGCATAACTATCTCCTAAATTTTGGGTAGTTGCTATCTTTTTATATTTAGATTCAAAATTAAAAACCTCACCATTATTTATAGTAGACCTTTTCTCATATGTCCATTTCTTTTGATCTGGCTCTATATAGATATCAATAGTATTACCTATTCGAGTGACATTAGGATCATTTAAACAAGTCCCTACCTGTTCGTATCCCCCTCCACAATATCTAAAGATGTCTCCAGACAAATTCATACCATCGAATAAAGACATCCTTAAAATAACTTCCAAATCAAATTCTGCTGGTTCGTCATTTTCGTCTAAGGCTGATATGGTACCAGTCATTTCCTTAAACACAATAACATTCATATGACCTTCAGCCATACTTTTGGTTCCCTGAACGCTCTTATACCAATATTTTCCTCCATAAAAATCAAACTCTAATCCTTCCTCTACTCCTGTCTCAAATGCAAAAGAAGCAGCCATCTGACTTTCCATGCACTGTTCTTTAGGATACTCTGAATTTATGAGATTAGAAAAATAAGTTTTTTTAGTAGGTTCATAATGGATAATAGAAGCATCTGTAGCCCATGCTCCATACAGCCACGACTCTTCTCCCTTTTTACGGTATTTCACTCCTCCGTATTTGCGATAATTGACATCATTACCTATTCCGTTATTACTTGATATTCCGGAACCGAAAGTGTCTGGATTAACTAAGTATTTAGTACCGTACAACATTTCAAGGTATATGATATAGGCATTCAAGGTCAAAAAACCACCTTCAGAAAAAGGATAAGAAGATTCAGGATCTACGTTATTAGCCCTCGAATACTTAGCTATATTGATTTGATTTACATCATTGCTTCTCGGATAAGTTCTTCCATTTAAAAACATCGTGCAGGCGTTACCAACTCCGGCTCCGGATTTACAATTTGTTTCTCCCTCATACAAGAAAAAGAAAGATCTTGCCTTGGAGTCTACTGTACATACCGGTCCAGGAGATAAGGCCGTGGGCGGCAGCACAGGGCACGTCTGGCGCAGGTCAAGTCCGTCCAGCATAGGAACCGTGTCTGCGTCGTACACACCAGACCATATTTTCCCGCTTTTGCCAACTACCTTATCAACTACATACAGACTCTTGCTACATCCTAAGAATATGCTATAATTCTTTGAAGTAGTCTCCCAAGGTCTTAAAATCCTTACCTCTGATCCTGATACATTATAAAGTTTTTGACCAATACCATACTCTTCGTAAAAAGCCTTAGCGTCAAATGCTCCAGCATTACAATACTTATTTTTATGACCGCTATCCAAATACAGTTCCACATCGCATTCGGCTCTCATTTCCTCGGTTATGCCTACCGTAGGAGCAAAATCTCCATTTTCAAATCTAAGGAGATTGTTCTTACGAAGCTTTCCAACCGGACGCACTTTGTCTCCGGTATTTTGAGTCATGTCTATAAGGTAAAAATCCCAAGAAGGGAGAAGGCTTTTGTCGCCAACTGATTCTGTGGCTTCTGGAGGAAGCTGATCCTCAGCCCAAGCGGATGCTGATCCTGAAGCACCTTCTTTAAGAACGTTGAAAGTATTACCATCAGACAAAACAAAAGGTTCAGATCCCTCCCCTTTCTTCGATAAAAACTTTTCCCTCTTACCAACTTGATTAACGACGATGCTCTTCTTGGCCTTATTCCCTTCATCAGAAATAGTGTAATTCAAAGTCGTATCAAGACCTTCATTTATTTCAGAAAACACCGACACCAGTTTATCATTCTCACCTTCTGTCGGATTAAATTTTACGTTGCTCATTTTCAAAAATCAAATTTGCATTCATCAACAACAGGCTCGCATTTGGTATTTTCATTAACCCATTTCATGCCCTCTTCTTCCAGTATCTTCTTAGCCTTTTCATTGGCATCATCAACGCTAATGAAAGACGTTACGGTACCGGCGTATATCCTCCTGTATTTCTCAGGAGCCTTCCATCCTTCCTTACAACGTTTACTAAACCAACCATGTTGATCTTCGTTGTAATAAACGGTTTTACATACTCCAGATTCGTTAGCGGCAGCCTGCCCTTCTTGCTCAAGAATCTTCGCAGCTTCGTAGTTGGCTATTTCGGTACTGAACTTAGACCATACACGCCCGGCCTCTACCACGTGATGTGTGAGCTGTTCTTGTTTTTGACCATCAGGACAATCATTTTTAAAGAAATCCCCTTCCTGTCTTGTGTTATAATATACCTCGCAACATCCACCTACTTTATTAGCATACAACGGACCTTCTTTCTCCGCAAACTCTTCCGCTTTCCTATCTGCATCATCTTGGCTTATATCCGAACAAAATTCAGCCTCATGAACGATAAACGTTTCTTCAGAACCAAGATCTTCCGGACAGTCCGATTTCTTGAAATCTTTTCTGTATTCTTTGTTGTAATACATCTTTTTCATGACAAGATCTTATTAAGTTCTTCTTTGAATTTCTGAATCTCGTCCGGGCACAACCCGCATTCCCCTTCACATACGATTCTTCTCATACGATCTATTTTAAGAACCGTATCTATATCAGGTTTTATACCTACCTTATACTTATGATATTGTAGATACCGATCAGCCTTACATGCTATAAAACGATCAGCGCACTCACATAAGTAAGATGAAGGGAAAAGAATTTGCTGTGTACTTCCGGTAGCTGCCATATCATTTCACGGTAAAATACCTGGCGTATTCTTTATTTATGTATTCAGAATAAGTAGCAAGATCATCCGGATCCGGGCACTCGTTCTTCAAATTAACAATCCAGCCTCTTACCAGCTTTTGAATATCAGCATACCTTTTACTTACACCTCCTACAAACCTGAACTTACGATGAAGGTCTATGATTTTCTTGTCCAATACAGCAAGTTCATCGTATTTCTGAATACAAGCCGCATTAGAATCAGCTTTAGGTGTCGTATTCGACTGAGGCTTTATAGCCCTATTTCTATTAACAGAAGTAATATTACTTCTTCCACATCCACATCCCATAACTTATTTATATTTAATTAATTACATTTTGCAACCACAATTTTCACAATTATTGAGAACGTAAATCAATTTAGATGCTTTTTCGTATAATTGTTTTACGTTTTCAAAATTCCCTAATCTCATATTAGCTTCAGCCGCAGCCAGCAGAAACTCTATTTCTTTTATTTTGTCAATAACGTCATCATCCTCATGATCACATAACACAGTTGACCTGGCCCATATCTTATCTATGTTAAGACGGATCAGATCTGTTTTTAAATACTTTCTGTTAAATGAATAAGAGGAAGGACTTCCTTTTATGGTAATATCGTATATACCATCTTTTAGGTTTTCAAAATCATTTCCGCGACCTGGATTTATGCCAAGGGTCTTACTGTTGAATACATTCAACTGATTCTTACCAAGATAATAAACATACTTATTTTCATCTTCAGGTGGCACAATCTCTATAATAGCCGGTCTGTCTGCCAGTATCCCCCATTCCGACTGATCGGCTATGCGAAGCGTTTTAGGGTTGTTGGTGCTTATAACCTCAAAATCAAGATGGATGTTGTTCATACTCTCCTCCCATCCCATTCTGGTAAGGGAATCATCGTATCTGGCTGTTATATCAGCTCCCTCTACCTCAGTGCTATTAACACGTACCTCGGTACCATTTATCTTGACTCCTACTATTTGGGCTACCAACGACTTAGCCATACCAAACATAGGAACAATGATTTCCCCGTTATAATCAGTTCCTTCATTTGGATACTGTACTACTTCCGTCTTGTACAGGCCATCATTTCTTCTGGCTACTATTCTAATAACCATCTGATTTTCCACATCATAGTCGGTCATTACTATCCTGACATAGAAAATGTTATTTCTTATCTGTGGTAAAATATCGATATAGTTCATACCTTATCTTTTTCTACAAAGATAAGTAAATGAGGTGATAAAAGTTTAAAATGTTGTGTATTAAATAAAATAGGACGTGATTATTACCATATCCGATAATAGATTCCAGCGCCTAAGTAGGGGGAGAAGCCCTCGCGCCCAACCCCATACCCTGCCGTCAGTCCTATGCCCCAGCGCCGGCTCTTTTCGTATATTATTTCTTTTTTGTGGTAGATGATCATAGTGTCCAAATTAGGTCTGTATCCGCTTATAACAGCCCGATAATCATCTGTGTTGTATGTTTTTCTTTGTATAGGAATATTGATATAAACAGTGTCTTTTATCGTATCTTTTTCAACTATAGCATCCATAGGGAAAGGTATTTCTACCTCCCCTACGTCAACTATATACTGAGGAACAGGAATAGATTGGATAATGGTATCTATTACCGTATCTATTTCTATATTGTGTATTATTTCTTTCTTCTTACATGTTTTACCAAACAAGAAAGATATAAAACACAGTAGAAGAACTCCTAACACATGCCCTACCCTCATTTTTTGCAAACACATTTCTTACCCTCCTTTTTATTATCTAAAAGATCTTGTATTTCACCATTTTTTATACCTTCTTTTAACTCCTCTCCGAATGGAACTTTTTGCCACCAACTTACTTTACTAAAGAAGTACTTAACGCCTTTTACTATCATCAAATCAGGTGCAAGGTCGCCGAGGCGTTTGAATGCCATTCCGCCGTATAATATTAAGGCGAATATCGTAATCCACTGAAGAAGCATGTCTATAAACTCTGGGGATTTATGCCCTCCCATAGACATAATAAGATCCATTCCGGATATGGTGAACAACCCGAAAGAGCAGGCCGCGAACTCAAGAAGGATTTTCAAAACTCCCATTTCGCTTATGCATGTCAATATCTTAAAAGGCCTCTTTCTCTTTCTTCGGATATAGCAGTGTTTGATACTTTTTATAGTAGCTAACAAAAGATTTATAGCTAATATAAACAATATAGAATATATAAGGTGGTGAATCTCCTGGAAATTCATCCACAATGCTGATAATCCGGAAATGAGAAAAGCCCAGAAACTTTCTAAATTCATCCTTCCTACAAATCTGTAAGCCATATTAGAACATAGTTACTTTCTTGCTACTTCCAAGAGAGTCATATACGTCAATATGGACCCAATTGGTACCTGATTCTAATCTAATGGGACAAGGAAGTAAATCCTGTGACTGAATTATTTTATTCCTTGCCTCTTCTGCCGTCATACCCTTGGCGTCAAAATCGATGGCTGCCCCAAGCATATGAGGACTGATATACAAAGACCCTGATACGGTTTTGGATTTTACTATATCCGAGATATTGTTCCTAAACCCACGTTCATCAAACCTTCCGCCCGACTTCCAGGTATTAACCGTCATCGGAGTTTTCAAGATATCTTTCCTTAAAACCAGTATCGTGTGAAGCAACTCAGTTCTTAAATACCTCCAGCAAAGATCTTTGTCTCTACCGTATTCTTTAGGACCAACTAATTCAACAATACTAAAATACTGACTCAATTCTTTTATAATATCTTTTCTTTCCATAACTTAACCTTTTTCACAAAGATAATTAGAACCTTACCGATATGAAAAATAAGTAGAGTCGGGATTAAAGAAAAACCCCTGCATAAATAAATATACAGGGGTTATCCATAACATTAACAACAAATCACGACCTAAACAACCCTCACGTATCCTGCTGATACAAGATCAGAAAGATTCTCGTAAGCCAAAGGGATGCCTGAATCTCTTATGCAAAGATACTTAATTTCTTTGTCAATGTAATACTTTCCATTCTCTAAAATAGAATTATATACCCAAGGAATAGGATCGTCTATCGTACCTGAATGCTTTTCTTGAACAACCATATACAGACTTTCGGCTCCACCTCCCTGGCCAGGAACCCAATCAGCTTGTAGATTGTGATTTTGCCTTACTTCAAACAAAGTCCAATCCAAATCCGAAGGTTTGTTTTTGCTGCGGAAACGTTGCCCTTTTACAACAGCCGTACCCATAGGAAGACCTTTGTCGCCATAAACTCCATCCTTATCCCAAATAGGATACAATCCTTTTATCTTAAGAGCCAGACTCTGGTCAGTATTCTCCAACATAGCCGGCGTATTGATCATCGCCCTCATGTACATGGCTATAGCCTTCTCCGGATCGTTAGCTTCAAGGATCTTATTTTTTTCTATGATCTGATCCTTTGTCCTTACCAACTTCTCAGGATATCCTTCATCCACTTTCATAGATTCAACTTCACTCCTGTCAATTTTAGAAGCTATTTCCTTTTCTATGGCAGCAGTACGATCATCGCATTCAGATTCATATACATGCATTTCATTCATTGCCGTATTAGCAATATCAAGCTCGTATTCTGAATCTGCTACAGATACGGTGTATATCCCGCTCCCTTTTGCTACATCAATATCGTTTTTAACCTTCTGCCTCATGCTGCTGTTATACCATATCTGTTTACCATCCAAGCTATAAGAGCGGACAGCATCAGAATAAGCATATTCCCTGGCCTCAGAAACTTTCTTATCCTTAGCCTTGGCAAGCAACTCCTCTTCAGTTGGTCCAGGAGGCTCCGGGTCAAGCTGCATGGCAATAACTTCTTTCACACTCGCATCAGGATTGTCTTGATGGAATTTTTCTTGATCGGAGTCAAGTTGAACCCATTTACCATCTAAGAAATCTTGGTAAGAATACCCTACTTCGTAAGAAGAGGAATCCAACTCGTATCCTTCCCAGTAAAAACCTTTTACGTTTTTATTTACATAAACCATACTCTATCCTTTCTGTTAAGCTTGTTCACCTACTCTGATAACTAACTTATCATTAATATACCAGATACTTAATTCTATAAAACTATTTTTAGGTACTACTACGCTATCGCCTGACATGCTCTGGAACAGGCCAGAGGTAGGAAGCGGCTGCGTGATGTCTGTGCCGGTAGTGTTGTTGACCCGCACCTGCCATTCCCTCCCAACATCCTCAGCAGATACGGCCATAGACAGGTTCGTAGCGGAAGCTACGTTGGCTATGATATTATGAGCATCTATTGGCAAACTTGCTAATGTTGTGACAACATTAGGAGTCTTAGCCATAAACTTCAAATAAGATAACATGTCATTAGACAACGTAGCCGTATTAGCTATAGCTCTATATGTCTTATCTTGGGAAACAACATAAGTTACCATCTCAATGTCTATATAAGATCCAGATACGTCTTCCTTTGAGTTGGTGTTATTAAATAAAACAGCTATTATTTTTAATTCAGAATTATCATTGTCTAAAAAATAATCCAAAGAAAAATAATAAAAACTAAGCTTACCTAATGTAATATTGTTATTGTAAGCATTCAGAACTTTTGCATACGAATCCTCATCAAGAGTTCCAGAAGTACTGGGAAATATGGATAAATCAAGATAAGATGAATCTACTCCTGTACTTACCATACCAAGTGATTCAAGCACCTTAGTTCCACCTTCTTCAGTAACCAAAATATATTCGTTATACACGTTTTTAGTTTCTGTAGATGCCACATCGTCTTTTACAAGATACATGACATTATCCTTCGCTTCTTCAACAGTAGGAAGTTTGCTAACAATCTGTTTCTTCCACCCTGCTGCCGAAACAGCATCATCTATGTACTGTTTTGTTACATGATCTCCCCATGTCATATTACTAAGAAGAGTCTTGCTACCGTCCTGACTTCCGGCAGGAGGAGCCGGGATGAGGCCTCCCTTCCCCGACTCCGAACCTGTTCCAGGAGCAGCCTGCACCACATTCTCAAGTCTGGAATCAACCTCCTGGCCTTCGAATTTACTGTTATAACCTATTTCTGCCATATTTATTTTTTGTTAATTTTATCCAACAACTTCTTGACCTGGTCTACGATGTCCATCACCGCACCAACCTTGTTTTTTACGTCCTCAACCTTCTGATCAATCTTAGAATCCAAAGCCTTTAAACGATCTTCGTTTTTACGATACACTAAATACAGGGCTAAACCGATGATTGCTATCGTAAGGATATTAGCCAAAACGCATCCGATTATTATCTGAAACATGATGATTATATGGTAGATAACGCTACCACACGCTTTAATTATTCAACTTTTTACAAATATAGTAATTGCCCCAACCATAACAAGATCAAAGACACTCGTCATTAACATCAGACACCCATTCTTTAGATGAAAGAACAGATTCAAACTCAGAAGAAGGGCTATCATATACCGAATACGGATATTGAGGATCGTCATCAGCCTGCGCGTCTAAAGACTTAAATAGATGGTCATAATGTTCTACGTGTAAAATAACCCAAGAGCCGTCTACGCTCGCTCTTGGGCTACCTGTTCCTAATTCACGTTTCTTTTCTTCAGATACGGAATCATATACTTCTTTTGGTATGATAATGAATTTCATATTATTTTGCTTTTAAAGTTTGTAAATAGTTATATGCTTTGATACAATCTTCCCTGGAGAGGACTGTAAGATAAATCGCTAAGTTTTTGAAAGCAATTTTAGTATATGTGTTACCTGAATATCCTATAGTTAAGAAATTTTTACTGGTAGATTCCGTTTCTTCATTATAAATAGATTCTTTCCAGTCTTTTGAATAAATCCTGCCATCAGAACAAATTGCATTAACGGTATTTTGATCGGGAATCAAAATATTTCTACCATTTTTTATATTAATGAGTATTGGATTATAATTATAAATGACTATACTATCAAATTTTACAATACCAGCATTGTCATTTTTCCCTGTATTTATAAGCTCCCAATCTCCTATTACAGTCCAATCATTACCCATTTCAAATGTAGACGAAGTTATCTTATCATCCACCCCATCAGTAACCAGATATCCTTCGTATTCGGGGATTTGCTCTATAGTAATGTCACAGGATTCTTGTATTTTATCTAATGTAAATCCATACCAATCTCCATTTGCTTTAAATAAAAAAGACGGTAATGTATAAGTTCCATCTTCTGATATTTTGTATATCTGTTGTCCTTCAGAAGTTACTTGTTTATAGGATAGAGTTTGACCATCTTTCAGTCCATAAACTTTTATCTTATAAGAAGGAACTGTAAAAGAAGGTTGTTCAGGATAGGATTGATAATATAACTGTGTAGATGCAACTTTAACTGAAGTTATATTTACAGAATAACTCGTCCAAGTTAAATCCGCTCTATCAGTAGATTGAACCCATCTACCACCAGCATAATTCTTAGCATACAACCCATACCCGCTCCCTTCTGCAAACCCAAAATTAGACAGTACAAGATTATTACCATTGCCCGTAATGTTAGCAATAGTAGCACGATCTTCGTCCTCGTTGGTCTTGCCTACCACTGTCCATGCCTGGTCGGGAAAGAGCCAGGGATAGGTTTTAACGAAGTAGTCTTTGATCTTGGTCAGTTCTTCTTCGGTGGCATCGTGGTCGAGAAATACAAGTTCCCAGATAGCAACATTAGAACATGGAGATAAATTTTCGTTAACCTTCGCAACTATCAATTTATCACTCCCTAAAAACTCTCCAAATTTTATTTCTTTACCATTATACAGTTTAGACGTTTGATAGGTAAAAGAAGATTTTTCCCTACCTAAGTTGGTATTGCTTCCAAAAGAGATTTCTAAATTGGGGTAATTGTTTTCTAAGTTATTATACTCAAATACAAACGCACCATCCCGATTCCAATTTTTGCTATTAGATACCAGTGCTGTTATACTGTTCTTTTCTTCAATCCACTGTCTCAACGCCACAACCGTATATCCCTTTTCCTTAGTCAAAATAGGGAAGTTATCACAAACACCATAATCGTTTACTCCGTCAAAGACGAGTGCACCAGGATAAACATCACTAATACCCGAACCCTCCTTCCAAACGAAATTCTTCAACTGTAGATCATGACCATTACCTGTCTTATCTACCCATACAGGATTGGCAGCCATCTGCTCATTAGTAAGACCGGAAGCTGAATATCTGGCTACGATACCTTCTATATCCGGGAAGGAATCTACCTTGCATGGCAGGTCTAATATCATTTTAGCATACTCTTTAAAAGGTATGGAAGTAGGTACATCATACCCTTTGGATATAAGGGCTTGCCTTATATCCTCTTTGGTATTGATGATCCTCATTAACTTATCTGATATGGTTCCCATTACACTTCCTCCCCGTTTATGTAATCCAATACCGAACCTATATCTCCGATGTCCGATTTTATTGACTCACCTTGAGAATGTATTTCAATAAGCTTCTGATATAAGGTATTATCCCCTATACGATTATTATCTGTAGCCTGCTGCTCGATCTTAGTTATCGTATTAGGATCTTCGTACTTAGTACCATCAGGACCATACCATTCATCCGTTAAATTAGTGTATTTGTGACGGACTGGAGTCGGTATAGACTCCAATGTTATTAAATAATATTCGTTACAACTCATGACAATAAGATTTAATGGTTACAACAATTACATCTACAAACTGTCTTTACATATCCAGTAGGAATAGCGGCCAGCGTCGTCCCTACGGCTATCGCCGGGTCAGTGCTTTCCATAACTGTCAGCGCCATCTTGTCTATGTCAAGGTCATTGTCGTAAACGATTTCTCCCTCAACGTAAATGCTCCCTGCATCAGAAACGTAGCAGTTTTTCACCTGCCTTATATGGCGCTGTGTAGCAGACGCAAAATCACACTCGATACTTAACCACCCTACCGGTATCTGATCAATATTGGATCCGATATTGTAATCAGGATCGGTTGTTTTAAGAACCATATGTCTCAATTCCCTTGTATTTCCGTATCCGTCCATTGTTATGTATGTCCGGATCTGAACCTTGCCCTTTTCCGTCTTATAACAGTTTTCTACTATTTCCGTATCGGATGTAGTAGCATCAGGGAAATCACAGACAATACGTTGCCATCCTTCTTGTATTTTGCTGAATGTTGCGCCTCTTTGTATATCAGGGTCGGTAGTTTCTAAGACAATAAGATACTCGTCCCGGACTCCTATTATGCTATCTACCGACCTGTATCCACCAAGATGTATTTTACCACCAGGAGTAGTATAACATTCATCTACGGACATAATATGTCTTTCCGTAAGATCGGGGAAGTCGCATTCGGTTTTCGTCCATTCGTTAGGTATCTTATCTATTCTCGTCCACTGAGGATAGGCGGCGTCCGTTGTCTTAACAATATAATAATACTGTCCCCTTACACCAAGAACGGCATCAATAGCTTGATAGCCTTTTATATTGACCTTGCCACCATCAGTCTTATAACATTCGTCCACTTCAACAATTTCCCTGTCCGTCATGTCAGGAAAATCGCAGACCATCCTCACCCAATCTTCGGGAATGGAATCCATCACGGTTCCTACCTTAATATCAGGATCGGTTGACTGAAGAACGGTATAAACCTCTTCCCTGGCTCCAAGGATGTTGTCTATGGCTACCAAACCTTCTACTTGCACTTTTCCTTTTTTAGTAGTGTAACATTCAAGAACGTAAGTTACGTCTCGTTCTGTCATATCAGGAAAGTCACAAACCATTCTAACCCAATTTTCCGGAATTAGCTTAAAAACATGGCCGGAAGGGAAATTATCGTCAGTTGACTGAATAACGGTATAAATAGACTCCCTGATATTTATCTTATCATCTATGGCTTCTAATCCTTCTATTTCAACCTTACCATCAGGAGTTTTATAACATCTGTTGACAAACGTAATGTCACGTTCTGTCATATCAGGAAGATCGCAGTCGATCATAACCCATTCGTCCGGTATTTTAGTAAGAACCTTACCTACCGGATTATCCATGTCGGTACTGTCGGTAATTCTATGGGTTTCTTTAAGAACATCCATCTGATCGTTAAGAAGATACCAACTCCATACTTCAACCTTTCCACCAGGTGTACGGTAACAGGTTTTGAAATCTTTGATAACTTTCTCAGCTATGTTAATCCACTCCCATTCGGTTGTGGCCGGAATACCAGAAACAGGATGCTTCTTACCTTCTTCGTCAAGATACCAATAACAGCCATTTAAGGACACAACCACTTGGTGGATTTTGTCCCCTATTTTTATACCGGATTTGCTGTCATCTACCGGTTGGGAGGAACCCCATTTTCCAACTATGTTGGTTATTTTGTCAATGCCCCTACCTAAGGCACCGACTAAAGAATCCACGCCGTTCATATGAAATCGATCTATTTCAAATTATTTTATTACAAAAAAGGGGGTGGAGGACCAGCCTCCTCCCCCTTGGGATATATAGAAAAAAGGAAAATCAAATCTTGCAGGGCTTGATATTTGCCGAAGCAGCTAACAAATCCATAAGGTCTTGAATACCTTCGTGAGCACCGTACGGTACATGGAAGTGTACTGTAATATGATCATCAATTACCCTACCGAAGCCGTTAGAATAACGCGCCGGCTTCAACGTTACTGAATAATCAGCATACGGAGCCAACAGGTCTAAGCGGGTTTCTTCGTTGGTAAACATCCGTTCCATAAGTTCTTGGTGAGTCTTACGGAAGTCGAAGAACATACGTTGTTCGCGTTCTTTATCCAGCAATTCAGCGCCAAGGTGAGTACGCGGAGCCCAGTGCTGTTTGTATTCGGTATGGATCAGGTTGAAGTACGTGCTGATAGCCTCGCGCTGTTCATCCGGATAACCACCATTTACAGCAATACGAACAGATCCTTCTTGGAATGTCAGACGGTCAATCAAACAGTCAGACGGAGAAATCATGTAGTCAATACCACGGAACAAAATACCGCATTTGCAGTTCTTAGGAAGCGGATCGGCGATAATGGACTGATCTCCTGCTACGGCACCCAAACGTTTCCAATTACGTCCACGATAAGATTCGGGCGCTTTCGATACAAAGAAGTCTTTGAAAATTTTATCGCATTCGTCGCAAACCATGTTAGTAACGACCGTTGTTTTGAATTTGTGTTGACATCCACCAGGTGTACCGTAATCTTCGATTGTCAGATACGGGAATGCTGCCTGTAATTCTTCTTTAGCACTGTTACCACATTCATCATCCGGCAACGTGATTTCATAAGCTTCTTTCGAAATCTTACAAGAACCACATGCTTCCCAGCTAACGGTAGTAACAGTAGGATTGCTACACATATCTGCTGTTTTAGCAACGAACGTTACTGTGGCAGTCGGATTGGTTTCTACAAATGCATCGATATCAGCCTTCGTCAGTTTCTTGCTTACGGCCACAGTGTACATACCTACGCCGCCATCTTGGGCTGCTGTTTTCTCGGCAGTGCTACTAACGGCATTCTTAATGCTTTCTACTACAGTAGACTGATCAACGCCATCATCCTCTAACGTTACGGCATAAATCAAACCGCCGTCTACCTTAGTATATCCTTCAGGACACTCTTCGCAGCCTTTCATTATAGAAGACAGCTTTTGAGTATAATCAGCAGGCTTACCACCTTCTTTCATCACCTGATATTTGGAAGTAGAAAGATGACGTCCGACTCTCTTGATATCCAAACCAGGATAAGCAGCCTTAAGCTGAGCCAGGGCATAAGCATCACCGGTATCACACATTTCCATACAATAGAAATTCATGTCGGTTTCCACCGGAGTTTTTTCCAACTCGTCACAAGAATGGATAGGATGGATTTCTACAAAATCACCTACCTTTCCACCACCTGCAATCGGCTGATTCTTGATACGTTCGATTGTTTTCAAGATAGCAGCCAAAATATCAACATCTTCGCAAGGATCACATTCTGAACACATATCCTCACGACCAGGACAGTTTTCGAAAATGATGTAATCATCGATATTCACCTCACCCATCGGATAACCACGAAGCTCGAACAAACGTCCTGTCAGCTTAATATGAATAGGGATACGATCGCCTTTTCTTGCTGTAATAGCGGTATTGTCGTCAATTCCGTTGTAACCGAAAATAACTTCATCTACTTTAATTTCTTTGCTCTTCGGAGCAGAAGCATACACTTCTATAATTTCATCAATAGCAAACGTAGGTGTAGAGAATGATTTATCATCAGATACACGGTCGTTCACCATCTCATTACGTCCGATTCTGATCTGGAAACGTTGTTCGTCCTTACGATATCCTTTCAAGTCTTTCAACGCTTTCAAACCATCTTTAGTCTGCTCACCATCCAAATCATAGATAGCGATCTGACCTTCTTGAAGCAACAAAGAATCTACGTCCGCCAACTTAGCGTGCGGAGGACAGATAATGTGTCTGTCATACGGTTTATGGATAGCCATAGCCTTATAATATTTTAAAAATTAATATTCTGTTATCTGTCTCAAAAATAGCGATAGTCATATAAGCAACAAAAAGCATTAGGAATTAATTAATTCTTAATGCTTTTTGATAGTCTTTAATTTAGGACACGTCTTTATTCTGCTATAAAGGAGATTGGACGTTGTTTGAGTCTATTTGATAACGTCCATATTCGCTTTCATTCAAAGCAAATTGCTTTTCAATCATGTTAAGGATAATACCAATTAATTTATCATCTAATTCAGGATCTATATCGGTTGAATTAGAACCATCGGATTTAACATATCCTTCGATGTCAACTTCCTTAGGATAGCGGTAATACGTAAGGTAAACGGTGTCTACTTCAAAACCAGACTTGTACACCCTTACCGAATCTTCGCCTATAGTGTAGAACGTTTCCCTAAAATCAAAATCAGGTTTGTTAAAAAAGTCGGCAAGAAGCTCATGCGGGTTTTCGTTCTTAGCCTCCCACATGGTAAAATCAGTGACCGTGCATTCACCTTTGGTAAATACGCCTGATATGTTTGAAAAAGAAAAGAAATCAGAAGGCAATGAAAACAAAGTGCTTTCCGGATTATCTTTATCTCCTTTCTCGTCAAGTTCTTTTGAATACACAACTAACTTTTGGATATAACGTATATCCTCTTCGTTTTTCTTATCAAGGATATAACGAACAAGGCGGTTTTGTTCGTCATTAAAAAGCTGAACAAAACGTGCCTTGTCAAGTTTTATACCACCGTTGGTCATGTTTTCTTCAGCCTTCTGTAAGGCCCGAAGATAACAATCAACAATCTTCATAAATTATTCTTTTTTATCAGCGTATTGATCAATATCAAAACCTTTTTCGTCTTCCTTTTTCTTCTTGTCAGACTTATCTCCTTCTATTTTTTTATGCTTGTTCTTTAAAGCATTATACGCTTCCAGAACACGTGACTTGGTTTCTAACATCGACTTATTGGAAGCAAGAGCCATAGACGCAGAGATAGCGTCGGCGCCCAGGAGCTCGCCATTCAGATACAGTCCGTCGGTGTTGACGGTGACAGCCAGTCCCTCGATCATTTCCCTAATCATACGATGGAATTTGATCACCTGCATTCCCTCAGAAGATTCATCATCAGACAAGAACCTTGAGCTTGCTTCTTTATACATGTCAACGTTCGTATTCTTAGCATCAATCCAATTAGTGAATATGTATTGAACCATGCTCTGATCAAGCTCTACGCTATATATGATATCAAGATACAAAAGCAGATCGTAGATGCTTTTCCTTTCAGCCTCGGATCCTTTCAGTTTGTTCATGAACTCGTATAAAATATCAGCCTTGTCAATCTGACGTTGTTTCCTGATATCTACGGCCGTAGTCTTGTCTTCTACACAATAATAAGATTCAACGTACATCGGATTACCGTCTTCCTCTTTAGGAGTAAGAGACTTGGATAAAATAGCTATATACAGCTCAAATAAATCACGAACGTCATTAGTGTAGAACAAACGACCATCATATAAGTCAATTCTGTAAGAATCCCAGAAATCGAAGTTCTTTTGGTCCAGGTCCTCATTGACAGTTTCTTCAAACGGATACCGAATATTCTTAATACGCATATCCATTTCATTCTTCTTGTCTTCAAGTGAGTAACCTTTATAACATGCTGAATTGATAAAGAAACCTGTATCATACACCCTAAGATCCTTGTCCCATCCACAACAAGATACTGTCTTGTTCCCAGGGAAAGGAGTCTTGGAAATGCCTCTTTCCTGATATCCGGAAGGAGCTTCTTCATCCATCTTACCTGTTATAACATAAATAGAGTCGGAATATATCTTCATTCCTCCTACGGTAGCCAGCAGTTTCTTAGACTCATGGCTTTCTTCAAAAATCTTTTTTCCCATTTTTTTATATACCCTACGTCTTTTCATATATGAAAAGACTATGTTAGAAACAAAATTTGCGGCCGGTTTTAAAGCCGACCGCAAGTTAATATTAAAAGTTATGATTACAAAGAGCTTGGTAACAATTCAATTGTTACGAACCGGCTGGTATCTTTTACCCAACAAGCCGATACAGAATGGCACCAGAATTGTTCTGACATACGAGGATGGCTGGATACAATTTCTTGAGCCGATACTCTGGATGACCATCTACCTTGTTCGTAACCCCACCACATAGAACCGATATCAGGCTTAACGTAGAATACGTTGCTGTTGATATTACCAATACGAGCTTCGGCTGAAGCAGGGATGCCGGCGAATGCATTGGAATATTCAGGAGCGGTCAAGTCTTCCATAATACATGAATATGATGTGATAGGAGTCATACCGTCTACCAACTGGCTTCTATCTACCATATCAACGTAATCCAAAGAAGGTTCGTGTTCTACAATAACCTTACCAATACCCGGAATAGTAACACCCTTGATCTTTACAGTTCCTAATTCAAGAGCATCGTTTGATCCTGTTACCGGATTATTGATAATACGTTCTGTACCCATAAGCGGAGCCAAGGCACCCAATTGAGAGAAGAACTCATCACGGAAGATTTCAACGATGTTCTTGTAAGCCATAGCACCTACCTTGAATTTCATTACACGATTTTCAATCGGCATATCGCTACGACCACGGAAAATATAGTCAGCAGCAGCCAGGAAGTGTTCGCGCTTGATACCACCCGGACGTGCATATGAGATAACGAAACCACGGCGAAGTTGATGGTACAAACCTTCGTTTTTCATCAAAACACCATTATGACCCTTAACTCTACCTCCACGCATGAACATAAGTTCGTATGCTTCCATCTTAGCCAACTCAGCCAAACAGAACAAAGACACTGTATTGGCTACACGTGCCGTACGCATATCAATGCTTCCGTCACCAAGACGAGAACCGATAATGGCATAACTTGCATCACCTCCTCTGATTTCAGAAAGCTGACGAACTTTCTGGTAAGCCTTGTCGATGAAATTCTGTGTACGTTCGTCCGCATAAGCCAAAGACTTAATACCAGCGTACATAGTCGTTTCACCTTCAACACCACGGTGTCCACCAAGCGTAAATTCACAAGTCATAGAACCGGCCTTAGAAGCACCTCCTACACCAGAGAACTGAGTAGAGAACTCACCAAGAACGTTTGTTACCTTCCAGTATTTAATACCGGCGCGAAGCATGTCTTTCGGGAAGTATTTAGCACGAGAACGACCCCACAGCTTACACCAATATCTCCAGTTTTCACCTTCTTGTTTCGGAGGGCGCTCTGTAGAGATAAGAGCCTGGCAACCGTTAATCACATCGTAAGTAATAACATCTCCTTGTTTGAATTGTGCATTCAACACAATTTCGAAGAAGCTTTCATCAATACCAGGTTTTGCATATTTCAAAGACGTGTCTTCTACTGTAACCACCTCATACGTTTCTGATACCGGAAGATCATAACGGAATGAACCATTGATACCATTTACGGTAATAGTAGCATCCTGTTTAATCATACCCATATACATAGGCAGAGGATAGTTTGTAATGTTAGAAAACAACTCAAGCATACCCAGATGGTTCTTATCCGGATTTTCGTAGTACCAATCTTCTAAAGAGCTAAGATCGTGCTCTACGATACTTTGCTTAACGACTTTAGCGTCGGTATATCCAATCACCGTGTCACCATTCATGGTGGCCGGGAAATTTTTTGTTAAAAGTACATTAGCCATGAACGAAAAAATGTTTTAATTTTTAATCTATACTGATTTCATCGAACTTCACACCTTGAACTTGATCACCTTTATCATCTACCGGAGCTACCCTCTTGTCTTTATTTGTGTGGCTGATGAGCTTATAAATTTTCTTCTTCTCATCAACTACAGCTTGATTCGACTTCTGTTTTATGAACTCTCCTGGGTTCATAAGAAACATAATCAAATCTGGCGCTTCTTCCGGATTCATCATCATCTCCCTTACCCTATTAAATGCTTTGGTAATTCCGGGATTCGATTCAGAAGGTTTTAGGGCAAAATCAAGAGCTTTAGATACCATAGTGTCATTTAGCTGATACTTTGCCTGGATAGAAGACTTAAGGTCTTTCTTATACCTTCTAAAATCTTCTGCATCCTTCGCCTTCTTTTCGGCAGCCTCTTTAGTACGTTGCTGGATAATATCATCCATTCTCTTATCAAGCTCAGCCTTATACTTTATAGCCTTTGCTTCAACATACTCTTCTCCTTTATTGATAATGCCTTTGAAAAACTCATCAGCTTCATCTTTAGGCAACCCAAGAAGATCAACATAATGGCGAACGATCTTTATCTGATCTGCTTTGTTTTCAATGTCAAGCTTTTCTATCGGAGCGACATTCGTATCATATTGCTTAAGAATATCAACGATATTAGCGCCAGCCTTATCAGCCTGAATAAGCTTCTTGGTAATATCAGAAACAGAAGTAACATCTATCTTATCCTTAACAATATCCTCTTTCTGGCTTTCAAGGACTGTAGATAGTATGTCACACAACGAATCTTCTTTACTAAAATCAAGATCATTGATAGTAATCTCTTCGCCGTTTTCACCGCTAAATACCACATCTTTCAAATCGGGAATGATCCCTCTTGAAGAAAGGGCATCCAATACTTTTCTGTAATTGACAACCGGGGTCTCTACCGGATCCTGTTTAACGTCAACCACATTCTCTTCTCCTTTTTTATCCTCTTTAGGATCAGGAGTAGGATCGACAACCGGCTCTTCTTTAATTTGAGAACCTTCTTCTACAGGCTTCTCATCTTTTTTAGCCGGTTCATTACCATTAATAGGCAGAATATCTTCTTCCCTATTATAAACATCATCAACTGGACCGATACTAAAAATATCGTCCAATTCTACTATTCCATTTTTTTCTAATTTTCCCATACTGCAAAAATATTTAAATACCTATATTTCAGACAAAAAACTTATAAGTGTTTAATCTTCACTAAAAATTAAACATCCCCAAATTTTATTAGAGATTTTCTAATGAAATTTGGGGATGTTTAATCCTTAATTCTTATTGATTCCGGCTACATACCTTTTGGTGGCATCTTCCCTCGCTCGTTGAGCAAGCTCTTTGGATTTTAATTTTAACTCTTCCATTTTCATTCTCATTTCATCATCATGAAGTTTGGAATCGTTTTCAATTTTCTTATCCTCTATCCTTTCATTGCTTTCTATATCAGCTTGCCTTACGGTCTGATCTGAAACAGAAGCCAGGAAGTTGAGGGAGGTGGCGTCGCTCTTGGCGTCTGCCGCCCTGCCTGCCGCCTGAATCTTCTCTTGAAGTATCCTGTATTGACCTTTCTTGTCTTCCAAAGCAAGTTCATGCTGACGTTGCTTATCCTTCTCAGCAGCTTCAGCTTGTATCTGTTGCTGGTTAAGCTGCATCTGATTCTGTTGTTGCTGCTGCATCTGACGCTCGTTGTATGCGCGAGTATTCCTTGCATTCTGTATAAGTTCCACCATAGAATCTGATGTGAAGATAGATGCAAGATCGTAAATATCGCCTCCGGCTGTATTTAGCTGCAACATGAAAGTTTTAAATTTCTCAAGCTCATCCCTTTTCTTGGAATTAGATAATGCCTGAACACCAAGATGCCTTAGACTAAGACCGTCGGTTCCTATAGATAAAAACGCTCTGGTAAGATCACTTTTTGTGTACATTACAGAAATATCCTTTCCTTCTTCCTGACATTGTTGAGCAACAGCCAGATGAAGATCCAAAGCGCGTTTCTTGAAGTAACCGAAGTTATCAAAGTATATCTGTGTTTGTAACATAGATGCTGTAACGCCCTGCTGGACCCCGGTGGCGGTCTCATACCTGTTGGGGCCGTTAATTACTTGAGGCGTGATACCAACCATTTCAAAACATTTCATCCTCGACCATTCAGCAAGTTCCATTCTTGTTTTAAGTTGCTCTGTCTGGGACAAATCATAGACAGCAAACTGGTTGAAAGGGACACCACCTTTCGTGTTTTGAGATGAGGTATCTAATGTAAGAGCACCTACAGACTTAGCTACATCAAGAAGGTTTGCCCATATATCAGCCACATCTTCACCCAAATCCTTGTATTCACTCGGAACCAGATTTATATCTCCTAAGAAGAATTTACCGATCTCCTTTTCAAGAATATTGTTTATCTGGTTTATGGAGAAATTATAGAATATTTGATATGGCTGAATCCTGTTAGCCATAGAAGTACCGATATATCCGGCAACAGGTAAAACAAAGTCATAGATGTTGCTATCCCCTTTTATCTGGTGATCGATAGGTTCTCCATCCAGATACAGGTTGTCCTGAGCGAGGGCACCTCCACTTATTTTAACCCCGTACCTTACCTGTGGAACGTAATCTACGAAATAGGTATTAATCTCCGGGTTCTCCATTCCCTTACTCATGGTTCTGGTAATTTTCTTAATACCATTTTCCTGTAAAAAGTCCTGAAGAAGCTCGTCGGTTACCATTTCGGTAGTTACTAATCCGGTTTCAGTTTGGTAGGTAATTACATACACCTGAGCCGGGGATACCCAATATGATTCAGTTACCTGATACAAATCACTACGAACATGCTCGTCGCTTAAACTCTGGGCACGGTTATAATAATTACCATGCTCTAAATTTGGCATGAATCTGGTTCTGTGATATTCGTTGCCATTACTATCGTATCCGGTATATGTGCCGGCTGGAATACCGTAATAATCCTCATAAGCTTTTATAGAAGCATAATCATTATATCCTTTCCAAGGTATTACCTTATTCTGATATAACATCCCTACACTCGCCGATTTGGATAAACTTACATAGCTTCCATTATCACCATTGTTATAAGTGCCATTGAAATTATCAGCACCTCCTATAAGCTTTTGCTTGTCTTTTGCCGTAAGAAGATGCCCCCACCTTACTATAATATCATTGGCAGTATAATAATGAACACGACCAATATAATCACCGTACTGCGGATACTTGCTATCTAATGTCTTAGAATAAAACGTATTCAACGGAGACCATCTCTCCGGCTTATAATAGTCGTATCCTACATGATAGTTTCTAAAACAACGACCGGTAAGAAGATAGTCGATGAAATTCTCGGTGTCTATCTCATCCATGTAAAAACGCCCCCTGTCTGCTTCAAGCGTATGAGAACCCCATATAACCTCAGCAGTCTTCCATTTTGTATTCATGAAGTTCTCTATCTCAGGAGGGGTCATAGATGCTTTCACCTCTTGTATCTGTTGAGCATAAGCCTGCTTTTCTTCTTCGCTGGCAAAATTATTATAATCCGGATCCAATCCTCTATTTAATAACTCTTGCCTAACCCTTCTGTCCAATTCCTCTCTAATGTAATCATGAAGAAGATTTTCCTTCGTGGCAGAATACTGATTCACTTCAGATTCGTCCAATCCAACTACATTATACTTGTCAGAAAGGTTGCCCAACCATCCTACAAAAGCGTTTACGATCGTACCTATTATATCATAATGACGTAAGAATGATGGAATATTTACATTGTCCCTTATAGACTGAACATCCTTAAGATAAGGAATTACGTCTTTCAGCTCCATAAATGACAGCTTGCCTTCCATCATCCTATAAAAATCCTTGAACTTTTGGTTCTCATCAAGCTGCTTCAAACCAATCAATTCAAGAGAATCCATAGTGGCTTTAAACCACTCCTTAGTTTTTCTCTTGGTAGGTATAGCCTGTACCGGCAAACCTGAAAATACTCCTCTGGCCGGAAAAGCCTGATCTCTGTTAAAATACTCCATGAGCTATATGTTTTTTCACAAAGATAGGTAAATTGTTCTACCTATCTCATTTTGTAAGGGTTATGTCTTCTTACCGTAAATCCTTTGACCTGTTCTATCTTCTTGCGCTCTCTCTTCTTTTGATTTTCCTTCTGAGTCGTACTTTCAGGCATGTAACCCATATCATCATAATACTTAGCCAGAAGAAGAGCGTGGCCGAAGGCTATGATACGGTCGGTGTTGGCCCCAGGGCCGAAGGCTATGATCTCATCAAGAAGTTCTATATCAGGGATACGGTAAATACCTTTCTGTGTTATTTCATTACCATCATCATCATACCCAACAACAACATCCTCCCAACAATATTGAATAACGGTATTGAAAAGCATGCGCTGATTGGGAACCGTAGGAGCCAAACCGAGCTTGTTGTTCTGACGGGCTCCAGCACGAATAATCTTACCGGCAAGACGTTCGCCATCTTCCAGCAACATAAGCTGCTTATTTCGTCTCGTAAGATAAAATTCATACATTCGGTCGGCATTCTCCATAAGACACTTGGCCCCATACGCTTCTTGAAGTATTTCACAATTCCTACAAAAATCATCGGAAGATGGAGGACGTGATGCGTATGATGCTACTATGCAATAAGCAAATGGATCGTTGATTTTTACATATCTTTTAAGTACATAAAACGAACCAACAGAATCGGTATCAGCCTTGTCTGATTTATAGGGGTCGAGAGATGAGACATAAGTGTAATCAAAAACACCTCCTTCTTCTGGTGGATCCTCATATATAACAACAGGAGAATCTATGTTACCACCTTGAAACGGATAATCAGCAAGCTGCTTATCACTAAAATTATACCCCATTTTCATGCCGTCTATCTGATAAATATCCACTGTTTTACCAGGCCTACCTTCTTCAAGAAGACGGCTTTTATGCTTCAACGCATCTTCTACAGGGAACCTATTTACGTTCGTATTAAGGAAACAATCATCTATAGACAAAGGGAATGCCATTCGTTCCTGGACGTATAAAGCTCTATCCTTTTTGACAAGTTCGTCAAGACGTGATTTTATTATTCCAGTATTTTTATCAAAGTCTGAAACTTTTATTTTTATCTTCTTAAGACCGGGAGCACTCTCTACTCCAAGATACTTATCAAGAGTCGTTTCTTTCTTTTCATAAGCATGAGACATCTGGGCCGGAACAAAGCATCCGGATTTACATATACGCCATGTTGGTTTAATAACTCTCTTATTTAAAATATCATAATTCATTATAATGAATCCATATTCGTCCGGAGAGTTCATGATTTTCTGGGCATCTTGAGACTTTTCTACATTACCTCCAGTATTATGAGTTATAATACCATTTGCTATATAAGTGTGAGTATCTGATGCAGTAAGATTATAGACTTTTCTTTCTCCTATAGAATCTATACTGTCTACATAATCTAATAATTTATTTCCATTGTTATCAATAGTCCATATAGCGTCTCCTTTTATCAGCTTACTTGCAGAAACATACCCATCATACAAAATATCCCTTCCATTTGGATATTCGCATTTTATAGGATGATCAAAGCTGCATTCCAATGTACGATTTGATTTTGTAGTAATTCTAAAACATGATTTGAATGAAGGAGGTTTTATCCATTCTATATTTTGACTAATGATTTTATGGTTTTCAACATCGAATCCTATTATTCCATCTTCTTGTTTTAAATCCTCTATCCTACATGGTTCTCCGTTTGATTTATACACTATTGTACCAGCACAACAACATCCCGCCATCAAACAAACACCCCTCATTCTACCATGCATCATATGAGCCGGCCTACCGGCAAGCCATGCCCCAAGCACCGGAAATTTACCTACCTCATCATATATAGACGTATATGGAGTTCCACCTGCGGTCTTCAATGAGCCTCGCGTCTTTCCATCATCAACGTTGGTGATTCTTATTCTGGCATGAACATCACGTTGGTTATTGATGTTTCTTGTACCTAAAACAACTTCTTTAGTCCAGTCGTTACCAGTCCTGTTTATAGTAAGATAAGGAGGAAGATTATCAAGTCCAAACTCAAGATACTCTCCCATATTGGCAAGGTCTTCTTTACTTGCTCCAATAACATTATGCGTCAAATTGTACGTCATTGTAGCATTACGAGCCAGAAGAGAACTCATTATGGCCGTATTATGAGTAACGATGTAATTGGTGGTCAAAAATAAATGAGAATCATTATCAACGGTTATACAAGTGGCATGCTCCTTTCCGTATATCGATATGGATCTTATTTTTAATTCCTTACGATTCCTTGATAGTATAAGTTTGTTCCCCTCCAATTTAGCATACCAACCTGAAGCCCAAAACATACGTTGTACAAAATTTATGACATCCATATCAATATGAGACAACGTAAGCTCTTCTTCTCCGGTTACTACGTTTCTGAAAGAACGAATGAAGTTTTCTATAAAATCTTTCTTTTGATCTATGGACGATCTTAAAAACTTCTTACAAACGTATTTATCAAAAAACATATCCCCACCATAGCCACCGAGATAAGCCGCCAGCATCGAGGCGTAGGCTGACGGCGGAACCGGCAGCTTTGCCGTAGGGTAGTTCAGGGCCTCACCTACTGGAATAGACATACTCTTATAATCCAATCCGGCTATGGCTCTAAGACTCCTAACATGCCATTTTCCTCCATGATTGACACGCCATTGATGATTACCGCAGCAAATAACGTTACGACCGTCTTCGAATACGACTCTGTATGTAGTTACTTTCCCTTGAGGATAGACACCTACGACTTCTACCAAATTACCTTTATCGTCATATATCTTATCCCCTACAACGATATTTCCTATCATCTTTTCCCGGTCCTCAAGATAAAGTATCTCAGAGTCAAGAAGGGCTTTTCCAAAACGACGGCACCCGAACATGAATATTCCTTTATTCTCTTCTTCCGCCTGCTTTAGAAATTCGGCAAACATCCATTCATTATCACGAAGCTGAGAATTTCCAGGAATACGATCATCTCCTACGTCAATCATCATCTTCCAGAAATTGATATGCCAGTATAGCCAAGGATGGATAAATACACCATTTATGGTAACACCGTTAAGGAGTTTCATAGCCTCATTCTCCCAGAATTGCTTGACATCATCGTCTTGCTCTTCATAAGAATAAAGGTCATTCCATAACGGGATATCGTTACCCATATTTATATAAAGTTCTTTGCTATCAAAATTCATGACAAAACTACTTATCGAGCTTGCTCTTAGCCTCATTCTTAACAAAAGACTGAATACCTGATACTGTTTGTCCTCCTTTTAGGCTTTTCTTATTTTTGGCAGCCTCAAGCTGATTATAGACATCCATTATCCCACACATCTTAATATAAGATTCAGTCCATTGCATTAAGCTATCAGACAAGCTCTTTTGAAACCTAAATTCTTTCTCCCTCTTATCGGAATCTTCTATTTTATCCCAAGGGTTTTCAGATAGATAACGTTCAGCCTTATCTATCTGATCCCTTAGCACAAGAAGTTTCCGATCTACGTAAGAGACATCATCGTTAGTCGGCTTTCTTACCTTCATTGTTCACCATTTTTAAAAAAGCCTCATACTGAGACTTAAGCATATTAAACCTGTCTTCAAGAGAAGATGGATCAACACGATACTTACACATGTTTTTTATTCCTTCCTCAATAGATTCTTCCTTGAACATAACAGAATCAGTATTATTATCAACGTACATAATAAAATCCGATTCTCCGTCGTTTACTATCCTGTCAAGAATCTTCTTGCTGTCATCATCTATGTTAAGATCATGACCGGCGTTAATAGATAACCTGTAAACTGCCTTTATAGAAGAAGATACTTTCAGCATCTCTTGTTGATACAAGTTGGTCATAAACGACTTTTCCTCCAAATCAATAAAGTCTTCCAACTCTATGTTGTCTTCCTCATCCTTCTTCCTAATAATATCCTTAGTTAGATCTTCCATCTCCTCTCCCACCTTGTCTTGCGCAGACAGTAGATGGTTGTAATAAGAAATAAGATGCTTTATATCTGAATCAAAATCAATCTTCTTCATTATCAAGAACCTTTTTATCATGAATAATAACGTCCATCAACTCTATTGATAAATTATAATCAGCCACTTCAAAAAGCTCGCTGTCTGTCAACGTCCTTAAAAAAGAAACAGACAATCCTCTTTTCTTTGCAAAAGATCTAAGTACAGCATAGAGAATGTCTCCGGCAGAATAATCAGGTAGATCGTCACAAGAAGCCTGCAACATAGAAAATAAGGACTTCCTTTTATCCTCGCATTGTAAATGCCTTGCTTTACCACAGCCGCCCATAACTTAACTTTTTTGAATTATAGTACCTTCAAAATTAAACGGAATCGATTCCTCTTTTTGAGACCCATCTTTTTGATAGTGAACGGTCATATGTTTTACGAATCTTCCTATTCCAAATCCTGATGTATGTATCTCTATATTGAACTTAAAGTGACGGGAGTCTATGATATTCAAATTAGATGACGTACAACCACAAGATGTCTCTGATGCTGTTATCTTCATATCATGCTTCGACTCAAGAACGAATGAAAACCTTATACTGTTCCCTTTTTCTACCGGTTCGAAAATGATTTCAAATGATTTACCGTCTTTAGAGAGGTCAATGTTGTATTGCTTGTCATCTGTAGAAATAACATTAAATTCATCAGAATCCATTGTAATAAGTTCCAACCTGTTCCATCTTGACTTCTCATCATAAAAATCAATAGAATAATGACGGTCCATCCATGAAGGACGGGGAAGCCCCTCCCCAAGCGCACACTCCTCTGTCTTGCTCCAGGCCTTCTGCTTGATGAAGCACGTACATACCGAACAACGATTTTTACCTATTTTCTTGCTTACGTACAAAGAAAGAGGAAGCATAGAGTTAGGGATGTTCTTGGTATTGAATTTACATCCCTCACACTTTTCAAGACGTTCCTTGTACCAATCAGGATAATCTTCTTTTTTTCTTGGAAGTTTTTTTAATATCGTATCCATAAAAGCATCGTATATAACTTCCGCTTGCAAAATTTTTTTCATGACTTATCTGTTAAATTCCTGTTCTTGAATATTTTGTATTTCACTAAAACTATGACCCTTACGAGATTTAAAGATAGATAATTTGTTGTGTTTTATCAACATATCCCCACCTTTTATCTCACCTGAGTCATAAGCATCTTTTATCATCCTTATCTTAATATCAAGGCACTTAAGTTCTTTTTCCTGATACTTAGATAATTTTTCTACCTTGGATTTAAGACGCTCAAGATTGTGTTTGCGCCTCTCCATCTCATGAAGGTTACAAACCATATCGCCTACATACGGGAACGATACAGACACGTTATCTGTGTACGTACATAAGTTATTAGCATAAGAAATACTGGCTCTAAAAACGTCACGTATTTGGTTTCGGTCGTAAACGCTCCCGGTCTTATCCATCACATCATCTATAATATGTGACTCAAATGATATAGGGAAATTATTCTTCGCCATCGGCTTCAAAAGTTTTTTTTCTGTAAAATAAAGAAACCAACGCACATTGATCTCTTGAACCCTCCAATACAAAAAGACGGCGCATGTTCTCTATATCCGGGCACAAACACCTTGTCCTGTAATTCCCTTCACGGTCAATCAAAATACCACGCTTCTTCATCTCCGTATCCAAAACCGATACATATTGAAGATCGGTACTGAAACAATGAGAAAACTTCTTCTTCGTCTCATACGAATATCCAAACACAAAATAATAGGCAAGAAGATTTAAGTGCCTCGCATCTATGACATTCTTCTCATTGCCGGAAGCCATTAGGTATCCGTTATAAAACAGAAGTATCTTCTTAGCCATATCTACCGTATTGGAATAAGGTACTAAAAGCCTATAAGCCCTATTACTAACATCTTTATTATCACTTTCTTTCATGAGATTATCGTTTTGATACAAAGATAAGGATTAAAGATTTATAAATTTAAAATTAACGTATTTTATATATATAATAAGGTTAATCGTTCCACATGAAAAGCTGTCCCTGCTGCCGGGGCTGTCGGTGCGGTGACACGGGCCTGCCCTGCGCCTGCCGCCTGTCCAGCTTATCTCATGGAATCAGTTTGTAATAATATTTTGTATTTTACTATCCATTTTGTTATCATATGTTGATAAATCGAACATATGATAACAAAATGAAATATTTATTATAAATCCATATGTAGTGTAATAATTATACATAGAAGGGAATACGAATGCGGGAACCGCATGAGTGTTCCCGAAAGTAAATAGATTAAATCCATTTAAGCTATTATATAGTTGAAAATTTATTTTCTGCTATATACATACGAAGTATGTTATATATCCAGATTGCCACTTGCTGAAAATGAGACTATTACAAACCACTTTGTTTGTTAAATAATGTCAACAATAATAAAAGCTCCTATCTATCTCAGACCGGAGCTTTAAATTAATATACATGTATCATACATCGTATATTAATTTCTGCTATATTTGCAGAAATTAAAAACTTAAATATGGACAAAGATATTGACATAATTTCAATTACAATTAATGGTGAATCAAATTTTTCGCTTTTAAGGAGAAATTTCTCGCTTACACCTTCTGAGGCTCGTCAGGTATCGGAAGGGAAGATGGCTATCAGACAGTCTAAAAACTCATTGATTTTTCCTGGTATTCCTAAATATGCCAGAGATGAGTGGCATAAAGATAGAATTAAAAAGTTTGAAGAGACTGGTGTATGGGAGGCTCCTTCCAATATGTATTGGATGTTCAAGATGCAAACAGTAGCGTATATTTTAGCCAATGCAAACCCGTTTTCAAGCATTCAAGTAGATTATGATAAGTTAGCGTCTGGTATTGTTTATTTTTTCAGAGTGACATATTTTGGTATTACAACTACTCGCATAGAGGATCTTAATTATATAACAAATGTTGTCATAAGTGAGATAAGAGAAGTAAAAAGAATAGGGTACGCAAGATATCTCAAGAATGCCAGAGAGAAATATCGAGATATGTTTGTTAGTAAAACCAGGTTTCGTTGTGTTAAAAAAGTAAGGGAAGAGAGAAGATGTGATACAGCGAGAAAGGAGAGGACGAAATCGAAGGTATGTGCTGTAGCTGAATTTATTCTTCAAAACCTAAAGAAGAGAAGGGGAGTGAGGAAGTTTATGACTAAAGATGGAAGATTTAAGATAAATCTACTTATTAAAATTAAGGATTTGATACTTAGTAAATTTGGAGATGATTTAAAGTTCAGAAGAATAAGGGATTATATAAGAGAAGCATTATTATTTCTTAATATAAAAAAGGAACAAATATTAGAAGAATGTGCCATATATGATATGGAGGAGGATTATGACGAGTTTTTTGTTCGAAAACTTATTCGAAAATATAGACAATGGTCTTATTCTGTATTGGGGCATGTTGTTAATATGGTAATGCCTAAAAATAAAGATGATATGATTATTGAAATGATATGTTAGAATAGAATATTAGAATTTGTCACAAAGCCACTTATCTAATTTATTATTTCTTTTTAATTCTAATTAATTCATTTTATGTTTTATGTTTTATCTTATCTTCATACTTTTGTTTTGTAGAACAAAATCAGAAAAATATGGCTATAAGTTACAACAAAAAACTAATGGAATGCGTTCTTCGTTCAGTTATGTCTGAAGGTAATGTCGCTCAAGGAAAGGCTATTAAGTCTATTTGTAAGTCACCTAAACCGCTTTTTATAACAGGTAGGGCCGGATCTGGGAAGACATTCTTCCTTAAACGTATTATACCGGCATTAAAAAATGCGGTTGTTGTCGCTCCTACTGGTATTGCTGCTGTTAATGCAGGTGGCCAAACCATTCATTCTTTTTTCAGAATCGGTATGCAACCTTACATTCCTGAAATAAGGAATGGCAAGTTTATGGACAATTGTGAAAACAAGTTCAGAGGAGAATCCGAAAAGATTTTACAGAATATAAAATATCTTATCATAGACGAGATTTCTATGGTTCGTCCTGATCTTCTTGATAATGTTGCGGACATTCTTCGTCATGCAAGAGGAGACAAGGATCCGTTTGGTGGCGTGAAACTTATTATGGTAGGCGACCTGTTTCAGCTTCCTCCTGTGATTAAAGAGGATTTTTTTAGAGAAATATACGATACATCTTATTTCTTTAGTTCGAAGTCTCTTATGGCTTCTGGGATGGAAATGGTGTCTTTTGAAAAAATATATCGTCAGAAAGATGAGAAATTCATTAGCATCCTTAATAAGGTACGTGATGGTCATATGGATGATGATGTGTTTACTACGCTAAACAGTAGATGTATTCAGCCTGAAAATGGCGCAGGATATGTTGAGATTGTTACGACTAATGCCAAGGCTACGGCCATTAATGAAATGAGGATAAATTCCGTACCTGGATCATTAAGAAAATTCGAAGCTATTATAAAAGGTGATTATCCTAAAGAAGCTCCTGTTGAAAAGACGCTTCTTATAAAAGAAGGTTCCAGGGTTATGATTACCAGAAACGGAGGAGAGTACGTAAACGGATCTCTTGGCGTTGTGTCTTCTATTAAAAATGGGGAGATTGAAGTAGTTCTTGATCGTCCTAAAGATGAAGAGCATGTTAAGGTTATTATCACACCATGTTCGTTTGATAAGGTAAAATACGTCAGAAATGGGTACAAGGTAGAATCTGAAGTTATTGGTTCTATTGTTCAGTATCCGATAAAAGCCGGTTATTCGATAACTGTTCATCGCTGCCAAGGTCTTACGTTAGATGCTGCCATGATGGACGTATCGAACTCTTTTGAAACAGGACAGTTATATACGGCACTTTCCAGAGTGAAAAGCTTAGATGGAATGTATCTTCGTCAACCTATCCCTAAAATGGTAAAGACAAGTGATCCGGTGGTTATTGATTTCTATAATAAAACACTTTCAAACGAAGGAATCGTTGAACCTATTCCAATGGAAGAGCTTGAAAAATCAATGATCAATTTGTCAACCGGATCTGAAATAGATTTTGCAGAGTTTAATTTATAAAAATATAAACATGTCAAGAGTAGATAAAATATTTCAAGACAATTTGGCTCTTATAATGAGCCAGCCGTTGGAAGAGGTAAAGCGACCGGTCTACGGTGACGGGACAGGCGTAAAGGTGAAGCGTATCCTGCAAGTATGCAACCAGTACGATCTTCGTCGGGAATTTCCTCTTGGTTCACTTAGACCTACTAATCTTAAAAACTCCATAAAAGAAATTTTGTGGATTTGGCAAAAAAGATCAGTAGATGTTAAAGAACTTGGTCTCCATATCTGGGATCAGTGGGCTGATAAAAATGGGAAGATTGAAGGATGTTATGGTGATATGATTAACACTCCCGTTATATTAGATGATGCTAAAAACGATACTTACATAATTAACCAGAATGGTTATTTTATTAATGGAAATGAAATAGTAGGTCGTGCTTATGAAGGGTATGGATTTGAAAATCAAACAGATTTTATTCTATGGTCGTTGAAAAATGATAAGTCATCAAGACGTATCATAGCATCTATGTTTAACCCTGTTACTAATTCTGTTAAACCTCTTCAAGAATGCGCGTTCCAGATTAATTTATCTGTTAAAGGAGATGAGCTTTATATGACGCTTTATCAACGTAGCCAGGATGCTATTGTTGCCGGCCTATGGAATGTAGCACAGTACGCGGCGTTGATGATGATGTTTGCTCACGACGCGGGTCTGAAGCCGGCTGTTTTTACGCACTTCATCCAAGATATGCATGTGTATGATCGTCACGAAGAACAGGCAAACGAGCTCCTTCGTCGATCCCTATTCGGGCCGGTTCCGCAGGTTACTATCTCGTCTCGTATGGAAGGGAAAGGATTCTATGATTTCACTCCGGATGATTTTGAGGTATGGAATTATGAACCAAAGGAGCAAATCAAATTCGAAGTAGCGAAATGAAAATAAGTATAGATCGAAGGGTTAAGATGGTTCCTATCATGGAAATCAATGCCGGAGATGAAGTTAATGTAGGAGGTTTTAATTATGTTGTTGAAAACATACTTCCATGTAGGAAAGGATCTTATTCGGATTCATATGGAATTAGGTTGGTCATGTCTTCTTACAAACATGGCCAACTTGTAAGAAAAGTAGATAGTGTTTTTTTCTATCGATTCTATTTTGGTATTTCTCCCTAAAGGAGACTCTGTTGTAGTAGAGTGCTCTTATAGAGAGCTGGAAGAATGTTTCCCTAAAATATGATGTAATGACAGGAGAAGAAAAATGTAACCGATGCGAGCAGTTTGGACCTAACGGTCTAACTGACTATCCATGTAAAAGGATTCCATCAAGGAACTGTCCTTGGTTTATTAAAATATCGGATAAGAAATATAAGAAGATTCTTGCCGATAGGGTGAAAAGAATTAAGGAGAATGAGAAACTTAAGCAAGAGATGATGAAAGATCAGGATCTTGTTGAAGAAGTAAAACAAAATACAAAAAGATTAATGCAATGAAAAAGAAAAATATAAAACCAGAAGAAGTGGAAGTCGTTATTCCTAAAGAGGTAGAAGCTATTAACATATGTGGAGATATCAATAGTTTTATAAAACATATTATATATGTCAGCTTGGATAAGGTGAGTAGTGATAGGGCGTTTGTCAATAACGATATTCTGTATATGGTTACATACGCATCTATAAAAGGTAAAAATATACCCGTTGGTGTATTAGCAAAACAAAAGGAAGCTAAATCAGAAGATATCGCTATGCCGTTTGAGGATATTGGAAGGGACGTGAATGTCGTGTATCCTATTGAAATAGGAAAGATGTTTAAAGGCTTTTATATTCTTAGTAACGGCTCTGTGGCTATTGATTACGAACTTACTGACAATGGAGGTTTTGAAGATGATGACAGCATTGGTAAAATCGACATGAATTTAAATTAGTGTAGGTATGGTGTTATATATAGCAGCAGATCCGGGAAAAGATGGAGCCATAGCCTGCATCGATCAAGACAGTAAACTAATATCAAGAATCTCCACTCCAAGAATATCAGCTTCAGGGCCGGTAGACTTGACTAAAGAATATGTTTTTTGCCGGGATATGATCGTAGAAAACAATCCTGATAGGGTAGTGTTTGTCATAGAGGACGTCCACGCCCTGTACGGGGTCAGCACGTCCTCTACAGCTTCTCTCATGGAGAACAAAGGCCAACTGCATGGGCTGTTCCTATCCCTCTGTATGGCATTTCCGGACATAAGTTGCTCCGTTAATTTCATAGCCCCTAAAACATGGCAGAAATTGGTTTGGACGCATTCTGATAAGGTTATGGAAGCCAGTAAGGTAAATACTAAGAAAACGTCATTGGCTTGCGCTAAAAGGCTGTGGCCAAACGATACGTTCGTTAAAAACGAAAGATGTAAGACAGCCCATGACGGTATAGTTGATGCAATGCTTATAGCAGAGGCAGCAAGAAGAACCATTTAATCTATTTTAAATCATTTTAAATCAAATTAATTCGTAATTAGATTTTAAAATAATACATTTGCAGTGTTAGATAGTCATAATCGTAAGTTTTAAAAAATGAAAGTAAGAGTTCCTGGCATACTAATGAATGAGAAACTTTCAAACATTTCAAAGATGTTTGATAAGGTTCTAAAGGATTGTGTCACATCGAATATAAAAATTACTTTATATTTTGATCATATCCGGATACAAGCCATGAACGAACGTATAACATATACGGATGATATTTTCGATGTGAATACTGATATTTCTTGTGACTATAAGTTTTCTCTTTTAGTAGATGCCGGGACTCTTATTTCGTTTTTTAAAAATCATAACCAGGATATAGAGATAGAGATTAAAAACGATTACAGTATCGTTTTTAAATACGATAGAGGATCTTTTTCTTCTACTTGGATTGAGGATAAGGCTTTCCCTGATTTCTTTTATCCTGTAGGTGATGGTATTCGTGTTATGAGCTCGTCTTTCATTCAGTCTATGAAAAGATCTTTTGCGTTTGTTGGATCGGATGAATTTAGACCGGCTATATGCTCGATTCTTCTTAATGTGAAGAAGGACTATATTGACATTGTTTCTACTGATATGTTCCGTCTGTTTATAAACAGGAAAGAATATGCTAATGCAGTAGAAGAAAGGTCGATTATGTTAAGTGAGGTCGCAGCTTCTATTTTATACCGCTTTCTATCTGATAAGGATACGGAGATCAGTATTTCCACAGATGGTGTTAGGACGTTTTTATGCTTTGATAATGTGATTATATCGGATATGAACGTAGAACAACAGTATCCTAACTACGAATACGTATGTAATAAATTCGAAAAATCTTCGAGTGTTAAGTTCGATAGGGATTTGCTTATATCGGTTCTTAATTCCATGACTTTAGTGGATAATGTTGTCAATGTTAAGGTAGATGAAGAAAACGGCATAACAGTAATGTCGGAGGATTTTGGAAATAGAAAAAAGATAATGGAATCAATGCCTTTTAATGCGCTGGAAGGCCCGTGTTTTAATTTTTCTATCGGTAAGGAAAATATACTGTCTTCCGTAAAATCACTTATAAAAGGAGATGTTGTTATGGATTGGTCTGATCAGTATAAGATGATAAAGATGTTCAATCCTAAATACGAATCAACATACGTCTTAAATCAAACATTGTATAATCTATAAAAAAAATAATAATATGGCTTTTAGAGAAAACAGAAGTTTTGGTACAACTTATTATCTGTATATTAATTCAGATGGTAACTTGTATGAAAAAAGTAACGAACCAAAAGAAGGTTTTGTTCAGCACATAAATCCTAATAGCGGTCAGCCGGCAGGATATTGGAAAGAGTATTATAATGGAGTAGTTGGGTACATCAACTACATCGGGTTAAAGTCAAGTACTTTCTCTAATGGAAATACTGTTACTAATTTCCTTATCGTGTTGAAAGATTACGAGCTTAATGAAAACTATTGTATTTCCATACCTCTCGTAAATCAAAAAGGAAATATCAAGGGCTTTGTTAAGAGCTTCGTAAAATACTACGAAAATATCGATTTTAGTCGTGAAATTTATTTCAATGTCTTTAAGAAGAAGAAAGAAGATGAGTTTGGTTCTTCAGAACTTATTATTGCATATGCCGGAGTAGACGGAGAAGAAGATCAGCTTGTTGAACGTTTTTATAAAAAAGGCGTAAATGGCTGGCCTGACCCTGTTGAGGTTACGGGATTTGATGGCAAGAAAAGCCTCGATTATTCAGCTCAAAACAACTTTACTTATCAGAAGATTACTGAATATTCAAACAGGTTCAATGCTTCTATTAAAGATATCAGAGCAGGTATAATGGCTAAATTAGGTTTAGGAGGAAATACTCAGCAAGAGCCTACAGCCCCTCAGACTTATACCCAGCAGCCGGCAGCGTCTCAACAGGTTCAACAACCCAAGTCTGTTCCGAGTGCTATTCCGTATCAGAATTACCAACAGCCTGCTCAACAGCCTGCTCAGTATCAGGCCCCGGCTCAGCCGGCTGCACCTGCCCCGGCACCTACTACAAGGAGCACCAAGCCTCAGCATCAGACGCAGCCACAGCCGCAAGCACAGATGCCGAACTTCCCTCCTATGGAAGAGGATGACCTTCCATTTTAATATAAACATCAGCCCAGGAGAATAACATCTCTTGGGCTTTTAAAGATTGTGTAGAATGATGGTAGAAATAGTTACAAGATTTCCCCTTATTAAACTTCGTAGGAAAGTGACAGAAGAAAGGATTATGGCGAAGCATGGGGATAAATTATGTATGATCTACTCAGAAACCAGAGAAAAATATAAGCAAGGAGATGAGTGGGTCGATGATCCTAATGATGCAGACATAAGTACTTTTCGTGAGTGTTATGAATCAACGAAGGATATAAAAAAAGAAGGTATTGTTTATTGTACTATAAAAATATAATTATGGACAAGTTAGAAGATATTGAAAGACTTCTTTCTGAAAAAGAAGATAGCAAGAAGGATACTGTTTCTGAAAAGAACAACAAACATAAAAAAGAAGATAAGGTTGTTAATAAAATACCTGAATCGTATTTGACTCCAGGTTATCAGAAGACTGTGCAGGTAGGTATTAAGAAGCTGTATCCCGATGTCGTGATACCTGAATACAAGCATGATGGTGATGCATGTTGTGATATTCGTGCATATAGAGTGGTGAAGATGGTGAATGACATGGGAGTGGAAATAGATGTTCCTTCCGATTTTGAATCAATAACCTTATATCAAGGTTATTCTGTTAGAATCGGAACCGGCTTCAAATTGAATATCCCAGAAGGATGGTGCGTGAATGTAGAAGGAAGATCAGGATTCTCTTTTGACGAGGGAGTGGTAGTTACTAACGCGCCCGGTAAATGCGAATTTACCTACAAAGGAGAGTATATGGTTAATCTTACTAAAATCAATAAAAAACCGACCGTAATCCATAAAAACGATCGAATAGCTCAGATGGAAATCGTTCCACAATACAAAATGGTATTGGAAGAGGTGACAGATATTGAGGTAGAAGACGGAAATGAACGTGGAGAAAAAGGTCTTGGTAGTTCTGGAGTTAAGTAATATTTAAATATTTTGAAAATGAGCATGTTAGGTTTTACATTCATCACAGACAGCAAGCTGTCAATGTACAGGGAGAAAGCTATTAAATCCGAAAATCTTGCAAAAGAAATTGAGGAAATGCAGGATAAGGCTGATTTTTACAAGGAAAGGCTTTCAGAACTTAAGTCAGATATTGCTTCAAAGGATAAAGAGATTTTATCTATTGGCAAAGATCTTTCTGAGTCTAAGGAAAAGATTGACGCCTTGAAGGAAAATCAGAAGAAGCTGATAAAAAGCGTCAAGAAGAAAACGGAAGAACTTGATGCGGCCAAGGCTGATCTTGACAAAGTCAAGTCCGATCTTGATGAGGCTAATTACAAAATCAGTAACTTGGAAGAAAAGAAAAACAGTATATCATATGAATTAAAAAAGAAATCAAATGCATTGATTGAGGCCAGGATCAGAATCGGAGATTTGGAAAATGAGGTTTCTATTGGAGCCAAGGCAATACAGGAGTTAGAATCTAAGCTGAAATCAATGCAAGTAGAATTAAGAGGCTATCAGATAGGTATAATCGGTAAAGACAAAAACGATGTCGCTGAGCCGGAATTGGATAAAGATGAGGAGTCAGATAAGGATGTGGCAGAATCGGAGAAATTTGATGAAAATAAAGAAGTGAAATACAATACGCTTCTTGATACAGATGTGATTCAGGAAGAAGCCGGTGATATAGTGGAGTCCGAAAACGAAGCTGAACAAGTAAAAGACACTAAAAAGAAGAAGAAAAAAAAGAAGTGAGTTATTTTAATCTTTTTATGTTTTAAAGTTTGCCATATTTTAGGTTAGTACTTAACTTTGCGTTGAGAGAGAGTTTTTTAATAAAGTGAGTATCTAAAATTAAGTCCTATGAGTAGGTATCTGAAAAGATACCTACTTGTTCTATAATTAATCAATAAAATGAGTAGATTAGTAGAAATTAAAGGATATGATGGAGATTATTTTATTTCTGATTGCGGAGATGTTTTTTCTTTTAAATCAGGAAAGAGTAAGATCTTAAAGAAAAGGATAAATCAAGGAGGATACTATTATGTGAATTTATGTAAAAATGGAAAGTATAAATCATTTTGTATTCATAGATTGGTCGGTATTTACTTTGTTGATAAATATGATGAAAATTTAAATGTTTTAAATCATATAGATGGAAACAAATTGAATAATAACTATGATAATCTTGAATGGTGTACACTTTCTTATAATACTAAGGAAGCCATAAGATTGGGGCTGTTTAAAATAAGAAAGGGTGAAGAGTCAAATTTATATAGTGGAAAGATAAATAATGATGTGGCTAAAACGATAAGGGATATGAGAAATAATCGCAATATGTCTTATGGAGAAATAGCCGATATTTTTGATTTATCACGCGCTACCATAATTAATATTTGTAAAAATAGGATTTATACATAAATTTTATCCGGTAGTATCCCCTCAAGCTTATACCTTGTAGAAAGGGTAGTTGGTTACACGTGGGTTCAAATCCCTCCTACCGGACCACTGTCCAATGGTGTAGTGGTAACACAACAGATTTTGGTTCTGTTAGCGGAGGTTCGAATCCTCCTTGGATAACGGTACATATTTTGTGTAAAGTGTTAATTATCTCGGTGTTTGCGGTGTGTGAACATAGCAAACATTAAATAGCCTGGTAGTTAAACGGATATAACAAAAGTTTCCTAAACTTTAGTTCCGGGTTCGACTCCCGGTTGGGCTACATGGCTTGTTGGATGAGTGGTTTAGTCAGGGATCTGCAAAATCTCGTAGGGCGGTTCGATTCCGCCACAAGCCTCTAAAAAAGTAAGACAATGAACTACCCAGAGCAACAAATGCTTAAGATCCTTAATAGGGATCTGCTAAGTAATCCGATGTATGTTATTAACAATCTCCATATATATGATTGGGAATCTGACTTCCTGGCCATAACAAGATCATTGTACGCTTATGAAGTAGAGGTCAAGATGTCTAAACAAGATTTCTTTAACGACTTCAAAAAGGATAAAAAACATAAGGTTCTTAAAGACGGCATTATTAAAGTAGGTGGTGTCATAAGCTATCCTCCAAACTATTTCTACTACGCCTGTCCGCCTAATATGATTGACGTAAATGAAGTTCCGTCTTATGCCGGGCTGATTTATGTCGATGTTAGTAAAAATAGGAAGAACGTCGTTAAGGTCGCACCTTTAATTCATAGACAGAAGTTTGATGTAGTGGGTAGGAAACTGGTGGATAAGTTTTACTACAATATGCTTACTTGGAAGAAAAGAGCTATTTCAAACGTGTATGCTGACCCAGCCAAGGAAAGAGAGAAGGGCGTGCGTGCCGGGGCTGAGGCTGTGAGGAAGTCGGCCTGGGATGCGTTCAGGGCGCAGTGCCCGCACATTGCTTTCCCCTATGGAAAAGAATTTCCGATGTGTGACGATCACGAACAAGATCATCCCATGAGAGACTGCATACTTCAGTGTGAAAAAGGTAGAATATTTAAAAACGTATTAAAATGAGCACCCCACGTGAATTAAGCAGGATAGCTAATAAAATAGCCAGTAAGATGACTGATGATGGATGGGTCAGCCCCGGTAGAAAGAATCTTGTCTCTGATAAGAAGGTTATGGAATTAATAGATTTGATCTTTAATGAAATATGGAGAGAATTAGATGATGGGAAAAGAGTCCATATCAGAAAACAGATGATTTTAAAAAAGATTTTTGTCAGTAGGCAAAAAGATAAATACTACATACAATGCATAGAAAAAAGGGACGCCAAATAGACGCCCCTTTTCTTTTTCTGTAAGTAATTGTTATTTCATTACTTTCCTTACCAACTTAGAAACAGCTTGCGTGATAGTCCACCTGATGTTTGCATTAACATTGATAGTCCGAGGAGTACCGTTTGCATCCAAGTTAATTACCTCCTTGTCTATCTCCAAGAACGGATCACCTGCTGTCTGGGTAATAACCGTATTAGCTGTCTGACCACCAGCGGCCGTCACCTTAAGAGTATTTACCAGATCGTTTACATCAGTGTTCGCAGCAATATCGGAGAATACGATACTGAAAGCAAATCCCCCTGTTGCACCAGGGTCGTCGGCAATAACAGCACCGTTATTGGTAGCCTTGCCTGCTGCCTGATAGGAGGCTGGTATTTCCAGCGTCAGAGGATGAGACTCGTCTGGAGTTAAGGAGAACGTTAATTTAGTTGAGTTACTTGTGCCGTTGATTGTTACAGTACCACCTTCTTTCCCTACAGATGCAGCAGGATCTATTTTTACGAACTCAGCTACCGGAGCTTGGTTTATGGTAGCACTTTTCTTAACATCCCCGGATTCGGCACCAAATTCTACTTGTAACGTACGCTGTACACGACCTTTGTATTTTTCACCTGATACGGTAACTGCCTGATCACCGTCACCTGATCCCGGATTGAAGGTTACAAAACCTATTTTCATTTCTGCCATGATATAAATGATTTTTTTTAGTTAATTAATATCTTGACAAATATAGTTTTATTATACGGAAATCCTATTATTGATCTTCATAAATTAAAACTATCTTTATCCCAAAATAAGACAATTATGAGAAGAAGATTTTTTAACAAAATAGGGGGGGGTATTTACCTACTGATAATTTTATAGTTTTTGATAAATCTGTATCAGATCCGGCTAATATAACAATAAGCGAAGACAGTGATTTTTTAAATAGGTTGATTACAAGTGGCTTTTATAGAGTTCTTTGCAAGAGCGCTATGGGAGGAGGAGAGGTTTTTGTATGTAGATTAAAATATAGCGACAGTAACTTGTATCTTGATGGTAGTCCGGCTGTCCTTACCGGACAAGAAGGTGATGTGATGGTCGTTTTCCTTGAATTTTGGTATAAGTGGTATAAGGTGGATGATAATAGATTTCTTTATCATTTTGCTGATCATGATATTGACGGCACTTACATCCATGTCCCTGAATCTCTTGTTGGAGCATATAAAGGATATGTATCTTTAAATAAACTATATAGCTGGAGTGGTGTTACTCCTACAACTTTAAAATCATTCAATGATTTTGAAGGTTATGCGAAAGCGCGTGGTAATGGGTTTCAGATGATAGATTTTCAACAACATTGCGTGATTGCTATGATGTTGTATGCTAAGTACAAAACACGTAACCTACAAGGCGTATTAGGACCAGGTGGCGCAGGAAGTAGTCCGGCTGCAACAACGGGGAGTAGCAACGCGACCGGCAATGCCGATACCAAAGGCGAATATTCAAAGTACGCTTGTGGCTTAGGACTTGAAGGCGTTTTTGGTGGTATTAACGAATGGGTAAAAGGTGTAGAAATTAACAACCATGTTTGGAAAATTACCGAACCGGATGGTTCTACACGAAAAGTAAATGCTGGAACATCAAGCGGATATGTAACCAATGTCGCAGCCGAAAATGGTCCGTTTTTCGATATGGTGCCAACAAATGTAGGCGGTAACGATTCCACGCATTATTCAGATTATTATAGTCGGACATCGGAAAATTCCCTTGTTTTAGCGCGCTCCTGTTACGGCTCTTATACATATGGCGGTGTGGCGTTTGTGCAGGCGAGTTCCGCTGCCTCGCACGCGTATTCGCAATTCGGTTCGCGTCTCGCTTTCCGTGGAATCATATCCGAAGTGGTTCCAGAGCAGTTCAAAAAATTACCTGTATTATAATATCATATTTTAATTGTTTTTAAATTGTATTGTTGATATTATTATGTATGTTTGCAACATCAATATAAAATATTATAACCATGAAAGTAGGTTTTTTTAACAGTAAGGATTTTTTAGGATCTAAAACTAAAGAAAGCAAGATCCGGAAGTTGTCAATCAGCAAAAGTAAGATAATGACTATCTCTGTCTATAATTTGAATTGGATGGGGGTAACGGATGCGGTTGTTATCGGCTTAGAAGAAGGGAAGATATTTGAAGGAGTTGAAAATACGGTCTTTTATCTGGCTGCTTCTGATGTTGAAGACGAGAGATCGTTTAAGGTAAATAACCTTGGTGTAAAATACAAGAGAGTTTACTTAAAAGACCTGCTCGATTATCTTGGATGGGATATAGGAGAAAATTCTTATGCTGTGTATGATATTATAAAAGAAGACAGTAATCTATTCCGTCTTCAGTTTAGGGTAATAAAAAAGAGTAGGAGTGAAAAATGATGAACGATGTAGATATTAAAAACAAAAGAATACTGCTATTCGATTTTGACGGGACGCTTATAGAAACCGCTTCTGGGAATACGTTCGCTACAGACTTGACAGATATGAGGATTAAGATGGATGTGGTGAATAAGGCTCTTGACCTCATGCAGGAGAACGGTGTTAAGGTATTTGCTATCGTAAGCAATCAAGGAGGAGTAGAAGCTGGGTTTGTTTCTGGAGCTGATATTGAAGCTAAGATAGAATACGTACTGAGGTCCGTACATGATCTGGCGGTAAAGAGAGGTATAAGAGGCGTCCTATATGAAAAAAGGTTGTGTTATTCAAATGACGAACAAAATCCGATGAGGAAGCCTAATACGGGCATGATTGATGATATTCTTATGAAGTGTAAAGACACGGTAATGCGCGGTATGAACTTCAGTCAACTTAAGGGATGTTCGTTGATGGTCGGGGACGCCAGTGGTCTGCCAGGGCAGTTCTCTGATTCGGATAAGGTATGCGCTGAGAAGGCCGGCGTTGACTATATGGACGTTATTCAGTTTCTTGGTAAAGATCTTGATTTAGAGTATGTATTGTCCAAAGAACATACAAGTGAAGGAATAGTTATTCTCAACAACGATCATATATATATCCTTGAAAATCCATATGGTGTTGGTCTTAATATAAAAATCACTTTAAAAGATTTTTATAAGATTGAAACCGATGATGGAAAAACTGCAACCGTAGATGATGTGCTGAATATAAGGATTGATAAAGATCAGAATTTTAATTCATATAGTGATGTTATAAAAATAGAAACATTAAAAGACGGTAGTATCAAATATACAAGCTTATATCATGAAAGTAAAGAAAACAGCGATAGTTTATCATAAATCGGATTTAGATGGCGTTGTATCGGCAGCCATCGCAACCATGTACGAAAACAGTAAAAACAAGGATGTTGTTTATATCCCGTATTCGTATGAAGATGATGTTAAGAAAGTTGTTGACCAAGTACGTGACTTAGATGTTGTTTATGTTCTTGACGTGTCTTTTGGAGCCGATTCTAAAACTGTTTTCAAAAAGTGGCTTGATGAAGGGAAGAGCCTGATGTGGATAGATCACCACAAGGGAATTATTGAGGACAGTAAGACATGGGGGTTCGTAGTTCCAGGGTTGAGGAGGGTCGGTGTCGGTGCGTGCGCTCTGGCTTCGGACCTGCTTATGGGGAAGGTGCCGGCGATCGTCCGATGCCTGTCAGACTACGATGTGTGGAATAAAGAATCTGGCTTAGGCTGGGATACGGTAGTAGCTGTCCAGTATGCCTTGAGATCAAAAATAAGACTCAATGTATTGATTGCATTGTCGTATTTATATGATCACTTTAAAGAAAACATGAAAGACAATGAAATTGATCTTATTTTTTATGATCTTGCTAAAGAAGGACGTGCTATAATTAATTACATGGCTTGTAAAAACGAAGATGAGGTAAGTAGGTACTCGTTCGAAGCTTACGTCGACGAGGTTAAGGTTATGGCTATGAATACCGCTGAATTTAGCTCTAAGGTATTTGATTCTCTTACACCGGACTGGTTAGACGGTAGAAAAATTAAAGCCCTGATGCCATTTTGTATCATGCCATGTGGAAAAGTTAGGTTCTCTCTTTACGAATGCGTAGAAGACAGCGTAGATTGCTGTGAGGTAAGTAAGAGATTCGGTGGTGGAGGACATGCTGGTGCTGCTGGATTCGTTATAGACGTATCAAGTGACCAGTTTAAGGACTTCCTTGAAAGTAAAAAACTTTTATCGAAATGAAGCGTGAATTATATCAGTTCTATCCGGAAGTCTATCCTTTTAATCTGTGGATATACGTAGGAAAAGACGTATCTGGCATGGTAGAATGTTTCAATAACGATTTTAGTTACGTAGATAATAGCAAGGCTGTAACTGTATCCGTTCCATACGGAGGGTGTAAATTAAATCCTAATACGGGATTTTTGATATGGTTTCTTAATAAGAAAATAATTGATTTTGAAACAGTTTGCCATGAAGCATCCCATGTTTCTACTGAAGCTTTTAATTTCTTAGGAGAAGAAGTAAAAAACTCAGAACCATTCTCGTATCTCAATGGATGGATAGGGAGAAAGTGCGAGGAAGTAAAGATCGGAATAGCCGAAGATAAACTAATATGGGAAAGTAAATAATTACCGTCGTAAAATAAGTATGGGGAACTTTGGATAGGTTCCCCATATTTTTATGTGATGAGGGAGAGGAATGGTGAAATGTTTATGTGATGGGAGAGATATGAGAAAGAGGTTTATGTGATGGGAGAGAGGGGGTACCTATCACGAACCTCCCGCCCCCGAAACGCGTTTTCTCCCCCACACCCCCTTCGCTGGAAAACCGAAAACGCGTTTTTACCTCAAACTTAAAAACTCTCTGATTATCAACCACTTATTTAAATTATTGATAATCAATGTGTTATTGTAACATATTGATTATAAGCCGCTTAAATAAGCATATATCCTACATATTAATGTACGCGTATAATACTGCTCTTGCGTGTTTTATAATTTGCTGATAATCAGATAATAGAATCGAAATTAATACAAGTTAACAAAAAAAATATAGTATATATATTTGTAGTAACAATAAAAGTAGTATATTTGCAATGTGTTAAAGCGATAACACATGCCGACATGATGAACCTATATAGTGTATCCGTTGGATAACGCTATATCTGTATCTGTTAATAGCTTGCGTTGTGGGCTATTGAATTGAATATCACTTGTTTAACAAATAAATACATAATGTTATGATTACTAAAAAAAATGTAAACAAACTACAGAATGCTGTTATCAAAGAAAATGCTGCAAATTTGGTAGGTGCCGTAAAGTTATACAACGCTTTATTTGCTAATGGAGCTGATCTTAAGTCTATTTGCAAGGCCTTAGAAATACCGGCAGAATACGCCGTAAAGGTTGCAGCCCTCGCCAAGGATAAAAAACGCCTGGTAGCTGTGTGTAGCCAAATGTTACCGAAAGTTGACGATACATTTGTTAAATTTGCTTTATACTCTAAAGTGTATAAGGATACCAATGCAGACAAAGAGAAAGGCGTTGAGGCTAAAACGGCTGATTGGTGCGCTGAGAATGTGGTTTACGGTAGCGAATATAAATCATTTGGTTTTACTACTGCCGAATCATTGGAGACCAAAAAAAGCACTAAATGGTTGATAAAAGAAAACGACGAGTATAAAGCTACTTATGTGGCTGTTAAGATCAAATATTATTCTATTCGCGCTGTGGCAAAGTGTGTAAGTGAATATCTCGCACATGAAAGCAACCAGCAGTAACAAGGCACGGAGAGCGCCGTTAAGCTCTCCAAAGGTTTGTCGCGTACCTTAACGCGCCTGTACGCCATTGTTAGTGGGTGCACGTCCCGCGTATGCTTTAGACTGAAGCTGACAAAAAGAGAGTTATTTTACATATTGGAGATAGATATACCGTTGCCCTTGCCGTTGGCAATTAAAGGGCTGGTATTACTGCATGTACTACATTGGATAAATGTAGTTATGTTAGGTATGTTAGTACAGTTTGGAAAACATACCGTTGTACGCGGTTTATCTCCAGACCGAAACGTGCCTTACTTGCCTGCACGTAAAATAGGACAAGGCTGTAGATTAAATTACAGGGTATGAGCATGTAGCCTAACATGTAGGAACATGTTGTATCAAAACGCAAGGACACAATCGCCTTTATTTGTGGCTAAATTGTGTAGCAGACGGAAAATATAATAACAACATAGTACGGGCCTGTACACAAGAACTACGTACTAATTACGGGCTGTTGGTTGTAGCATAAAATCTATATAAGATAGGAATGCGTGTCCGGTTCGATTCTGGAGCAACCTCTAAATTATAAACAATATAATAACATGGGAAAGAAAGCAATGATCAACGCTTTAACTGAAGCGTTCAATAAATCTAAAAACAGTTGCGTAAAAATAACATTGCGTAACTATATCGAGACGGTTGAAGCACTAAGCGAAAGTGAGTACAAAGAGGCGGAGGGTTTCTATATCGAAGCTCTTAACCGCTGGAGTTAATCATAATTAAAGCATAAAGAAAATGGAAAGGAAATTTAAATCTCATATGGTAGACGTCCGCGGTCTGTCCAGGAAAGAAGCTAAAGAAAAGCGGAAAAGAGCGTATCGGGAATTTATGTTGTATCGTGATCTCAAAGAAGCGTATCATGCCGATACGGGAAAGGACAAATGCAAACGTAAAGTCCATACATCACGAACTTACGTGAAGGAAAACATAAACAGTATTTAAACAGGAGTAGGGTTGTTTCGAATATCGGAGCAGCCCTATTTTTGTATCCTACTCTTTCTATTTACGGGTAGGATATTCTGAGAGTGAACGGCGGATGTAAGCTATATTGGTCTAAAACGAAACTAAAATAGGATAGTTTGGATATAATGCCGGTATTTTGTCTATATCATGTCGTTAAAATTGGTCTAAAACGAAACTTTATGCGGTTTTCTGGCCCAAAATAGGGTTCCGGATTCCGCCTTTTTCGTCTCTATGGATTGAAAATTAGGCTTATTGTACTTTTCTTAAAAATTATGTATGCTTGATTATCAATTAGTTAGGTTTTATAATCCCCGTATTTTCGGACATACTTATTGTATTTTTTTTATTTTATGTGGTGGTTTTTATTAGTAGCTGACTTGTATTTTCTGTCGGTTGGTATTCGCTCTATGTTGGAGTACGGACCGGATCAGTATAATATTGTAATGGTCTTTTGCTTTTCTTTATTGGCTTTGATTATAGGCTTAAATATCTATCTTGATAGGAGGAGCAGGCGGTAGGGCGTGGGCTGAAGGCTCTCTATTCTCTCTATGGAATGATATTATCTCTAAATACCCCATACTTCATGCCAGAGTATAAGCTTGTAGCGCTCTCCGTATGCCGGTAGTGAGGCCGAGAGCGCAGGTTCTATGCGGAAAGCCGGAGGATTAGCCGGGGTTGGAGAGGGGGAGAGGGAGGGCACTCCCTACCAACAAAATTCAACTCCCTACCAACAAAATTCAATAGATAAGCGTTTTAAAACAGTGTTCTGTAGATCATTTCCACAAAATTCAATATGATAAGGGTTTAAAACAGCATTATATAGGTTCCTTCCAACAGATTAAGGGTTGAGGACTGCATTATGTGAGTATTTTTTTTTAAGCGGGATGTTTAACAATTAAAATATGGATGGTATGAACGTATATGACTTTGCGCCTGACTTAGATTTGAGTAAGGAGGTAGAAGGTTCTATTTTCGGGGTAAAAGGAATAGAAGGCAGTGATGGAATAGTATATGCTAAGGTAGTTAGCTGTGTAGACGTTAAGGATTACAGTTGTGATAGGTGTATTTTTTATGATTGTTATAAGGATAAATGTTTATTATCGCGTAGTGATAGTTGTATAGATGGAGATTGGATTTGTAGGTACGAACAGGCTGCCATAGAGGGGGAGTAGGCGGCGCCTTGGGCTAAGGCCTGCGGTTGTAGGTGGAACGTAGGTCGGAGCAGAGCCGGAACAGTTTATTGTGGAACTAAAAAAAATAAAAAGGAGGAGATAGCGATATGAAAAAGGCATTTAAGATATTTTCTATTATGTTTGTCATAGAAATAGTGCTGATAGCTATTTTAGATGCTATGGCGTAAGTGAGAAAAATTTCTTCATTAATTTTCTTATGCTTTAGACAGAATGCTCCCATCTGCGAAGATCGGAGCATTTGCTTTATGGGATTCATGGTGCAGCAAGTCGGTTCGATTCCGGCGATCTCACACAACATTAAAATAGGGAAGAACATGTTAAAAGAAGAATTTGAAGAACTGATTAAAAGGGAGGTAAACGAAAATCAGTATAAAAACATAGAAACGGCATACGAGGCTTTGCCGGAGTATATGGATAAGATGTATTTAGCAAGTGCTATTTCAAATGATATTGGGAAAGCTATTAATGTCTTATCGTTTTTAGGATCGCATATAAGCGAGTTAATGGGTTCGATAATAATCGAAAGGCAAAAGGTGGAATCATGTGCCTATGATTTAATAAACAAATCGCATGAGGAGGATGACTTGAAAGCAAGAGAGATTGCCGTGCGATTAATAGGAGAGAGGGAAACAGTGGCATACACAGTAAAAGAAGGGCTGCCATTGTGGGAACAAGATAAAAAGTTTATAATAGAATTAATAAAGGAGGATAGAAAATGAAAGACGGTATTGTATTGCATCCAGAGCATGGGTTGAATCCATCCATAGAACTATGCATAGTATGCGGTGAAGAGATGGGGATTGCTTTATTAGGGAATAACATCAAAGGGCAGGCGCCGCATCATATATGCACGGGCGGAGTATGTGACAATTGCAAAAAGATAATAGATGACGGAGGTTGTTTTATTATCGAAGTTGAGGATGGATCAGATCAAAAGAATCCGTATCGTACAGGGAGATATTGCGCGATAAAGAAAGAAGCAGCAAAGAAAATACTTGAACAGGAGCATAGTATTGTGTACATGGAAAAGTCTGCGTACAGTCAAATAATACCACAAAAATAAAGAAAGATATGTTTACAAAAGAAGAGCGATTATTCATATGGAAAAAGGTATATGAGATGATTGATAGGTTAGAGGATGGGGAATACATATGTGTTGCGTTAAGAAATGTAGTGTTTATGTATTTCAAAACACATAAAAATATCTATGAGTTTCGTTCAGACGAAATGGTGAGAATATATTTCCCGGAATTGGAGGAGAAGATAAGTATGGCCACAGAACCAGAGGAAACAAGAACGTTTTATGGGTGGTTTGGTTGTCTTAGTCCAGAAACGAAGGAGGTAAGGCTGAATATTGTGAAAGATATTATAAAAGAATTAGAATAGTATTTTTGTTAATCTATTTTATTCATCAAATTAAGTTTTGGGTTTTGGCATGTCGGTTCGTGAGGATAGGCATGCCTATTTCTGCATCATAGAGGGGATGACGCGGCGTGCCGGTGCGTATGTGCCGGTCCTGGTTCGATTCTGGGCATCTCACAAACAATAAAACAAAAAAGTTATGAGAATATATAAGAATGATATTATAAAGGCGTCAGCAATAAGCACCGGAGCCGACAGAGGCGTGTTGCTGTGTTCAATAACAGATTCAGGCTTTACGTCTATAGCGGGCGTAATATCGGCTGTTAAGGATAGGTTACCAAACGAAGATCACAAGAAGATGGTTTTTGAAATCTTGAATGATACGAAAAAAGAGTACGGAAGATATAATAATTGCGGAACAAAAGTATTGTAATAAAGAGTAGAAAACAATATGTTTATGTAATATTAGTTTTTTCATTTTTATTGAAAGGAGCGCCGGCCTGTGAAGGTATGCGCTCTTTGTATTTGTATAATGCATAAAACAATAATAATATGACAGAGAATAGTATAGACGTAAATATCGTACCTGTAAAGAATGGTATGAAACGTGTTGTGGTATCATATTACCATTATTCACGCAAGGAGAAAGATCGCATGAGTTCCCAAACGGATTACGTTTGGGAAACAAAGAATGAAGAAATGTTTAAATACTTTGAGGCCAGGAGGACAAAAGTATTTTATAGTCAGATTCGTGCCATGTGTAGATTCTATGGCAAGAAAAATGTACGTAAATACAAAAAGTTATGATATTAAAAACGACAACCAACGAGTTTTGTTTCATTAACGTAAGTTTCTACGAAACAATAGCAGATCCTCGTCATTTCTTTGAACAGGATTATGAAGAGATGCCAGAATATGAGGAGGAATCGGATTTTGATTTTGATTCTTATTACAATAAGTTTATTCCTTTTGTACAGGAATGGGCGAATGAGGTAAGTGAACGCCTTTACGGATATGGCGTGAATAACATAAAGGTAACATCGGTCGGATATCCGAAAGAATATAATTATGGTACTGATTGGATGAACGTAGAGGTAGAGTTTTGTGATGAATGGAGGCAAAAGATGTTATCTAACATTAGTAAGATTGTCAATGATGATAAATGCAAGAAGTATGCGGAGACTAATTACCGGTCGGTATCAGGATACATCTTTTTAGGGCCTGAAGATTTAAAGGAATTTGAAAAGGAAATAATAGAAAGAAAGTCGGATTCCGGATATGATGTAACAATATTATTAAATATGTATCTAACTTTGGCTTTTGTAAAAGAATTTGGATTTAAAGCCGGAGAAGCATGGAGTGAAATAACAGAATATGCTTACGGATGTTTATCGTATTCCGATTTTGCAACAACAGAGATGCTTATACCGGAAGGTTCGGAGCATTTATTCAAAGACATTTACACGGCAAAGGCCGACGAATTATATCATCATGTCCTGGATAAATTCGGATGGGCGTGGCGTGATCCGAAATATAAGTCAGAAACAGAATTATGCGCGATGCTAAAGTGGGCAAAAGAAAAAGGCTTGACCATTGAAGAGTTAAGTATTTAATTGTTAAACATAAGGCAGTAGTGGTGCGTGAGTATAGGTGCTGCCGTTAAAATATTTTATAAGATGAAAAAAGAAGAGATTCAAACTATTTTATACACAATCAAAGAAGGAGACAGTATTAAGATCAAAGTACAAGACAAAAGTGAAGAGATAAGACTGCGGGATCATGTAAGAAGAGTACAGAAATACGGATACAGATTTTGTTTGTCTCATTTACATGATGGAATTTTCTATCTGGAGAAGTTAAAAGAAGGGGATAAGGATAAATACTATAGAGTAATAAACAGAGGAAATGGAAAGACCGGAGTATAACAAGCTACGTAAAATGGCTAAGACTACTCCAGGTCTGATAGTGGACGAGGCGCAAAACATGATGTGTGTATCGCTATACGATAATGGGGAACTTAAGAAGGTGGTAGTAGTAATGAAATGCGATTCTTTTTTACAGTCAAAAAGTAACATAGAAAAGATAATGTTATTATCATCTTCTATAGAAGATAGAAAAAACAAAGAAAAAAATAAAACAAAATCAGAAAATGAACAGAATAACAAAAATAAGAGAAGAAATAGGAGAAAAACAGGTTGATTTAACCTTTTACGGGCGCTTTTGCAGCCTTATCGAAGGTGATAGAAAGATAATACTAAGAGCGATAAAAAACGGTCGTAAAAAAGGCGTAATCGGAGCCATTCAGCCTGGGAGACATGATAGAATTTGGACCACATGGTCTATTGCTTTTGATGATCTGAAGGTAGGGGATACGGTAGAGTTCAGTACATCTGGAAAATACAATCCCGGATTTCATTCTACAGAAAAGTATGTAGGGTGTGTAGAATGGATAAAAGGATCGGAATGTGCGATAAAAACAGGTAAGGGGATGGCAGTAGTATTAATTAAACACATAGAAAGGGTAGTAAAATAATGGATTTAAGGATGTTTATAGACCTATTTCAGGAGATTGAGGTAGAAAACTTGTTTAAAGCGTTAGATTTATGTATGGAATATGTAAGATTAGATTTACATGTGTTTAATGTAGGAGCTCATGTAACGTGTTCATACAGCAATGATCTTGAATCTCTTTCACAGGCAGAAGGTTGTAATGTGAATATGATAATAGAGGTACCCTACTTATTCGAAGCATTCATGGAATATGCTTCACCGGAAATGAAGTTGTATTATGAAAAACTAACAGAGATAGTATAATATGAAAGAAGAAGTAGAACGGATAAAGAAGTTGGTAGGCATAGATCATAACAGATGGGAGCAACCTTGTACATGTGATAAATGTAAAAACATGTGTAAAGTTCCTTGTATTGGTACGCCAAAAGACATAGAGGCTATCATAGATGCCGGATACGCTGACAGGTTAAAAGAAACAATGTGGATGGTAGGGTATCTTGCAGTGAAAGAAAAACCAATAGCGATGATCCAGCCAACAGAGAAAGACGGGTGGTGCGCATTCCGCCAGCCGGGCGGTCTCTGCGAGCTGCATGACCTCGGACTAAAGCCGACTGAAGGAGTTCTGGCTTCTTGTAAGGTGGTTGAAGAAGACGATATTCCGACATACGAAACATCCGTACTTAGAGCAGTAGCTCACGAGTGGGTTAAGGTGGAGAACTTTGGAAATGTAATGAAGGTCGTTTTTAAATTTTTGCATGAAAATGAACGTAGAAAATAAATTAAATAAAGTGGTTAAGATCCTAAAAGAAAAAGGATTCGTAGTATATAGAAAGGGCGGGAAGGAGCCAGGTGTATTTTATGCCAAAGAAGGTGACAGCCGGATAGGATTCGTTTATCCAAACAACGGATATATATACGACAGGATAAAAATGTGGTCTTTTTCAAGGGTATATAAACCACATAAGAAAACAGGGTCTTCGTGTTTAATGTGTGTCAGCGACGAATTTACTATAGAAAATGCGATTAAGAGCATAGAAGATAGACTGTGGGTAAATTATATAAAAGACGGTAACAGAAAACGACCAGAAGAATATAAAGATATAAGAGAATTTGTTGGTAGCTTCACTAAATTCTACAGCTCTGTAGAATTAGTTGAGGTTAAGTAGTTTTCCATGCGAGTTAGTTGCCGGCACTGGTCTGTGAAGATAGGTGCCGTTTTTTTTATTCAAGAAAGGAGGACAAAGATGGAGAAAATAAGAATAGAAGTAGACAAAGTGATATTATACTACATGGATCGGGTAGACCCTGACGGGAACCTATACCGGTTCTATGTATATAAAGACATGGCATCTGAAATAGAATACTTTTGCACGGAAGAGGCAGGTAATATGACTATACCAATCGGAGAAGGAAAGTATATTGAAATCGTGCCAAGGGAAATAGTAAAAATACCAGTAAGGGGATACAGAAGGCTTGTTGGAAAATGGAATTTTGAGACATGTCAGGGAAAAGGTTGGTATAGGATTTTTAATTATTTTAAATACAAGCCGGACGTATGTTATGTTAAAAGCATAGGGTATGATGAATATGGAAACACAAAATATGAAATATCATTATTTAATGCCACTATGAATGTGACAAGGTATTTTAATCTGTGGAGAATGAAGCCAGGAAAGCATGCTATGATAACAAACGGGTACAGAGCCTTGGATATTATAAAAGAAAAATTTGATAACATAAATATGGTGAGATATGGATCTAAATAAATTGTATAAAGAAATAGAAGAAGCAGAGGTCGATCTAAATACAAAAAGATTAAAATACATCAGAGAAGCATTAGCAGAAAACAATGGAATTATAAAGCTAAAATTTAAAGAGTTTAAAGAATTTAAAGAAACTAATGATGCGTTTGACTTTGATGATCAGTTTCCGGTGGTAATAGAAATTGATGGAATTTCTATGTATTTAACGGAAGTGTATGTCAAAAAAAACGATTTTCGTGTAGTCATGCTGGATTATACTGATATGACTTTTTTCGATTATAATAATCCAGGGGAAAATGAAGAGGTTGCTTATTTTATTAACTATTGCTTAAATCAAGACAAAGATGGGGAAGAGTAGGAAAGATTATAAAAAGTATCTTAACTCCATATCTCCAGATGGAGACGATGAGAGATGGATTATTGGAGGGAAAAACAGGTATTGCGGTAGAGAGAATTATGGTACTATGATCAAAAGGTATGATCCTGTTGGTTTCAGTGTAGGATACAGGGAGTGGGTAGAGCAGCCAGGGTAAGGAGGCGCCCGTCCTGCTATGAGGCCAGCCTGGCTGTTTGTGGCCAGGATCATACATTAATCAGATAGTGAACAACGAAAACAATACAAATCGGTATAACTTACATCTAAAAACGTAAATAATGAAGCTATTATATATAGTAGAATCAGGAAACTATAAGTATCTCGTCTTCGACGAAATGCCTGATAAAATTAGCACAAAGTACGGAGATGATACCATTATTGGAAGAATAGGAGGCATATTCTATGATTTCCTTGCAAAGAGGAATGAAAGAAGAGAAGCTTTCGGGGGCAGAAAGTTCGATATTGTACTTGACAACGGAGAGATAGAGAAGTGTGAAGGGCAATGGTGGGATGCGGTGACAGATAGAGCCAGAGAAGAATTAGAAAAAGAAGGAAATTCTTTTTCTGAGATGATGCTTATTGGCATTTCTTCAGTAGATAGATTATTGGATTGCTATGTGTATTGCGGGCTATGGGCATCCAAAAGCAAGATTGAAGAAATGATAGCTAATTACAAAGGTCGTATATATGAGTATTACGAATTTAAGAAAGAGGTCATTAATAAGATAAATGAGACCCGTAGAAAATCATATATTCAATCTTGGAAAGAACAGATAATACGATCTGGGATGAGGCCGAAAAAGAAAGACGTATTTGAGTCACCGGATGGACTGTATGTTGAGATGGTATATGAGAACAAAGCGTTTGTGCCATATAGACCTATAAAAGAAACCCAGGATTTACCTATAGATGCAAAGCACATACCACTTCTTACAAGGATATTTGGGAAGAATATACTTGCGGAGATAGGAGGAGGTAAGATATTTATAACTACTGGGAAATATGCTGTGAATTTTTGGTGTTGGACAAAAACAAAATAACATGAAAACGAAGATAGAAAACCTAAGTTTTATAGTCTTGATATCTTTCCAGTTTGGTATAGGAACAGATAAGACATATTCATCTGAAGCTATATCAGATTTGAAAAAAGGCAAATACTTCATAGATAAATGTTCAAGTAGAGACGTAATACCTTTAGAAGAAAGTGATAATGGGTGCATAGAACATAATTATGTAGGGCGTATCAATTTAGAAGGACTAAATAAACTGTTATGGAATTGGATTTATCCAGACAGCATAACTAATACAGGTGGAAGTATGACTCTTCAGTATGGATTATGTGAAGCCATCATGTTTGAAAGAACAATAAAACAAAAACATGGCGTAGATACAGTTCTTACCATATGCAAGATGAACAAAGCTATAACGGGGAAGAGTGACACGTATCCGTTGCCATACAGATGTCAGATAGCAGAAGGAATGGCGGGGTATTGCACATATAGCGCATGTGTGACTCCTGTAGAGAAAAAGGATGAAGAATATGAATTATGTGAAGAGGTTTTTGATTTCTTTGAATCAATACAAAAACACCCATGTTGTGATTGGGAACAAGATTTTGAAGAGTTCTTTTACAACGATAATGATTAGGATATGACATTCAAAGAATTTATGAAAGAAATAGGCTATGACCTGATAACTACCTTTTGGGAAGATTTCAGCATAGCCGACAAGTATGGGGTGCCGGGTGTTAAGGATACCTATAAACGGGCGTTTAGCGAATGGAAAGACGATTATAAGTTCTTCACGGAATTAACGCTTGTATTGAATCACAAAATCTGGCAGCATTATGAAAGCAATCGTGAACTGGCTGCGCTGTATGACCGGTTGTGGCGAGAAGCTGATGAGTATGCCATAGATAATTTCAAGGGAGAGGAACTTGATTATTATTACAGAGTAACAGATTAAAAAAAGTGATTATGAAAAACACGATTGTAACAGATAACTTGATAATATTCAGCGACAGATTTGTCTGGAAAAGATTATCCAACGAAAAAGCCTACAAGATATGGGTGTCGGAAGAAAATGAATATTTTGAGTTATACAAGGTGAGAGTAGATGACGAGTCCGAGTCATTGATAGAAAGTTTGGAAGATTTACAGGATGCCTTTAAACAGGGTCATTATGTATGTATAGAAGTAGGCAAGCTGCCATATAACATAGATTTGAATTACTTACGAAATCTACAAGAGATGTCGGCGACAGCCGTGAATGATCTAATGGGATTAAAAGAATGTAACAGGGAAGAGGCATTTAACATCATTCAAGAGTGGGCTAAAGAATTTACAGAGGAATATGAGAATTGTGATTTTGATGGATCATACTATGATGAAATAGATGCATTTATCGAAGAAAAATTAAGAACTATTTAAAATATAAAGACATGGAAGACGATCTTATTACAACAAAAGAAGTAGGTGATTATCGCATTAAAGTGTATTATTGCCGTGATTCAGAATGCCCTATAACTAATTGGGGTTTGTTTGGGTCATTCTTTTTTGAATACTCTGATATGCATCGATTGCATGATGAATGCAATTGGAAAACTTTCTTCTACGATAACAAGCATAATCTTAGAGATGTTATTGATGCTATTGTAATGAAGCATATAGAACAGAAAGACATTGTAAAATATTTAAAGAAAGGGGAAGCGAATGGGATCTCATTCACATACAACAGAGGTGGCAATGTATGGGAGTTGAAGCATAAGACAAGTCCATATATAGGTCAAGAGTTTTCACCAGGTGATTTGAAGGACTTTGATTACAGAGGAGAATTAATAGAGGATCTGGATGATGAAGACCTGTTAGATATCATATCCAAATATGGAAAAGATGTGGTGACTATAGAGTGGTCAACAAGGGGTTATAGTCAAGGTGATTATATAAAAGGGATAGCATACGTTACAAAAGAAAAATATGATAATGAAGTCTGCAACAAAGAAGGAGACTGGAAAGAAGATTGTGCCAAGATTATAGATAATGAGGTAAAGTCCATAGGTATGTGGATGTGGGGAGATGTAAAAGGGTACGTTCTTGAAAAGAAGATAGCATTTACCAAGAAATACAAAGACGAATCAAGAGAGGATGAAGATTGCGAAGAATGGGAAGAGGTTGATTCTTGTTGGGGATGTTACGAGGAGACAGATGAATTGATAAAGGAAGTCATGATAGAGAATGATTTAGAAGAATAGGTTATAATGGCTGATAGTGACGGACGCCACAGGAGACAAGTGGATAAAGTGCGAAGAGCTCCGGTTTATGGGAGATGCGGCCTGCTTTGTGTGGCGTAAGACTACAGTAGATGAAATTGTTGAACATTTTAAAAACAGATAATTATGGGATATATATGTACAAGATGTGGTGGAACAAATGTTGCCTGTGAAGCCATAGTAAATCCGAATACCGGAAAAATAATAGATTATTTTGATGGATCTTTCATGCATGCTATTTGCTCGAATTGTGAAAACGAGGTGATAATATCCAACATTGAAGAAGTCAAACATGAAATTGATTTAAGGTTTCATGAATTTGTAGAAAGAACAGGTAAGGAGCCCGAATACGTAGAATGTCAGATTGTATGGAAAAAAACAGGAGATGAGCAAAGAACGACAATAAAACTATCATTGAGTATCAACGATGATGATAATGATGATGTTTTTTATTATTGTAATGGAATAGAATCGTTTAAGCAACTTACTGAATACGGAATGGGAGAATTTATCGTAACATTTTGTTGGAGTTTCTTTTAAGAAACATATTTAATTATCATTTTAATAACATGTCTTATGAAAACACAAGAAGAATACGCACTTGAAATTGACGAAATTGTTCGCCGGGATGTAGAGAGCTGCCAGAGTGACTGGTTTAGAATCGACAAGGAAATATTTATGCAACCAGAGAACAAGAATAAGATATTTATTCTGGGAACCAGAAAGACCGGATGTGACTTAATAATATTAGGCGGTAGTAATTGCAATGAAATAACTATGAATAGAGTTTTCGGATGTCTTGGCAATGAAAACTTCTATGTATGTCAGCCACTTGCTTTTTATAAATCGTCGCATGAAATTAAGAAGGTAAATCCTTTGTATGCTTTCAAAGTGGCTACCGCTTATTTTAGAGAAAAAGGGATGATTCCGGTATTTGAAGATGCAATTTGTAAACTGATAAAGCCATGATAGAAGTAATAAGATACAGACTGCCCTCTTATTGGGCTTGCCCGTTAATCAATGATGATTACACTGGATTAACGGATGAAGAATGTGAGGAAATCCAACGCTTCTTGGAAGCAGCAGAAGGTTATCCGGTAGATGTAGACTGGGGAACGCAGGGGTTTTACCGTTGTAATGACGCAGGAACACTTCCCGGAGAGTGTGCAGATTTTATTTTTCATAAGTGTAATGATTAAATTAAAACAATATGGAAACTACAAACAAACTGTTTTATTCAGGTACAAAATTCTTTACAGAAAATGAAGAAGATTATAGAATAACAGTTAGAATCTCTTTGGATGATGACTGCAAAAATAACATATGCGACTGGAGCATAACAGCCGACGTTGACTGGAAAAACAAGCATGGAAAATATGAGGATTACTTAGGAGGCTGCTGCCATGATGAAGTTGCAAAACATTTTCCGGAATTGGCAAAATTCATATCGTTGCATCTTTGTAACCATTATGGTGCTCCTATGTATCCGGTGGAAAATGGCATATATCACGTTAGAAGAAGCGGTATGTCTGTGGCAATGGAGTATTTGCGTATATCAGAACAAGAATGCGTAGAATTATATAAAGCCTCTGAGGATAAGTTGTATTTCAAGTATATGCTTTTCAATCTTGGGATCGTGGATAGATGGAAAAGAGAATCAGAAGAACTTATTGCGGAACTTGAAAAATTGTGTGGTAAGAAGTGGGTTAATCCATATAAGCCGGAAGAAGAAAGATTTGTTTTAACACTAACGGACGAGGAACGATCTCTTATTGAAGAGCGTATTAAAGCCGGGCATTATTCCTCAGAAAATATAGAGAAACGCAGAGTGGAAGCCCATAAAGCAAAGATGGCGGCAAAACGTGCTGAAATTTGTGAGCGATACGATAAGAAAATCAGACAAGCAGAAGCAGAAAAGAAGATAATACTCTGTGTGTTTGATTATGGATTGCCAATTAATAATGTTATATATTATCCTCACACGAACACTTTATCTTTCAACTGGAACGATTATGGAAGAAAAATCACACAGGAAGAGTTTGATGATTTTGTGAATAACGTAGACCGCTCTCAGTTGCTGGAAGGAATCAAGTTTGAACTTAAATAAAATACAGGATATGGAAAGATTGAATTTTGAAACATTGTTTCGTGTCGTAAGATGGGATTACAATCGCTGCTTTAAGGATGAATCACTGGACAAGGATTTGTTCGTGGAAAAATATGGGAAAGTTATGGGTGAACATTATTATAACAAGTTTGTCCATGAATTTGACGGAAATATCCTGAAGATGGTTGGTTACTTCAGAGGTTCCAAAAAAGATGGGCAAATTTTCTGCGATATGATAACAGAACGTATTGAAAAATACGAAAAGAGAATATCATATGATAAAGGTAAGTTAAACAATTAAAAAGATACTTATATGAACAATTCAATGGTCGCTCACTTGTGGGCAAACGAAAAGCAAGAATTTGCAAATGGTAGTAATTTTTATTTTGAAGGTGAAAGTATTTACTCCTATGGAAGACATTTTGAGGTCGGAAGAATCGTGCGAAACAAGCGTGGAGAAAAGGCATATTTGATTAATGATAGATATTATTCTTCTTCTACAAGCAAACATCAATGTCATGTTCGTAACGCAATACCAACTGGCTCAAAGGTGTTCTATGTTGAATGTGATATATCATATTGTATCGGTAACATGCTCTTTGTTACCAATATGTTAGAACATATTAAAGATGCTATTGAAAAATACAAGAAAGCCAGAACCGAATTGTCTTATCGGGATGTTTGGGGAGTTTTTAAAAACATGATGGATTACATTGAGTTCTTCGATATGGGGACTCCTCAGCGTCTTCTTAAAAAGAGTGCAAACGAATGGCTTGGAGTTGACCATAAATTATCATGGAAATCAGATAAGATTAAACGCGAACATGTCCGTGAGTTGAAACGTATTTTCCAGATATTGTTGAATCATAAAACACTGGAAGTTCTTGGGACCGTTAATGTGATTGTAGATGAAGTTTGTGGTGAAGGAACTTATTTGAAATATCGGGAAAGAGTTGAAAAATATAGAATAAATATAGAAACAAAACAGGAAAAAAAGCGAAGGGCAAGGGAAGAAGAATTAGACAAATTTCGTAAGGATTTTTATGAAAGATTAGAAAAATGGAAGTCGGGAGAACTTAATTCCCTGCATTCGTATTATTTTATTGATAGCGCTGACGTAAATGCTTGGATGCGTATAAAAGGAGGAATTATTGAAACAAGCAAACAAATAAAAATCGGGATAGAAGAAGCCAGAAGAATGTGGCAGGTGGTGTCGCTGTTGCACCGGGGAGGCCCGTTCCGGCACGGTCTGGTGGAGGACGTCACCGGTCACCAGTGGAGTCTAAATCGGTACGAAAACGATATACTGACCGCCGGGTGTCATCGTATTGCATATAACGAAATGGAGAGAATAGCAAAACAACTGGGATGGGTTTAAGTAACCCATCTTATTTTATAACAACTAAAAACAAGAAAAATATGAAAAATTCAATTATTGTCCCGTTTGATTTAAATACGGCGAGAAAAATTAAAAGCGGAGAAATAGAAGGTTCAGTATTAATTGGTAATATTAAAATAGAATTTGTATATGAGTCAAAAGACTGTGCAGATCGTTATAATTTACTTTTTGTAAAAAAAGATGAATCTGGGATAAGTGCTATATATGCCGATACAGAAGGTCGTACTTTTTTCAACAACGATCTGGAATTGGAAGTAGAGGCTGGAGCGTATTTCAAGAAAGGAGATATATTAATAAGCACGCTTGGGAACCCATTTATATATAATGGTATTATTAATAGAGAAGGAGATATGGGATGCATATATGGTATATCGGCATATGGCGAGATTATATCTGAAGAAGTTCCAATATGGACAAGTGTGTGTAGTGAGGATAAATCCAAGTATGTTAGATTAGCCACAGAGGAAGAGAAAAAATCTTTTGCTGAAAGAATTGCTAATACAGAAAACCTTAAAAAAGCAGGAATAATAAAACAATATCTAAGTAAGTACGAATATTTACTTGACGGACAAAAGAAATACGATTTTAAGCCATTCGATCAAGTCTTGGTGAGAGCGAGCAATTTGGGAAATTGGAATCTACACTTATTTGCCAGAGTAAGAAAAGAAGAATATAAATATGAATGCTTGGGAGGTTTGAGATACAAAGAGTGTATCCCATACCAAGGAAATGAGCATCTTTTAGGAACTAATAAAAACAAATAAGATTATGGAACAGAAAATGGCAACAATACCATTTGACTTGGAATTGGTGAAGAAAATCAACAATGGTGAATATAATGGAACAATAGTGACATCCGGCAGAAATTTTAGAGTAGAGTTTGTGTATTATAAAGAAGAGGGAATGTATCCAATTCTGGGAGTGGTTCATACTGATCACGGTATAATATCGGATTGGTTCTCTTTTAATGGATGTGGCTCTAAAAATTACAGACTTGAACTTGAAGTTCCAGAATATACGACATTTAAGGATGGAGATGTGTTAAGTAATAAAGATGGTGATTATATCTTTATTTTAAATGCAAATGGGGAATATTTAACGTCTTTATATGCTTCTTTAAATCAAAATGGTATTCTTAACATAGGAGATGGTTTATCTGCTTGTAGAAATACTATAGAAAACTATAGATTTGCTACTGAAGTAGAAAGACAAAAACTTATTGATGTTCTTAAAGCGAGCAGAGAACCTAAAGCTAAAGAGTATCTGAAACGCTTCTTCGGGATTGAAGAAAAGCCGAAATATGATTTTAAGCCGTTTGACAAAGTGCTGGTAAGAGACGAGGACGATAAAGAATGGCATATCAGCTTGTTTGCAAGGGAAATTGTGGACTATTCTGATGGATTGTCTTATAAGTATGAATGTTCCAATGGAACATTATGGGACTGTTGCATTCCTTTTGAGGGCAATGAATGTCTTTTAGAAACTGCTGAAAATCCAGAAAAATGAAAACGGTAAAGTTATCTGATTTTTCTCCTTATGACAGAAACAAAGGAGGAATACAAGAATTGCATCATAAAATTGAGTCCAAAATACTTCAGTATTGGGGTGGAGATATTGGTATTATTGTCGGCATCACTCCGATATATAAGAGACATTTGTGGAGCGAAGAAGTAAATGTTATAAATGATAAACAATAAATATGAAAACAATAACATACGAAGGGGTGCAGCATGGAGACTGGGTGAGATGTGTCTTATGTGGGGCGCAAATGCTTCTTCCATGTGGGGCAGATAAATGCCCGGAATGTGGAGAAAATGGCACTTTAAGATGGGTCGACGAAGAGAGGCAGGAAATAGATGCCAAGGGTCTGGATTGCTTAGATTATGTAAGAGAGTTGAGGGTAGATGATTAGGTGATTATATACCAGTTTACACCAGTACATTTTGACGCTTCACAGCTCCGGCTACCGCCGACAACTCCACGTCCCCCTCCCGGTTCACCACCGGTGTCTTGTTAATATTTTCTTGGGTTAGAAGATTCTTCTTTTCTAACCCAAATCTTTTAATGTTATTCGCTGCAAGTAAATCACGATCATTGACGGCGCCACATTCAGGACAAGTCCATACTCGATCCGATAACTTAAGATCACGATGTATGTATCCACATCCGCACATCTTAGAACTCGGCTCGAATCTACCTATCCGAATTAAATTAACACCGCGCCAATCTGATTTATATTGCAGCATCCTGAAGAACTCGCTCCAAGATGCAGAAGCAATACCCTTAGCAAGGCAATGATTTTTCAACATACCTTCTACATTAAGATCTTCGATGATAATAGTTTGGTTTTCACTTACTATCTTCTTACTGACCTTGTGTAAGAAATCTTGTCTACGGTTTCGAATCCGTTCATGACAAACGGCAATATCATGTTTTGCCTTCTTGTATCGGTTGCTTCCTTTATGTTTGCGACTAAACCTTCTTTGCAAGCATCCTAATCTTTTCTGCACAGATTCCAAATACTTCGGATTACTAAAAACCTGCCCATTGGATAAGACGGCGAAATCCTTAATTCCCACATCAATTCCTACTGTTGTATCGGAATTGATAGCAAATTTGTCAGGATTAGGAATACCGTCATCTATTAAGACACTTGCATAAAACTTACCGGTTGATGATTTAGATATTGTTATCGTACCAATCTCACCTTCAAAGGACCGATTGGCAAAAAACTTTACCCAACCAATGATAGGAATCTTAACTCTGTTATTTTCAAAATCAAACTTAACAGAATTGACATTCTTAAAAACGTTCTTATCCCTATGTTTGGATTTGAATTTGGGAAATCCGGTATGTTCTCTAAAGAATTTGGTGAAGGCACTATCCATACAGCGTATAGATTGTTGCAAGCATTCATTAGATACTTCATTTAGCCAAAGATGGTTCTCATCTTTTTTGAGTAATGTTAGCTGCTTGCATAAATCAACTGCTGACAAAGATCTTTTTTCACCCTGATAAGTTTTAATTTTCAGATCAAGAGCCCAATTATAGACATACCTACAACATCCAAATGTTTTCTCCATTTGGACAATCTGTTCCGGTGTAGGATCTAATCTATATTTGTAACCTTTAATCATTTCCTTATCAGTTTTATGATACAAAATTACGTGATTAAAATAAGATATATACTATTTTACTTTATGTTCTACAACATGGTTGGTATAATATTGTATATAACTACCAAGTAAAATTTATTCAAAAATGTGCATGCGGGGCGGTCACTATCAGATTTGATAATGACCGCTGAATTAAGTAACATAACTAAGAATTGTAAAATATAAAAAATATGTATGAGAATATTTTAAGCAACATGTTAGGATGTCAGACATATTGTATATCAGACAGTCCCTCGAATAGATACTGTCTTATTGGACCTATTGAGTGCAATGAGAAGTTAATAGAAGTGTTTAAGAAGGGGATAACAGTAAAACTCAAATACGTGGAAAAACGGGTCCTGGATGCATTTACGGACAACGGAATCGACCTGAGTAATTACACTCATTGTATTATTGTGAAGCGGAATTTTTATCTCGCTTGGTAACGGCAAAACATAAACAATATGAATAATTTTGTAATAGATACTCCAGATAATTTCTGGCAAATAAGATGGCTTGACAAGTATATGGAAGGCCACAAAGGATTCATAGCTGGTGGATGTTTTAAAAATATCCTTTCCGGAGAAAGAGTAAAAGACATTGATATTTTCTTTGAAAGTGAAAGCGATTTTCAGGAGGCTATTGATTCGTTCAATGATGAAAAACATCAGAAAGAAGGATGGAAATTTAAGTACAGAAATGAGAAGGTATGTGCGTTCCAGAAAGAGGGAGAAAAGGTATGGATAGAGTTCATAGAGTCAGAGTTTGGAAAGCCGAAAGAGATTCTTAGGAGCTTCGATTTTACTGTGACAAAAATGGCTTACTATAAGGAGCCCAAATACGAAGAAAAAGAAGATGATTATTTTCCATTCTCATCTGCAAGTATAGTAGCATACGAGTACAAACTACTCTATCATGAGAAATTCTTCGAACATCTTCATATGAAGAGGCTGGTCATTGACGAAAATATTCCTTTTCCAGTAAGTACATGGGAGCGCTCATATCGGTATAAAGGATATGGTTACAATATGTGCCGGGAGACAAAGAAAAAACTTCTACAGGCTCTTAAAGGTGTAAATGTAGAAGAGGAAGATGTATCTTTGTACACTACTGGAGGATGGGATTAACCTATAAAACAAAATTGCTTATGAAAACATTAGAACAACTTAAAGAATTAGCATCAAAATGTTTAGACGGTAGAGATTTTAACAGACTGGCTAAATTTATCCCATATAACATGATAAAGGATTTCGGTATGGAGCCGAACGAAGAATACAATAACGAAGAAAGGTGGAATAGTACTGTAGTTGAATTTACCAGGGAGAATGTTTTGAAACAGCTTGAAGAAGATGTAAGATTCGGTTTTGAAAAGGCATTAAATCAGAGAGGAATATCAGCCAGTTTAATGTTTGAATGTGTAATGATGTGGAACTACATCCTGGAAGAAGGTCTTGAAGACTGGGATGAGGATGATTATAGATTTTACGGGCTACCTCTATTTAAAGCTACGGCTGTAAAATACGGATGGGATAATCCTATAGGGGAAGACAGCGGGAGAGAAAGAAAATATGATTCACAGTATTAAATGGGCATATCATGAGCACAAGTAAAGAATACAGGGCAGTAAGGAACTGTATATTAAATGAACTTCACCTTACCAAAGAAGATATAATCAAAAACATAGAGCCGTTATTGGAGAAACACGTAAAACGGTACATGGTTAATACATATGGAGGTGACAACCAGATAGAAAACTGGATCAGATGCATGGTGAATGATGAACTCAAACAAAGAGATCATGATTTTATAAGAAGAGCGTGCGAGAATGTCATCAGGAATCATGTATTAAATGAATTGAATATAATCGTAAGATCCAAAAGTGAGAAATGTACATGTGAAAACAGAGTACCATCCGAAGAGGATAAGAAAGAGTCAACTGACGGACTGTATATAATCTACGAAGACGGACATGCAGAGCCGTTTACCGGCGATAACTCCAAAGATTGTGTACGATACATCGGGTTGAAGCACAGATACATGTCATTTGCAATCTCACTGACGGAGCATGATATCGTACAATTGCTTGACGATGATAGCCGTGAAGAATCCGGAAGTGGGACATATTACGAACGTGAATGTGATGCGCTGTTTGACATTGACGGACGCGGCAATACGGAACGCCTTGTAGCCAGAAATCCAAAATTGAGAAATCTGCTGGAAGATGGCGAGTATATACCATCTCTTGGTCAATTAAATTTAATGGCCCATTATATGAACGAACTAAACAAAGCATTCGCTTATGTTTCGGCATCTCCCCTCTCCTCGACGTGGTATTGGTCCAGTACTGAGAGCAGCCAGGCCGTCGCGTGGTACGTGGTCTTCTCCAGTGGCCTCACGGGCACCGGCAACAAGCACATCGGAGACATGGTTCGGGCGGTAATTGATTTTTAAAAAGGATTACAATGATAACATCAGTAAAAATAAAAGACAATACAAAAACTCCTTTTGAATACGTTTCTGACATAGAAGCGTTTGAAAATGGTAGAGAATTTATTTTCAAGCCAGGAGTGAATGTGATTGTAGGTAAAAACGGTAGTGGAAAATCAACTTTGCTTAACATCATATCAATGTATGCGTTATGTGAGAAATCCATGTGCTCTGAAATACCGATCGAGGCACTGGATTTTCCACCTATATTTGATGATGATGACAAGGTTCTTGATGGGATTGACATATCATCCGATTATGCAGGGAAAGTATTCCGTTTATTGCCATCGGCGGAGATGAATCGAGATAGTGTATTGAAAAACATCAGCAACTTAGATTTGTATGTGAATAATATTAGAAGATCTTATGGAGAGAAAGTGGTGTTATCATTGGAATCACTTTTCAATTTAATGTTCGGTCAAAAGGATTATACGTTTCCAATACAAGATCTTGTAGAATACAAGAAAAAATCAAATGCGTTTTGGATTAAAAGAATTGATAATCTGTTGAAGTATTATAAAAGAAATCGCATAACATTAACAAAAAGCAGTTTTGAATACACGGTTCTCATGGATGAGCCAGACAGGAATCTTGACATTGACAATATAATGCAAATTTATAATGTATTGTCATTCCATAAACCACAAACACAAATTATAGCCATAGTACACAATCCGGCATTGATTTACAAATTAAGCAAATTAGATTGTGTGAACTTTATAGAGATGACAGAAGGGTATCTTAGTAAAACTTGTACATTTGTGTCCAACTAATTAAAAGTGATATGAACTGGAAGAAATTCAAAGAGGAAAAACCTTCAGAGGGAGAAGAAGTGTTGGCTTATCATCCAAGTTGGATAGATGAAGATTTCAACCCAAGAGGTATAAGAATAGGATTCTGGAATGGAGGGGACGATTTTAAATCGGCTCATTGGTGGGATTATCAAGATTGTTATGTCACAATCTCTCATTGTGATTGTGATGATAATTCTCTTTTCAGTGATAGAATAAAAAACAGCATAGAGCCAGAGTTGTGGATATCACTTGATGTTATTACAAATTACTTACCTGATATAAAACAAAATCACTTATCACAATGAGCTATTTTATATTAATGGGAAGAAGAATCCCCAAGCAAGCCATAACAGGCTTCAAATTTCAAAATGAAACAGATAACATTCGTCCTTTCTTGTCAATCAGGATAAGGGGAAAGGACGAAATTATACCTTTCAAAGATAAAAAGGAGATACAGTCTGTAAAAGCGCATCTGTGTTCTATCTTTTCTGGGTTTGTAAAAATAGGTGACTGGTATCTCAAGATGTCGGAAGTTAAGGAATATAAGCCGGTGACCGCCGAAGACATGAACCCCTACATCTTGTTTAAGACATCTAAGTTTGGAAATATAAAAGTTCGTTTCCCGAAAGATGAAGATATGGATGCAGAATTATTGGTGTTAGATCAACTTTTTGATGTAGAATGAATTATTGATCATATTTTAGAAATCATGACCTGGAAAGAATTAAAAGACAAAATATCCCTTATGACAGAAGAAGAGCAACGACAAGAAGTTGCAGTATGGGGAGAAAATATGAATTTGATGAAAGATTGCTCCTTGGAGAAAACAAATGAGGATATGTACTACAACTCTGAATGGGATTATACTCGCGAAGAGAGTGAATTGGAACCGGAAGACAAGAATGACCCTGATGTACATAAGGTATATGAAGCAGGAATGTATTATATTTATTCGAATTGATTTTAAAAAGTTCTGATTATGGCAGCATTAACAACACTAAATATAACGGAAAAGAATGCTAACAACAGTTTGTCCGTAACTGTTAAAGTAAATGTCACCAAAGAAGGAGTGTTTACCACTACCTTGTCAAAAGAAGATGTGGACAAGATTCATTCTTATGGGATCAAATTACCTACAAACAGATTAGGCAATGAAGGATATTTTAATAGTATAGCACTTTCTGATTTGGAAAGTCAAATCAGGGAAGTTTTAAAGAGATGTTTGAGTTATAAAATAGTAGAAGAAGTGCCTATTATTAAGTATCAACTGGAAACGAATTGCATGTTTTCCTATGACAAAAACGGAAATATTGTCCCTAACCCCTCTAAGGAATGGACAGGAGGCGATGAAAATGGAGAATGGAGGGATGGAACTTCCCGTTTAGATGCCTTAAACACCCAACCTTTCGGTTTTAGTGTTTATGCAAAACCATTTCTAAAAAGAGTAATTGAATATGGAAATGGAGAGACAAAAGTAGAATACAGCAGGTTAAATACAGAAAAAGGAACCTATGCGCACTGGCTGAATTGTGTAGCAGGTATGTCATACAATCGATATAAGCCGGTAATGGAAGTGGAATGCAACGAATGCACCTCAAAATTATTCGTTGATATGATCAAATCTATTTGTAAGATAAGTGAACAAGTCAAGAGTTTTATCAATCCAGAACAAATAAAAGCAATTGCGGAGTCAAATGAACCGATTTTGCTTTTATCTAACAACTGAAAAATCATGAGGTATGTATGTGTTTTTATCTGCTTTCTGTTATGGCTTATTTTTACGTTGTTATTATCATTCACTGTCATAGGATTGGTTATAAGCGTGAGTGATGAATGGCAGGAAATGGGTGACAAAATAATAGATAAACTTTAATAAAATATGAATAAGAATATAATCAACAACGCTCAACTTTTAGAGATTAAAACTAAGATTAGACAACTTGGAGCAATGATGAATGCATATCAATGCAGGTTTGTGGTTTCTTCGGATCAATTGTTTTTTGTGGATGATGAATATGCTGGAACGGTTAAACTGACTAATCTTGATAATGGAGAATCTAACATATCATTCCCTTCATGTGACGATGGATTGATAATCAATCCAGCCGATAAGCATATTAAATAATTTCAAAACTAAAAATATTTAAATTAATTAAACAATAATAAGACATGAAACAAGATATAGAATTTGCTGTTCCTCTTTTTAAAGCTGGTGCAGAATGGCGCATTAACAGCGTGTGGCACGATGCAAGAGAAAAGCCAGACAAAGGGAAACTGCTCATTGTGGAGGATATTGACGGTGCTTATGATTTGGTCTATTTAACCAAGAGCAAGCCATGGGAAGAACTTTCAGAAAAGGATCATTATATGCGCTGGGCATACATCGAGGACTTGCTCCCATGCGAAGAAGAAGGGGGGTGATAATGAATAAAAAATTAAGAAATGCCATAAAGAAAGCAGAAAACAAACAAAACGAAGCGGATCTTGCACTGCAATCCATTTGGGAACATCTTGCTTTCTCAGGATTTAGAGATAATGAGCCTAATTTGAGCATGGCTTCAGGAAATGAAATCATACTTGAATGGAACGGTTCAGAAATGAATGCGAATGAGATTATAGACCGTATGGAATCAGTAGGATATATAACTCCCGATGATTTTATTGGAGGTTAGATTAAAGTATAAAATTATGAAAAGAGAAGATATTGAAAAAGCAGCAAAGATTTATCAAGAACAAGAAAAAGATCATGATATCTGGGCAGGTAAAGACTTAAGAAGAAAATATGAAAGGTTATGACCGACAGAGAACTTCTTGAAGAAAACAATAAGATGTTAAAGGAAATTCTAAGTTTTGTGAGAAAAGTTGATTCTGCTGAATACAGGGATCATCAAGACTTTATGGAATTTCTTAGAAATGTGGCAGCCGATATATGGGTTGAATATACGGAGCCCGAACAAAGAGGTAGATTGTTTAATTTAATAAATAAAAATAAATGAAAACAGTTTTTGATTTAAGCAGAGATGAGATTGTGTCATTGACATGCGAAGAGATATATCTGTATATAGACAAAGAGCTTGCTGGTAAAGGTATTCCAATTGAAGCTAAAAACTGGAATATAAAGAACAAAAAAGAAGTCGTGTATCCAAGAACTGGAGTTCCAGTATTTATGTTAAAAGATATCGGCATCGGTTTTAGAACCATAGAAGGTGCAACAGAGGTGGCTAATTTGCTTATTAAATATAATGCATTTAAAATGGAATCAAAGTTTCTGATAGGATCGTATGAGCAGTTTTGGATCATAAATGGAAGTGTTTGCCCAGCCATTACAGGAGAAGCGGGATATAGCAAGGAAGAGTTTGATAAGGTAAACAAGGAAAACAAAGATCCAGAATTGGAAAGTATAAATTCTTTCAATGATACTGTGAAAAAAGCCAATGAAATCAAAGACAGGGTATTGAAATACGTGTACAACATAAAACAAGAACGTTCATACAACAATGACCTGGTTGGTATCTTTGAAAGGTATAAAGATATAGCAGACGGTGACATGGAGGTAGCTATGAATTTTATCAAGGAGGCCTATCCATTCAACGAAGAAACAGAGTCGTTTATCAGAAAAAAGTTTGACATGCCTATACCGGACGAATCAAAAGAGCAGTAATTAAGCTAAATTAAATCATTTTGAATCTTTTTTATTATCAAAAGGCATATCTTTGTCCAAAAAAACAAACAGAATGGAAGAAAAAGAGATAAAAGAAGCTATGATTGAAGCCCTGACGCACTTAGAGGGGTGTAAGTATTTCGTGGCCACGATAGTAAATAATCGAGAATAATGCATAACCCATACAAATCATAAACAATTTGTATTGTATTATGCATAATAGCCAAAAGCTATTCCGATTATTAGCCTAAGTGTTGAAACAAACACTACGTTATTTAAGAATAGATAGTTACCTACGGATGTTTGCCCAAGTTCGTAGCTCTAAGGTAAGTGATTAAACAGTTCTGGTATTCAGGAACAGTGTTGCTTACAAAAAAAACCTTAAATAACATTGGCGATGGGTACTAACAGAGTTTCACTCTGACTTATGTTGAATAAAC